TAAGATTAATAAAGAAGATTATTATATATCAATAAATTCATATAATAATGATATTTATTATATAAATAACAATAAAGAAATAAAAAATATTGAAGATATATATCAGTATGATAAAGAAACTCAAAGTTATATTTCTGTAAACAAAGATAAAAAATTAGAAATAATAGAAAATGCTAATAATTATTACGTTAGTATTGAAAAATCTGAAAATGAAAAAATAGCTGAGCAATATAGGTATATATCTGAAAATGATTTTTTAAATAATATTTATTATATAAATGAAAATGATGAAAATAATTATATAAATATTGATAATTTTAATAATATTTATTATAAAAAATTAGATATAGATGGAAATATTATTTATATAAATAAAGATTATATAGATTTAAATCAAGAACCTTTTATAATATTGACTCATGAAGAAAATAAATATGAACAAAAAATTCAGCATTATTTTAGAAATATGTTTGATGATACAACTTTATATTTTAAGATTAATTATAATCAAAGAACTTATTATGTTACGCAATTTAATCTCATAACAAAAGAAAGACAAAATAGAGAAGAAGAATGAGAAATACAAAATATAAAATCTTTTTATGCAATTCAGCCAGATCATAATTATTGATATAATGAATATTATAACAAAGATTGAGAAAATGACATTACAGCTTATTTTATAGAATTTTCTTTTATTGAAGAAGGGCAGTGATTACCTACTACAATAGAATTTGAAATCTCTGCTGTAAATAATGTTGATTTTAATAAAGATGCAAACTTTGATAGTATTAGTATTTTGAATATTTATAAAAAATATAATGGAGATATTAAAGAAGGAATGTATCCTTATATTTTAAAAGAAGAAATTGATATGGCTAATCTTTATTATTATTATAGTGATGATGATACTAGAATTTATTCTAATTTAAATAATGAAAATAATAAAACGTACTATAAATTAAAAGATTTAGATAGCTATATTGAAATATTAGAGGGAAATAAATTATTTTATTTTAATGAAGAATTTTTAACTTATATTCCTTTAGATCAAACAGAAATAGAAGGAGATTTTAGAAAAATAACTGTTCCAAAAACTTTTTCTGATTATAAATGAATAAATTTAAGTGTTTGAGGTATTAATATTCCAAACGGAGAAGGATGCTTGGGAAAAAAAGTAAATTCAAATAATTATGAATTTATTTCTAAAAAAAATATTACTGATAAATCTGAATATATAAAAGAAAATAATAAATATCTTTCTGTTAATGATTTTAAGTATATTTTTATAAGAGGTAGGGATATATTAGGAACTACATCCTTTTTTGTTTCAGTAAATACAATTATAACTGCTAAAAATGATGAAAATAACTATTGATTATTAGAAGATAATAAATTTTATAATATTAACGATAAAGTAGTACGAACAACAGAAGAGTCATCTAACGCTTATTTAAATAAAACTTATTCATTATATGCAGGTAAATATATTAGCGAAATTGAAAAAAGTAATGCTTTCACAGGAATAGGTATAGATGATATAATACAAATAAACAATACCAGAGCATTTGATTTTCTTTCTAATAAAAGTTTTAATGTTACGGTTACTAATGCAAAAAATGAAGAAATAAAAACAGGAACAAGAGCAAGTAAAACAGGAGAAATTTTCTTATATAATAATAAATCTAATAGTGGATATCGAAATACTAATCAAGGGGATAGTTCTTATAGTGGAATTTTAGGTAAATTTACACATTATAATACAAGTAAAGAAATGGGTTTAATATTAAATACTGATTCAGTTCGTTTAATTGGTGACGATTCTACAAAAATTGAAAGTACAAAAAAAATTGAAATAGCTGCTTTAGAATTAGGTCCTGCTAAAAATAGTTATAGTATTTCAAATCCTCAAATTAGATTAATCGCAGGACAAAATAAAAGTAATGATAATAATGTATGTGCAGAATTAATATTAAATTCTTCATCTAATAGTTGAGGATTAAGTGCAACCAATCCAGGATCAAGATCTGCAAATCCTATTTTTAGAGTAAAAGGAAGATATGGTAGTGGTATTGGAATTATTCCAGAAATACTTAATAAAACATATAAAGAATATTTTGAAGTAAATATGGATCAAGCAATTTCTAATGGATTAAGCATTCAAGGATTATACGCTGACAATGTAACAAAAGAAGAAGATGAAAAGAATAAATCAGGTATTGGATTATATGTTACAAAAAATATTAAAGCTAGAAAATTTATAGGCAAAGATTGAAATAGTATTTTTACTTTTACTCCTCCTAATAATAAGAACCAAAAAGTATTTGGAAGTAGTACAACTATTTCTGGAGTAGGTGGTTCTGGATCTTTTAATGTTCCAATTATTACAATAAAAACAGAAGGACAACCTGGCATTACGACTGGAACTGTAAGTATTAGTATACCAAAAGCTCAAGATATTTTTGATGCTATAGAAGATTTATTAGATAAAAAATATTTAACTAAGACAGATGCAGCTAGCACTTATTTAACTAAGACAAGTGCAGCTAGCACTTATTTAACTAAGACAAGTGCAGCTAGCACTTATGCAGTTAAAGGCCATACTCATAGTGGATATGCTTCTAGCGATCACAGACATACTATAAGTGCTAATGCGCTTAGAGGTACAGCTACAGTGGGAGATAAAAAAGGTTCTGCATCGGTTCCAAGCAGTAAAGTTACTATATCGTAAAAGGAGTTAAAAGGATATGAATAATTTACAATTACGTTTAGAATTACAAGTATCACTTCAGAGATGAATTGATAATACAATGTCTAATTATAACATTTCAGCAGCAGAAATGGAAGATGCTTTATCACGAATATTGATAAAAATAAAAGATAAAGTCTATGAAGATTACTTGAATGAACAACAACGGGCTTATCAAGAAATGATCAATGCATCTTCTAACCAAGAGAATGGAGAAATAGAAGATGTCTAATATTATTTCAAAAATTAAAGCAACAAAAGTAACAGAGCAAGATACATATAAACCAGAAATTATAGATATTGGTGTAAATAGTGATAATGTCGCGATTTTAGATTCAAATAATAAATTTTCATTAACTCAATTATATAATTATCTTAAAAGTTTTTTTAATAGTCAAATTTTTTCTTGATATGGAGAAAATATTCCTGATAGTATTAGAAATAACCTTATTGATTTTTATCAAATAGAAGAACGAAATAATTAAAAGAAAGGAGGATAAAATGGCAACTGTATTATCAACACTTTATCCTCCTTTAATTGGAACATTTCAACCAGCTTTTGAATATAATGATGGACCAGAAATTACTTTTACAATTTCTAATTATAATTCATATTCAAAAATAAACCACATTCATATTTCTTTAGTTAATCAAAAAACAAATCAAAATGCTTTTGCTACTAATGAAAATAATGCAGTACAAGTTCCTATTGGAACTTATTTAATTGATGGTATTTGAATTGTTCCATTTCAGGATGATTATTCCGGCAATATTTTTACTTATTTTGATATTGAAAATAATTTATATAAAATTAGAATTCCTAATACTATTTTAAAAAATAAATCAACAGAATTTGTAATTGACTATTATTATAAAGTTCAATTAAGATTTGATTGTGTTACAGATGAAATGATCTTATCTAATGGTGATTCTCTTAATAGTTTTAATTCAAGTTATTTAAATAAATATAGAAGTTGTTTCTCTGAATGATCTAGTATTTCTCTATTAAAAGCTGTTCCTCGTACTGAAATTCAAGTTACAGGTTTTTCTATCATAAATTCTAATGGACTTACAAATGCAAATTTAAAAAATAAGACGCCGCAATTTTCACCTGGTGTTATCCCTATTACTGGAAAATTAATGTTTTTTAAAGACGGTAATGTTATTAATGCAACAGATGCAGGAAAAGAATGAATAAAAGATTATCAAATTAAGGTCTATAAAGAAGAAGATGATAAAACTAAAACTTTAATTTTAGATAGCGATACTATATATCCAGATGCATATAGATTTAAAGAAAATAATTTAAATTTATCTTCTAAATCTCAATCCGATTATTGAACAAATAATTTCTCTTATTTAATTGATTTGACAGATGAAGATGCAGATCATGAATATGTATTAGATATTACTGTTCATACAAAGAATAATTTTACAGCAAGAGAAACATTTAATTTTAAATTAATTAATGCTCTTTTTACTCCAAATTGAGTTTGATCTTTTAATGAAAAAGAATTATCTTATTATGGAACAACAGTTAATAAAATTGTTACAGAAGAAGATGGTGAAATTAATGGAACAGTAACAATTCAACTTGGACTTGATCAGCAATCATTAATATATCGAAATGAACCTGGATATATGTTTATTCGCAGATCTGATAGTCTGAGTAATTTTAAAAATTGAACAATTATTAAGTGTGTCGCTTGTCCTAACCCTTTGACTCCAGTTGATTTTGTAGATAAAACTGTTGGTAGTTTAATTCAATATAAATATTCTGCTCAATATTTATGTTATAGAGGCGGTGTTCAAACTCCAGTTGATAAAAGTCCTACAATTATTTATCCTGATTTTCATGATATATTAATTAGCTCTGGAGATAAACAATTAGCAATAAGATATAATGGGCAAATTGGTTCAATGACTCCTACAGTTAATAGAGTAAAAATTGATACTCTTGGTGGCCGTTATCCTAAATTTGCGGAAAATGCAAAATTAAATTATAAACAATTTAATTTATCTGGTTTACTTGTTGCAGAAAGTGATTATAATAGAAAGTTTTTGAATGATTTAGATTATTTAGATGATATGCATGTTTATGATAATACTCAAAATGGAAGTTATATAATCCGCAACGATACTGTATTAGAAAATTTTGATATTAATCATCCTAATGGAACTTATACCAGCGATATTTCAAATAAAACAACTTGAATTGATCAAGAAAAAGAATCTACTCAAAAGAATACTAGTCATGATATTTATCCTATAAATAATTGATGATGGGAGCGAAAGTTTAGAGAAGAAGCTATAAAATGATTAAATAATGGAGAGCCTAAACTTTTTAGATCAATGACTGAAGGAAATATGATAGTTATGATTGATGGAATTTCTTTAACTCCTAACGCTCAATTAGGTAGAAGAATTTGAAATTTTTCATGTACTGTCTATGAAATTGGAGATGGGTATGATCTTAAATTACTAGATGAACTTGGTATTTTTAATATACAAAATGAATATAATCAAAAAAATATAGATTTTAATGGAAAATATGATGATAATGAAAACGATGATTTAAATTTAATTGGACAGACTATTACTGTTTTAAATCAACAATATCAACTTAAAGCATTAGAAAATAATGCAGATATAGTTGAAAATATTATTATTGAAAATATTAATTTTTTATATCAAGGTTTAGGAAAAAATTATCAATATAAAGAAGATTCTATTTCATTACATGATTTAAAGATTGATTTTATATCACCTCCGCAATATTATTTTTTAGATGGAAATAATATTTTAAATAAATCTGATTTTTCAGAAAATGATAATGATTTTTATGAAAAAGCTGAATTAGGATATAAATTAACTCTTTATTATAAAAATAATAAAAATCAATCTACTCCAATTGATATTTTTATTGAATCTAAAGATGGTAGTACAGGTTATTATCAGATACCTTCTAATTTACAAATTTCTAAAATAATTTTATATGATGGAACTGTTGTAATGTTGAATTGTTATTTAACTTATGAATTAGATTATCATAATACAGAAATTCCTGATTTTTATTCTCAAGAAGAAACAATAGTTGGTCAAATTAATGATTATTGATCTTTTGGAACAAATATAGGTAATTTTATAAATAAAAAATATGAAGTATATAATTATAATGAAGATGATGATTATAAATATACTGAAGGATTAATTTATTGAAGAAACCTTAAAATTGAAAGTGATCCTTATTCTATTTATGAAATTAGTTATAAAGATGGTATTACTAATGTTATTCAAGCAGGTGAAAAAAATACTTATATAGTTCCAAGAACAGGAAATTTAATTTTACCTCAAGATTCTAAGGTTGCAAATTGTTGAGCAGCTGGTAAACAAATGTTTATTGTAAAGGATAACGATAGAACTCCTTTCTTAGATGAATGAGAATGTATTTTAGATAAAAGTGTTACAAATCCATATGAAATAAATGATGATAATGATGAAAATGAATATTGATATTTAATAAAAAATTCAGGAGAAATTGAATTAGATAAAGATATAAACAATGACTATATATTAGTAAAATTCTATAAAACAGAAAATAATTTTTATTTAGTTAATAATGATGAATCCGCTCCATATTTAACTTGAGATCAACTTAATGATGGTATTTTAGATATATATGATGAATGAGTTAATTTAGATGAAATAAAAGATAGTATTATTGAAAACATTCAAAAACCAGAATATAATAAAATATATAGAATTTTTGATCATAATCTTATTCCTTCTTATATGATTTATTATTTAAATCAAGGATGATATCAAATAAATTTTCTTGACGGCTTTACTGATAATGAATTTGATCCAAGAGAGGCTACAGTTATTCAAGCACAAGTTCCAATTTCTGGTATGATTGAATATAAAGCAGATGTATATAAGCAAGGGTGAGAAATTAAAAATGGAGAAGAAAATTCTACCTTAAATAATTCTAATGATAATAATTCTTAAAAGGAGGTAAATAAATGCGCAAAATTTATCCTTATCTTGAAGAATCTTATTATCCTAATTTAAATGAAGAATATGAAAAACAACAATTCTTATATTCTTTAAATAAAATTACAAATCAAAAACAATATGTAAAAATAACTTTATTAGATTGAGAAGAAGATCCCATCAAAGAAATTGATGGGATCATTTCTTCTGGTAGTATTAATAAAGACGGTAATAGTACTGTTCGTCGTTCTTGTAGTTTAGCTTGTTCTGTTGATGGCGGAGTCTATAATATAGATAATATTGAAATGGATTTTTCTCTCAATAAAAAAGTATTTATTGAAATTGGTATAAAAAATGTAACAGATAAATATCCTGAATATCCTATTTTATGATTTCCGCAAGGAGTTTTTTATATAGATGCATTTAGTGTAAATTCTTCTACTTCTTCCGCAGTTAATCTCAATTTATCTTTAAAAGATAAAATGTGTTTATTAAATGGAGATATTGCGGGACAGCTTCCTTCAACTGTTCAATTTGATACTATGACTACACAATTGGCAGATGGATCTGTTGTAGAACAAAAAGTATTGTATTACAATATAATAACTGAACTATTAAATCATTGAGGTGGAGAAGATCTTAGTAACATAATTATTCAAGATGTTCCATTAAGAATTCGTAAAATCGTACAGTGATGAGGTGAAAATCCTATATATTTAAAACAAGGTGGTTTTGATGTTTTAGATACGGATGATGTTGATACAAATTCTTATAATATGTCAATAGAAGAGCCGCAAGATAAAGAAAATTGATTTGAATATTCTAAAGGTGATGATATAGGATACGTTTATAGTGATTTTGTTCCAACAGAAGAATTAGTAGGAGCTGCGGGAAGTACTATTTGTTCTGTTTTAGATACAATAAAGAATCAATTAGGTAATTATGAATATTTTTATGACATATTTGGTATTTTTCATTTTAGAGAAATAAAAAATTACTTAAATGAAACACAAGCTAGTACCATTTTACAGGAATCTAGTAATACGGGTAGACACGTAAATCTAAATGAGGGTCAATTTTTATTAGATACGGGATCTGAAACACAGTATTTAATAGAGACTATTGTTCCTAAAACTATTTATAATTTTGATTCAAATGAAAATTTAACATCTATTAGTGTAACACCTAATTATGCTAATATTAAAAACGATTTTATTATAGATGGTATTAAACAAAATTTTCAATCTGGATCAGAATATTCTTTAAGATATAGATGTGTCATAGATGAAAAACCAGAAATTTTAGGTGAAAATAATGGTAAACCTTATTATGGCGCTTTTGATAATTTAATTTACTATACTTATCCAGAAGAATATGATGGAACAGTAATTGCAGAAACAAATAAATTAGGATGTTTTCATGAATTTTGAGCAGGAACAAAAGAAGAACCTTATTTAGTTTTACCAAATGTTGGAGTAATGGATCAAATCTATAGACTTGAAGAAAATGGTATATCTACCTTTTGAAGATGAGATGGCTCATCTTTTCAATCAGTTTATTTAAATTTAGATGAAGATGAATTAGAAGAATATAATATACAATTTTATGCAATTTCTTCTGTTAAAAAGTTATTATCTTTATATAAAAATTTTAAATTTGAACAAGAAGAATTACAAGAAAAATATAAAGATAATCAGCGAGAATATCTTAGAAATTTAGGTATTTTAGAAAATGATTTTTTAGAAAAAATACAACATGAAATTGGTAATTTGTCTGAACGAGTAAGTGATTGAATTGAAAATAAAAATATTGATTGATATAATAATAGTGTAGATAATATAATTACAAAATTAAGAAATATTTTAATTGAAAATAAAATTGATCCAGAAGGATTAGACGATGAAGAAGATTTTTCTCTTATTACAACAAGAGAACCTATTCTATATAGCTCTTCATTAAAGGATCCACAAACTAAAGAATTACTTGGATTTTATTATGCGTACGATTGACGTACAGCTTTATTAATTTATGGATTACAAGCTAACATACATGGAACTGATCCAGGACCTTATTTTAGTGATTTAGAGTATTTTTGACCAGAAGAATATGATCTCCGCAGAGAAAATCAGTGTTTTTATGGAGAAAAGGAAAATAATTCTGTTTATTATAAATCATTAACGTCTGGAAAATTTTATTTTGATATGATAGACGCTAATACTTCTTCTCTTGGACAATTTAGTGTTCAAAACATAGGTCGTAGAATTAATGTAACAACTGACGATGAAGTTAATTGTTTATTTACGCCAGAAATTCCAAATCTTGTTTTTTTAAATATGGATAATCCAAAAATGAATTGATCTGATAATACTACAATTACAGAATTAAGAACTGTAACTGATATAACAGAAATGCTTAATCAACAACGACAAGAATGTATAGATAATGGTCAACCATATATTCAAGTTTCAGATGAAATATATGACAATTTATCTATAGGAGGGTATTTAAATGATGCATATTCTGCATTAAGATATGAATTATTTTTACATACTTCTTATCAAAAAGTTGCTTCTATAACTGCATTACCTGTTTTTTATTTAGAGCCAAATAGTCGAGTTGCATTAAGTGATCCAACAACTAATACATATGGTGATTTTATGATACAAAATATTAGTTTAACTCTTGGACCAGGTGCTAATCTATCAGCTACATTAAATGAAGCTTTAGAAAGGTTGTAAGGAGGTGCATAAATGGCAACTACTTATGGTATGGGGCAATATCGTATAAAACAAGGTGAAAATTATATAACTTTACTCGGAGAATCTATTTCATCAGAACATAAAGTAATAACAAAAAATGGGTATAATTATCAAGATATATATTTTAATTTAAATAATATTGATGAGGGTAATGGAATACGATATGGTGAAACTTATTTTTTAGAATTAACTTTACCTCGTCATGTTCAGTATGATACAAATATTAATATAAAAATTTGTGGATCAAATGGAACAGGTGAAATAGATACAGAAAATCAATTTCAAAATATAAAACAAATTATTGTTCCAAATTCTTCAGCTAATTCTGGTATTAATTATTATCAAGATGTTCTTTTGTATGAACGTGAAATTAATAATAATAAAGAAATTAATGTTGGAATTATTACTACACAAAATAGTGATAATACAATAGGACATATATATTATAATGGAGGAAAATATTTTTTAATTGATAACGAAGGAAGAATAGAATTGTCTTCTTATCAACCTTCAAAAATTTTAAAGTCTTGAAATATACAAAATGAGACAGAAACTACAATAACTTATAAAATAGTGTTTTCTCCTAAATTTGACAATGTTACTTATAAATACTTATATTTAGAAATAGATAGAAGTAAAAATGTTGATATAGAATATATAGGTAATGATAATAATACTTATAAAGGAATTTATATTGAAAATGCTAATTTAAATATTTATAAAGTCACTAATATTTTATCAAGTGGATACATTGGTCATAATTCTTTAAATCATATAGGAGTTTGAGGTCATCCAGAAATGTATTTAGCTATTAATGGAGAACAAATTCAAATTGGTAAAACTGGTTTTTATGAATTAGATAATTTTAATATTACAAGTTTAGGAGTTATTGTTAAAGATTCAAATATAGATAGATTTAGTATTGATTATGAATTTGAATCTCAAAGTTAAAGAAAGGGGAAAAATATTATGGCTTTAGAAAGTTTTTATGGTGGAAAGCCTGGCTATTCCCCTATTATTAAAGGTTCTTTTAAAAATATTGAGGCTATGAATACTGCTTTTGCAAATCCAGAATATACAGATATTTGATATGGAGAACTTTGCATTATTGCTTCTAATAGTATGTATGATGCAAATAATGGTAAAATTTTTAGACGTACTTTAAAAAAGCAAAATAGTTCTTCTTCTCAAAATTATTCTCTATATGCAGAATATTTAGGTCAAATAGTTGGTATGCCAGGTGGATTACCAAAAGTTGAATTTAATACAATTGATAATATTGATGCATTGGCTCAAACAGCTTTAACAGACGGAAAGGATATTTGATATCCTACGGGAATAGAAAAAGGATATGTACATACGGTAAAAACCAATGCTAATGATAGTGAAAATCCGTATTCTAAACCTAATCCTTTAAATGGTACACAGGCTATTGAATTAGTTCCAGGTGTAGTTAAGAATAATTTAGGTGAAATTATTGATTACAATGATAATTTTGAATATACCTGATTACAAATGGCTGATCCGCAATCTAATACAGCTGAATCAGATGGTACTAGAGGAACTCTTGAAATAGGATTAAAAATTCCTTATTTATATTTTGATGAACCTGAAATTGTTAATACTCCTTATTATGAAAATTCTACTATAGAAGAATCATTAACAGCTCCTGATAATCAAGTACATCCTTTTTATAAAAAATATAATTTTAAAATTGCAAATGGTGTTAATGGTATTGGAATAAAAAATTTAAGAATAATAGAAACTAATAAAATAAAAGAAAATGCTAATGACGATGATTCAACAAAAATTGCTATTGTAGATTCTAATAACAATGAATTTTATTATGACAATAGTACTGGTGGAATTAAAATAAAAGGATTAGAAAGTGAAAATGTAGTATATAGATATAAAAATTCTTTTACTTGTGATAAAATTTGAGTTTATGACTTAATTTTACCAAGTAAAAATGATAAACAAAATAATCAATGAAAAGAACCTGAATCTTATATTTGTTATGCAGGAGATTATATTGAATATACAGATGTTTCTTTAAATAATAATGGTACTTTAACTTTTAATAAAAACAATGGATCTAATATAACTACTACAAATAATATGAAGTGAATTACTTCTACAAATGTAGAATTAAATCCTACAAATAATGATTACGGAAAATTTACTATTAATTATAATACAGAGCATCCAGATATAATTAATCTACCTTTAGTAAAACAAATAATTGCTTCTAATAATCCAACAAATAATAAAAATGGAGAAGTAATAAATGTTGAATTAACTAATGGAGATGAAAGTTCAAGATCATTAACCTTACAAAAATCTATATTAAATGAACAAAATCAAATAACTTATGAAGATTATGTTTTAAAATATCCTAAAACTCTTGCAATTAGATCATGAAATGGAAATTCTGAAAGAGAAAATGAAAATTTTCTTTATCTAGATGCAACTTATAATGATAATACTACAGAAACAATAGGTTCAGTAGGAGTGTCTACTGTTACAAAACTTGGATCATACGTTGGTATTGGTAAAGAAGTAACAGAAAATGATGAAACTATAATAGAAAAAGATGATAATTATTTACCTGAATTTCTCCAAGATGGTAACAGTAACATTTTTTTAATTCACGAAGAATTAAGTATTAATGAAAATAATTTTAACAATGTTTTTCCTTCTTTTGGAACTTCTTAATAAAAAGGAGTTTTAATTATGTGAATTAAACAATATAAATATCCTTTTACTGATATCATTCAAAATGGAAAAATTATTTTATCATATCAAAATATTAAATTTGTTCAAATAGGAATAGAACATCCACATTCTATTCCTATTTTTCCATACGAAGAATTAGATACAAAAATAAAAATTAGTGATGATCTTAATCACAATGTTACACAACAACATACTTATAAAATAAATTCCTCAGATATTCTGGAATTTGGTGATTTAGATAAAAAGAATTTAACTATAGAATTAGAAAATCCAGAAGATCCATATACTATTATTACAATAGCTTATGAAAAGGAGGATTAAAATATGGTAAAAAAATTAACACGTAATTTTAGAAATCCAAATTATGTACAAGATAGTAATGTTGATATTGAACGAAATGAATTTATTCCTCTTTGAACTTTTGATGGCTCAATAATTAATTTAGACAATAATGTTAAAATAAAAAAAGAGAATTTAGAAGGAATAACTGATTTATCTGATATAGTTAATAGTAATAGTCAAACTTGATGAGATCAAGTATCAAGTCAAAAAAACGGATATGTACCAGCTTTTGGTATAAATACAATAAATCGTCTTTTATCAGTAAACGGGGATGGACAAGTAAGTTGAATTAATCCTACATATTCAACTCACACTCATACTATAAGTGTACAGCAAAAAACGCCAAATGTAATAAAAGATAATGATATAAATTTATCAGATGATCAAAAAAAGTTTAAATATATTTTATATCCAAGAGCAAATACTACTAATGATTATGTTTTAAATTTAGATAGATTTCTTTGTGAAGTATCTATTTCATTAAATATTAACAAGAATTCAACTCCTTTACTTGGTTCATAATTTTATAAAACAAGAATAAGGGTAAGATTAAATAATATGTATATTATAAATTATAATTAATAATGATTGAAAGGAGACGCTATTGAGTGAACTTAATAATTTATTATCAAGCTATCCTTTACAAGAATTAATTGTAATTATTTGCCTTATTATAGGCGTAGTTATTTCTAATTGAAAAATGTATGATTTTCTTCATGGAAAATACGAAGATGCTTTACAAAAAAGAGAAAAAGAAAATAATTGAAAAGATAATATATCTCAAACTTTAAATGATCTTAATTCTAAAATAGATAATCTTGGTACACAAAATCAAAAAATTTACAATAGACAAGAACAGGTAGATATGACATTGGCACTTGTTCAAGAAAGAATGCAAGAAAATTCAAGGTCTTTTTTAATTGATGCTCATCATAAATTTTGTTATCAATATAAAAAAATTGATGATTTGAATTTACAATCAATTGAACGTAGATATCTATATTATAAAACTGCGGGTGGAGATACATTTATAGATCATTTGATAGAAGAAATTCGTTCTCTTCCAAGAGTAACTGTTTTTACAGATGATATATAGTTGTACAGAAGGATGAAATGACAACTGAACTAGTACTGCAGTAGATGCCGCAGTTGCAACCGCACAAGTCGCAGTTCAAATACATGTTGATAATGCATTAATTTAAGAAACTATTAGTTCTTAATATCTTATATTAAATTTATGGGGAAAAAATTGTAATATTTTTTCCCCTTTTTATTTTATAGAAAAGGAGGCCGTATGCCTAAAGTTAGATTTTATAGAGGAAGCGATGGTGTCTCCTTACCTTCAATTCAAAATGGTTCAATTATTGTTGTTCAAAGAGAAGAAGTTGATAGTCAAGGTTTTCGTTGTGGAGATATTTATGTAGATATTGATGATGCTACAAGATTAAGAATTTTACCAAATAATGAATATAAAACATTTGCAACAAATACTCCAGAATTAAATTCAATAATTCCCGCGCAAGGTTATCTCTGTATGATTACTGATTCTGAAGGTCAACAAATTGGGGTTGTAATTGGAAATGGTATCACAGATTTAAAAACTTTAATTAATACTTCTTTAATTCCAAATATTGTCTATACTAATCATTTACCTACTAGTTTTTGAAATGATAAAATTAATGCATATATAGGAACAGATATACCTAAATATAATAATAATAGTTCACAGACTATTGGTCAAATTTTAAATATAGATAATAATAGAAGTGAAACCTTAGTTTTAACTACTTTATATTAAGAAGATGATAGTATGGTTGATAATACTACCGTAAATAATTTTATTTCTCAAATTATTCTTCCTCCAATAGAAGAAGGAGGAAATGAAAGACTTTATTTAATTAAAGACAAAGATGCTCGTAATAATATAGAAAATATTCAATCTAATTTAAATTCTTTAACTTTAAATATAAATAATTTAGATAATATTGTAAATAATATTCCAGAAAATTTAGTAACTACAAATGATTTAAATAATACAGTTTCTAATTTACTTACAAAATCAGAAGCTAATAATTCATATGTTAAATTAAGTACTCTTCTTTCTAATTATACTAATAATACTACATTATTTAATACATATGCTCATATTTCAAATGGTACAGTTGATAATGCCAATATTGATTATACAAGTGTAAATGGATTAAATAATAATTATGCTCATATTTCAAATGGCGTAATTGATAATGCTGATATTAATTATACAGATGTAAATGGTTTAAATGATAATTATGTTCATAAAAACATAGAAGGCATAGTTGATAATGCAAATGTTAATTATACGGATATTATAGGATTATCTGATAATTATGCTCATATAAATGGAAATAATAAAATTGATAATGCGTATATTGATTCTAATTATGTTGCAGGTTTAAGTACTAACTATGCACATGTAAAAAACGGAATTATTGATAACGCTAATATTAATTATGCAAACGTAAATGATTTAGCTAATCATTATGCACATATATCAAATGGAACAATAGATAATGCAAATATTAATTACACAAGAGTAAATAATCTAGAAAATAATTATGCTCATATTTTTAATGGTGTAATTGATAATGCAACTATTAATTATACAAATGTAAATAATTTAGAAAATAATTATGCACATATAAAAAATGGAACTATTGATAATGCTAATATTAATTATGCAAACGTAAATGATTTAACCAGTCATTATGCGCATATATCAAATGGAGTAATAGATAATGCTATAATAGATCAAGCAGATGTTACTAATTTAAATAGTCATTATGCACATATATCAAATGGTGTAATAGATAATGCATATCTTGATCAAGCAAAAATACTCAATTTAAATGCTAATTATGCACATGTTTCAAATGGTGTAATAGACAATGCTTTTATAGATCAAGCAAATGTAAATAATTTAGACGTACACTATGCGGAAATTGATATGGCAAATGTCAATAACGCATGAATTGAAAATGGTATAGTAAAAGACGCGGCAATCACAGATGCAAAAATTTTAGGAGTTAGTGCTAATAAATTAACTGCGGGAACCATTGACGCTTCAAATATTAATGTTATAAATTTACGTGCAGATAATTTAACAGTTACTAAAATTAATGGACAACCTGTAATTGGAGGATATTCTTTAGTTAATCCTTCTATTGAAAATTATTTAAATAAGAATCCGCAAGAAGAAGGATGATATGAGTTTTATAATAACTCTTACACTCTTACAAATGATACAATTGTAGATTCTAATAAAAATTATTATACCACTTCTGATTCTGTTGAATTATATGATCAAAGTACCATTGATCAAATGTTTGATGATATTGATGCTAGAATAGATTCTCAAATAGAAACTTGAACAGTTGATGAAGTTCCTACTTTATTAAATTATCCCGCAGAAGATTGAACAACTAATAGTGAAAAAGATCAACATATAGGTGATATATGTTATGTTGTTAATGCGGGAAGCAATTATGATGGATATACATATCGTTTTGCATATGACAATACAAGCAATCAATATAATTGAGTTTTAATAAAAGATAATCAAGTAACAGCAGCTCTTGGTCGAATAACAGATCTTGAAACTTTTGAAACAAATACTGCTAATTGAATTACTCAAACAGATTCAGGAATGGAAACTATTCGTCAAGAGACAACTCGTATATCAGGTGTTGCTACAACAGCTGCACAGGATGCATCTACTGCATTGCAAACAGCAAATGATATTCCAATTATATCTTTAAGTTCTACTAATGGAACCGTTTTTAAACAAAATGTTGGAGTTTCAACTGTTATTATAGCAACAATTTTTACTCCAGGAGGAAAAATAGATAATTCTACAACTCTTCAAAATAGATTTGGATCTACAGCGTATTTACAATGGGGTTGGAGGGATGTTGTTACCGATGCTACTCACATTATACCTAGTAACGATACACGAATTTTAAATAACGGTTTTGCATTTTTAATTAATCCTGAGGATGTTAATAAACAAGCCGTTATAACCTGTTCACTTATTGTTTAATAAGATTGGAGAAAAAATGGCTGTTATATACTCTTCAGAAGTTACTCTTACTGACTTATCTGATGCTGCGAATGTGTCATTAAGTGGTTATGCATATACATTTCCAGCAACTTATCATGCAACAAATCCTGCCGCAAAAGGAGGAACCTGTTCCTTTTCAGTAGATACTAGAATTGGAGCAACTCAAGTAGATTGTTCTGTAAATCCAGAAAATATTATTCTTCCTAGTGCGGGAGTTAGTGTTTCTGTTGCAAAAGCAACAGGTTCTTTTACCCCCGTTGTTACTGTTACAGTTACAAATAGTTTAACACAATCTGTTTTAAATACTCGTTCAACTATAACCGTACCAGTTCAATTTACTTATCAAGGAGAAACTGTAACTATTTCTAAAGACTTTTCTTTAGCATTATCTCCAGATGGTCAAAATGGTGCGGCTGGTTATAATTATTTTACAAATGCTGATGTTGAAGCTATTGTACGCTCAGAAGAGGGAGAGCTTAGTTCTACTGCAATTACTGTTTCAACTACTCGTGGTCAAACAGGAAATCCATCAGCTTATCCAGCTTATTATTGGTCACACTATACTACAGACGGTTCAACTTGAACTCAAATAAGTAAGTCAACTTCGGCAACTGCATCTGTTACTGTTACTATTCCAAGTAGTGTATATAGTACTGTTAAAGCAATTAGAGTTACTGCTCATACAGGTTCACCAACAGATGCTAATAAAGTTGATACAATAACTATCCCTATAATAGATAGTGGAGCTACAGGTCCGCAAGGAGAACCCGCATATACTGTTATTCTTACAAATGAATCACATACTTTTGCGGCAACTAAAGATCCGCACGCTTTAGCTAGTAGTATAGAGACTAGTGTTATTGCATATAAAGGTGGAACTAGAGTTAATGCTACTATTGGAACTGTTACTGGTACTGTTACTGGATTAACAGCTACAATAAAATCAAATACAAATGATACAAATAATCCAACTTTAACAATTGCAGCTACCACAAGTTTAGTTACTCAACAAGGAGTTCTTACTATTCCTGTAACAGTTGACGGTAAAACTTTTACAAAACAATTCTCATGAAGTTTATCACCTACTGGATCAGATGGAGCACAAGGACCAAAAGGTGACGATGGATTATCAATGTCTATCACAAGTAATAATGGTACTACTTTTAGAAATAATTCTGGAAGTACAACTCTTACCGCACATATTTGGCAATCAGGAGCAGAAATTACTGGCACAGCTCTTTCTACTTTAGGAACTATCAAATGATATAAAGATGGTGGTAGTACAGCTGTTGGTACTGGTTCTACTATTACAATTAGCGCCTCTGATGTAGCTTCTAAGGCGGTGTACGCAGCAAAATTGGAGGGATAATAATGGCAATAAAATGTTCAGCGGAAACTACTGTTACAAATCAAATAGATGCAACAGATTTAATAATGTGGTATTATGCCACAACTTTAACAACAAAACCATTATCTCCATCTACTACTAGTGCTAGTGCCACTCCTACAGGATGATCTTTAATTGAACCTACTATAGCATCCGCGTCAGATTTATCAAAATATATATATGAATGTTTACAAATAGTTTGAGGAGACGGTACATGTTCTTGAGGAGATGTTCAATTATCTGCGTCTTTTGAAGCTGCAAAACAAGCTTATAATCTTGCACATAGTACCGCTTCTATTTTTACCACTTTTGAACAAACTCATAATAAAACTTTAGTAGATACTGTAAATGAAAGTTCTTCTGCTATAACAACTTTAACAGAAAGCCATCAATATGGTGGAATTAATTTATTATCTAATACAAAATCAATAGATTCTTCATCTGCTCCTTATACTAATTCTAATATTAGTCTTTATTCAAATCAGGCTCCAATAGATGGTGAATCTTTTTATTATTGTTCAGGCCCAAAATATTTTCAAATTGATTTTCCTACATTAATTAATAACCAAAAATACACTTTATCATTTGATATAAGTAGATCTTCTGATTCACGACCTGTTTTTGTAAAAATAGATGAAACTGAAACTAATGTAGGGACTGCCGCGGCAACAACTTGAACAAGACTTTCTTATACTTTTACTGCAAGTGCATCTACTACAAATGCTCAAATTAGAGTAGCTTTTGATTCAACAAGTTCGACAGCTACTTACATTGCGGCAATTAGACATATTAAATTGGAACAAGGTTCTTTAGCTACGCCTTGAGAATATTCTAGTAATGATATATCTACATTATCAAATACTGTTAATACTGTTTCTCAGACTGCAGATTCTAATAGTTCTACAATTTCTAATTTAACTCAGACTCTTGGAACAAATGCTAATGGAACTACTAAAACAGATGATATTGTACATCAAGTATCTGATATTAGTCAAGATTTAAATGGTATTACTACAAGGGTTGGTAAAACTGAAATTGCATTAAAAGGTAACTATGCTGTAAGTTCTACTGCTAAAGGAACAGCAAATAAACAGGCTACAATTTCTCCAGCTCTTACTAATTATGAATTGGTTCAAGGAGCCGCAATTACTGTTAAATTTACAACAGAAAATACTGCGGCAAACCCAACTTTAAATATTAACTCTACTGGAGCTAAACCTATTAAAACCTATTCTGGTGCAGCTCTTAGTGAGAATGAATATAAATGAGATGCTGGTTCAACTATGACTTTTGTTTACGATGGTACTAATTGATGTATTCAAGATAGCACAGAGTTAACAAGAATTAAAAATAATGAAACACTTATTAATCAAACAGCAAATAATGTATTAATAAAAGCTACAGAGTCAGATACTACAGCAGCACAAGGTGGTCAGCATCTTATTCAATCTCTTATTAATGTTGCTCCAAATGGAATAAAAATTAGTGCAGATAAAGTAGATATTGAAGGTGCCGCGATTTTTTCTGAAAATGGTTATTTATCTCAAGATAATATTAATGCAATAAATAATGAATCTCAAACAATATATATTCAAGCAGTAAGTGGAACTTCTTCGGTTTCAGGAACTACTACTTGAGTAACAAATACAGGAGAGTCTGTTACTCAAGATGCGGCAAATCTTACTCCTGTATGAACAATAAAGCGTCCTATTTATAGAACAAATTATCCAGTATTATTTGTTGCAACTCAATATAAGACAGTAGATGGTACAGTTACTTGTACAACTCCATTAAAAGATGATACTATTACAGTTATTGATGCGGGACATATCACAACTGGAACTATTGATGCTTCAAATATTACTGTAACAAATTTAAATGCGGACAATATTACAACTGGTACAATTAATGGACAACGAATTGGCGTTGGATCATTGAGTCTTGATAAACTCGCAGAAGATGTTTATACTGAGACAGAAGTAAATAATATAGTTGATAACTTACAAACCCAAATTGATGGAGCTATTGAAACTTGAACTGGAACCAATATACCAACTCTAAATAATACTCCCGCAAGTGCTTGAACTACAGATTCTATAAAAGATACTCATGTTGGAGACGTATATTTTGTAGTAAATGATCAATCACAACAAAATGGTTATAATTATCGTTTTACTAAAACTACTTCAAATGGAACTTCCACATATAGTTGACAATTAATTAAAGATAATGATGTAACTAATGCTCTTCAAAGATTAACTACTGCTGAAGGTAAAATTGGTACTATTGAAACATTTGATTCTACCGTATCAAGTTATATGACTAATACCGACAACGAACTTTCTTCCATTAAGACCGCCGCAACCACACTTGAAGGTCGTGTTGATACAGCAGAGGGAACTCTCGCAACAAAGGTTGACACTACGACATTTAATACACTTAGCCAGACTGTTGAGGGAAATAGTAGTTCGATTCAACAATTGACTACTGAGACTACCACGTTAACTGAGAAAGTTACGCTTGATGCTCCATATACTCAAGTGGAGTGGGTGGAGTTTACTGGCAAGAACATTTGTCGCTTGGATTATCGACCGGGTGTTAATGGTGCATTTGGGTTTGAGATTGACTTTATAACTTACAATTCTTTTACCAGCACTTCATATCCGTCCATTTCCGACGCTAGAGCTACGAACGAAGGTAAAGCAGGAGTTATATTTGGCGTTCGAGGAGATGGGTCTAGCGTTGCGGCCAACTACGGACCTAAGTACAAGTACTATGCATTACAGACATATGCTTCGTCTGGATTTCTTTATGACGGTGGTCACCGCACTGTGGCAAAGATGTATACAGATAAGCGTCGTCAGCAATGCTCACTTAGAAATGGTATTTATACTGCTCCTGATGGTTCTACAGTTGATGTTGGCATACCGGCATATCAGCCACCTGATGATTTTATGTATGTGTCTGGATTGCATACGGCCGGTGGAACAAAGAATTCTAAGTTCGAAGCACCATCTGTAACACGTATATATTCATTAAAATTCTATAATGATGATGTTTTAGCTGTAAATCTTATTCCAGCTATTCGCAAGTCTGATAGTACGACCGGTTTGTACGATTCTGTTAGCGGAATATTCTATCCTTCGCACGGAATGCTTTTCGGTGATGAGGTAGGTGACCTTGGAGATTCTCCAGATTTATTGAATCAGTTGGCTATAGCCAATCCAGCATTGAGCGATCTTCGAACAGAAAACACCAGACTCATAACCGTTGAGAGTAATGATATTAAGAAACTTCAGGATGGTCAGCGTGTTAGCGTTTTGTTGAAGTATGCTACTGCTAGCGAAACTGCTGAAGCAGCTAATATTACAAACCCTGCGCTAAATCCAGCTGCCGGTAATGCAGTATTTCTTGCACTACGTGATCTTGATGGTAATCTTGTTGGTGGATATGAAAATCCAGTTTATTATAATTCAACAACTTTGCTAACAACTCATTACGCCGTTGGTATGATACTTCAATTGCAGTTCAGAATGAATGTTGTAATCGGAACAACATTAATAGCTCGAGGTTGGTTCTGCGATTCGGATTACAATACCAATACTAATGATACAGCTAGATACGTCCAATGGTACAACAACATCTTTGCTAAGAAAGCTCTTCGTAACTCAAGCATTATCGTTGGTGACGAGGATGGTTACGAGGAAATTGGAATAGATGTAACTTTTGATCTTGCATATCCAATATTATGGAGAACTGCGGCTCTTGCTATAAATAAGACCGATTATGCATATTCATGGACTATGTATGTCGACAGAACGTTAGCTACTTGCTATCCTGATGTTTCTGGCGTTAAGAATCAAATGTTATATTTAGTTGGCGAGCCAAATGCCGGAAAATTCACCATAAAGTCGCCGATGTTAACATTTGACACTCCGACTGAGCCGGATGGGTTGTATTATATTCCAATCGGCAAACTTGGAAATCAGTCTAATGGACAAAACTACTTATTCTTCTCGACAGCTCCTAATCCAACAATGTTTGCATTTATTGGAGATGCATTCCAGCAAGTGCAAGGAATTGTTGTAAAAACCACTGCAAAACTTAATGAGACCATTGATACCGTAGATGAGCATACTCGTAGAATTGGCTCTCTCGAAACTACAGTCGAAACTAAAGCAGATGGCTCTGATGTTACAACCATTAGTAACAGGCTCAACACTGTTTCTGATACAGTTGATAGCCATACTCAGTCTATCACTTCGTTGAATAACACGGTAGCTACAAAGGCTGACGGTTCTGAAGTTACGACTTTGAGTAACAACTTGTCGAGTCTTCAGCAGGATGTTAATACATACAAGACTACTGTTGCTAGTACGTATGCTACAAAAACGGCCTTATCTGATGCTCAAACTAGTCTGCAAGAGGCTATTGATGACAAAGCAGCATCTTCCGATCTTACAGCATTATCTTCTCGCGTTTCTACAGCCGAATCCACCATCGAACAGCATAGTAATAGTATAGCTCTAAAGGCTAATTCATCTGATGTCTATACCAAGACACAGACGGACGGCCTAATCTCCACAGAGGTCACCAACCGCAACGCGGCAATCACCGCGAAAGCCAACGAGATTACTTCCACCGTATCACAGACCTACACCACCAAGGAGGAGTTCAACAATCTTGAGATAGGCGGAAGGAATCTGCTGCTTAGGACAAGTTCCGAAGCATCGATTGACAAGTCGTACGACCAGATTTACGAGTTCTCATCGGTTGTGCATGATATGGAGTCTGGGACGCCAGTAGTCATGTCTTTTGACGCTAAGTCAACGCAAGCTCAGTGGATTGACCTATACCCTCGAAGTGCAAAGAGCGGAGGCACAGTTTATGCGAGGGCTAGCGAGGGATTGTATCCGTCTTTACACATCGTAGAACCTGATACTTGGTATCATTGCGAGTACAAAGGAACTATAGGACCCAATGCCGCAAACTATGCGTGGCTAACTTTACGTTCAAATTCGACAGAGCATGGTTCTGCTGCAGCACTGGGTATCGTTTCGATTCGCAACATGAAGCTGGAACGAGGCAATCGCGCAACCGACTGGACTCCAGCACCCGAGGACATCGAGACGCGCGTAACTACGGCAGAGACCAAGATTGAACAGACGGCGAACAATGTCCTCATCAAGGCCACGCAGAGCGACACCACCGCAGCACAAAGCGGCCAGCACCTCATTGAGTCCCTCATAAACGTGGCCCCAAGTGGAGTAAAGATTGCCGCTTCCAAGGTCGAGATAGACGGTACGGCGGTATTCAACGCCATCAGCGATGATGTGGATGACGCCATCACCGGCAAGGGATACCAGACGGCGTCGCAGGTCAACAGCGCAATCACGTCCAAGGGCTACGCCACCACGACGCAGGCTCAGGGATATGCAAATACTGCTGAGCAGAATGCTAAAACTTATGCAGAAGGTCAGGCAGACGCTGTAAACAGCGCTCTTGAAACTTACAAGACTACTACCAATTCTACGCTGACTAGTCTTCAGAATCAGGTTGATGGTCAGATAGAAGCGTGGTATAAGACCGTTGACCCAACGTTGTCTAACGAACCTGCTTCTACATGGAACACAGATGCTCTTAAAGCTCGACATGAGGGTGATATTTACTACAACGTCGAGAGTGGTCATTCGTGGCGTTGGATGAAGTCTGGATCTACATATTCTTGGCAGCAGATTCCGGATAGTGATGCAGCAGCAGCCCTTGCAGTGGCTCAAAATGCACAGTCTTTAGCGAACTCTAAGCGACGGATATTTACTTCAACACCTACTGTTCCGTATGATGTTGGTGATTTGTGGGTCGATGGAACTAGCATCAAGTATGCCAATGCGTCTAAGACAGATAGTCAGACATATTCTGAAAGTGATTGGGCTGTTACGGCTACTGATGATACTCTCGCTCAAACTGCTTTAGATGCCGCTGGAGTAGTGCAAGATAATTTAAATGCTGCACGAATCTGGTATGCGGAATCAACGACTCCCGCAGGAACTGTAGCAAAAGTTGCCACAATAACGCCAGAAACAACAGCATTTGAGCTAACTGTCGGAACGATTGTGAATGTAAAGTTTTCTGCGACCAATAGCGGTGCAGTTGGCAGCATAACGTTAAACGTTAATGAAACTGGTGCGAAGCATATCAAGTCCATAAACAAGGGTGTCGTAGGCAATCTTCCAGGAGCAGGATATATCACAGCGAATACTGTATATCAGTTTATATATGACGGATCATATTGGGTAGCGCAAAGCATCCATCCTGATGCAAACACCACATACAATCTTGGCAGTAACAATTATTATAAAGCCATTATAGCAAAAGCTGCAATAACGGCAGAGCATATAATTGTTGGCGATTCTTCGGGATATTCGATGGTTGCTGCCGGAACAACATTCGATTTGTCGTACCCGATACTTTGGTGTACAGCGGCTGTTAAACTCAACGCTTCAAACTATGCAAATCTTTATCTAACGGTTCAGGAACGAACGATACTTAATTCCGCTCCAAACTTGACTAAGGTTTTGGGTTCTACAGTGTGGCTTACTGGCACCATTTCTGGGGATATATTCACTGTGTCTTCTGACATTGCTACATGTGAAGCTCCTACCACTGAAGATGGACTTATATACATACCAATAGGTTGTATATCGAGCACCGGGCTTAGCACAAAAGACTTCATGTTTGTATCTTCAAAGGAACTGTGGGCATATGTAGATGGCGCTTTCCGACAAGTTGACACCTCCACGGTTCTCGCTACTCATCGTATTTATTATCGTACGGCCACAGCAAATTCGTCTCTTGCGGCTCCTACAACGTGGGTTGAAGAAGCTACTGGGAATGTCTACAATCAGTGGACAACTAAGGTACCTCCTCTGGCAGTGTCAACCGCTTCTGGACAAACCAAGTATTTATATTTGTATACTTGCGAGCAGCGGAAGCGACTTGACGGCACGACTGTTTGCACAAAGGTGTTGCTGGATGAGAATACGACTGTTATTGATGGTGGGAACATCATCACAGGAAGCGTTACTGCGAACAAACTTAACGCAGCCGACATCAATGCCAGTAAGAGTCTGACTGTTGGGGCAATGACCGACGATGCCGCGTCGACCATCTTAAACAGCAATTTGAGCAATGATATTTCTAACGCTACCAAAACAGCCACGAACTATATCACCGCCGACTCCACCGGCATCAGGATAGCCAATACCAACCCGACCACCGCCACCACCTACCAGCACCAGACCGCCACCGAGACCGAGTTCGTGGTGGAGGGGAAGTCCATGGGCTCATTCTCAGGAACCTCAGTGCGAATCGGGTCTGAGAGCGATACCCATGTCGAAATCGAGGCAACGGAATCTAATGGAGGACACATAGTCCTGTCAAACCCGGATGATGCCAGTAATGGAATCAGTCTCAAGATGACCCCCACGACTGCCAATGGCGGGATGTTTAAGAGTCACGTATATTCTCTCGAATTCGGCTCAGACATCCCCTCCAGAGGGAAAATTTATTCAAGCTATTACACGTCAAACTCTGCCGGGTCGGAGTTGGTCGACAAGAACTGTTATATCGGAATGGCGGTCGGATCAGACGACTACGACGGCTACTCAGGGTTCGGACTTGATGTACGCAGGCAGGGGGAGGACGGCGAAACGAACAGTCTAAGTATGGTCGCCCATACCTATGCCACCGAATACCAAAACTATACAGAGGAAGTGTCCAAGCTAAACCTCACTGCTTCGGCGGGCACGGAGTATTGCGACATTATGCTCAATTGCCTTACCCGCGAAAACGGCTTTAAGCATGTAGGTCAAATTGCTGCGTCAGCAAACGAGTACCTGATACAAGACGGCCCCGTCTTTATAGAGGATGACAGCCTATATATCTTTGACGATGACGTTCCCTATGTCGATGCGAGATATACGAAGTCATCCAATACGTACGGTCGCGGCATATTTATGGGAAACTACGTACGGCCTGAAAGAGGGGATGTCGAACAGTCGAATATATCACGTACTGATATGATCGCTGGGGTGTTTCCATATGCCATGTCCAACGCTGACGTTGGAGTCACCCTGGAAGGGGCTCGAGTTGTTAACGGCACGCGGTACACCAACGCTCTACGCCTCGGAGTCAATGAATCTGGTGGCTATGTTGTGCGACTGCAACGGGCACCATGGCTTTCCGCACTAGGCCTTGGAGAGACGTCTCCGACAAACCTTTCTCTTAATAGCGCTACCAAAGCATACTCTTCTAGCTGGACTCCAAAGTATAGAAAATGGGGAAACGTCGTAGAGGTATACGGCGCGGTTTCGCCGAAAGCAGTTGTAGCCGCGGAAGGCACTCTTACTATTGCAACGCTTCCAACCGGATACAGACCTAGCAGTAACGTTTGTATCTTGTGTCAAGGTAGCGGAGTAAGTCAGTGGTTCCTTACAATTAATCCAAATGGCGTGATGGAAGCTGCAAGATATCGTTCCGGATCAACCTATGCTGCTATGCAAACTAATTCTTTTCTCGTATTTAACGCGACTTTCATTGTCGATTAGGAGTTATTATGTCTTTAAAACGTTCTGTTCTTATGCCTGATGGCACGATTCGTAATGTCCATACTATTACTCAGATTACCCATATCATTGGTGCTGAGACTCGTTTTGATATTCTTTCTACTCAAGAGGGGCTGATGGAATACTTTCAGACTTTCTCAGTCCCATACGATAGCAACATTGATGAGGATGCTGCTTATGATATTTTAGCTAACTCAGATGAGTTTGCTGAGTATATCGATCCAGAAGCTGAAGCGCTAAACACCATTCTTCCCATTCTTACAGATGAGCAAGCAGGTCTCATTCCTTCGGTTTGGCCTATTTGAGCTGCTGATATTCAATATACCGCTGGAACTAGAGTCACTCACAATGGTGTTGTGTACAAATGCCTTCAGGACCATACTTCTCAGACTGATTGGGCGCCAAATCTTGCGCCCTCTCTCTGAGCAAAATGTCTTGTAGACAGTGACACTATTAGCGAATGGGAGCAGCCGGACAGCACGAATCCTTATATGAAGGGTGACAAGGTCACTCATAATGGTTCGACTTGGATCTCAGATGTTGACAACAACGTCTGGGAGCCTGGGGTTTACGGTTGAAGTAATGTGTAATGAATACGCAATCCCGACAAATGCGTAGCTTACATTTAATGTTTAATAAATGTTGGTCAAAATAAATAATTTCAATTATAAAAAAATTATTTTAAATAGAAAAGAATAAAACACTATCTATTCTTTTTCTTTTATTATAGCATTAAGGATAAAGATTTTATTTTTAATGATTAAAGGATATAAAAGGAGGTTTAAATGCCAGGTTACGGAAATATGCTTAACGGAGGTCAGCCTGCAACAAATAATTTATGAGTAGGAAATAATTATTCAAATGGATATTCTCAAATGTCTAGAAATAATTATCCAAATGGTATGACTTCAAATAATTTTACAATGCAACCGCAATCTATTGATAATATTTGACGAGTAATGGGTCCTGAAAGTGCACAAGCTTATCAAATTGGTCCTAATTCTCAAGTAATTTTAATGGATTTTAATCGTCCGGTATTTTATATAAAAAAGAGTGATAGTTTAGGCTATTCTGATACAAGGGCATTTAAATTTACAGAAATACCTTTATTCGAGACAGAACCAGATCAAACCCAAACTCAAACTCAAGAAAATGTAAATTATGTTACACAAGAAGATTTTGAAGAATTCAAAAAAATGATAGAAGATTTGGTGATGCATAATGAGTAATCCTATTTTTGATAGTTCTTTTGGAAATTTTAATCAGCAAAATGCAAATTCTTTATCTGAGATGTGGGGTCAAATAAAACAAGCTCCAAATCCTGAACAAGCTTTATTCAATATGTTTTCTCAAACTCAATTACAAAAAGTTATGAACTATATCAAGCAAAATGGTGGAGATGCTAGATCTGCATATTATAATATGGCTGCACAAAAAGGAGTTGATCCCAATTCTATATTAAAATTCCTTAGATAAAAGGAGGATTGCGCATGGCAGAAGGTATGATGAGTCCTAGTGATGTAGCAGTTATGATGAAAGGGAATGACGATTGAGGTAACGGCATGGGATTTATGTGAATCTTTGCTTTACTAATTTTAGCCAACGGTGGTTGAGGTGGCTTTGGTGGTAATAACGCAGCTGCCGCACTTGGTTATGAGAATTTAGCAACTTCTAGTGAAGTTCAACGTGGTTTTGATGCACAAAATTCTATGGCAAATGAACGTGAAATTCTTGCCGCGATAAATACTAATTCATTACAAGGTATGCAAAATGCTAATCAAAATACCCAATACACAGTAGGTATGCTTACCGATAAGTATCAAGAATTACAGCGTGATATTGGTGGATTAGCTATGGGTCAGCAACAAGTTCTTGCTAATCAAAGTGAATGTTGTTGCAATACTTTAAGAGCTATTGATGGAGTTAACTATAATGCAGCTATAAATACAGCAAATATTAATGCTAATACAACTGCACAAACTCAACGTATATTAGATTATTTAACCGCATCCGATAATCAAAAACTTCGTGATGAAAATATGATGCTTCGTATGCAAGGTATGACACAAGATTTAGTACGTTATCCCACTAGCACAACTTATAACGCTGGTTATAATCCATATTGTAACTGCACTAATACCTGTATGTAAAAATTCTAATATTTAAAGGATAATTATTATGATTGAACTCTCAAATACAAATGCTCAAGTTTTAGCTGCGGGACAATCAGCAACTTTTGATACGGTTATCCTTGATATTGGATGCGCAGAATGCCATAGAAAAAATTCAGGGGCTATTAACTTAACACAGAGAAAAGCAGTTTATGAAGTTTCCTATAATTGTAATATAGGAGGAACTGCTGAAGGAGAAGCAGAAATTGGAATAACTCTCGATGGTTCTCCACTCCAAGAGACTATTGCAAAAGTAGTTACAGCTGCCGCGGGAGATTTAACAAATGTTTCTGCATCTACTTTTATACAAACATGCTGTTGTGAAGTAGCTAGTACAATTTTACTTACTAACACAGGAACTACTGAAATTAATTTAGATGAACAACCAAGAATATCAGTAAAACGAATAATAATTTAAATATATAAAAAAGAGCTCTTATCTTTAATACTAAGATAAGGGCTCTTTTATTTTATATAAAAGAGATAAAAGGAAAGGAGGTTCTATTAAAATATGGCAGAGACTAACAAAACAATTTCTCAAATAAGAATTGGTGATGAAAATTATAATATACAAGATGCAGTTTTAAGAGAATCAGTAAATAATTTACAAGACAATACAGTTACTTTTCATAACTTTTATTTTTCTGATTGATCTCCTAAATGAAAACTTAGAACAAATTCAGAAATTAATAATGAAATTCCATATAATGTTAGCAATAGAGGTTGTATAAAAATATATATTATGCAAAATAAATTGTATAATATGTCTGCTGTAGGAAATTCAGATAGCCTAAGTTGAGTAAATACGGGTCCTATAAGCAATACCCCTTCTACTGTTGAACAATGTGCAATATTTTTACAATATAGATTTAGAGTAAGTATGCCAAAATCAGGCTATTTTTCTTCTCAAATTTTAAGAAAAGGAATAACCAATAGTAATTATAATGTAGGTCTTAGTTCACTAAATGGATTTGAAGTACAAAATACTACTAAAAATACATATTCAATGCCTTTAACTCCTGCGAGTGGTAAAATATTTACTTTACAATGTAGTAATTATTATTTTGATAGAGCAGTAAAATCTAATAGTGGAGCTAATGGGTGAATGTATAAAATAGGTATAAATGATTTAAATATGCCAGGTTATTCTAGTACTGTATATCCATTTTTTACAGGAATTTGTTGTAGAGAAGTCTTAATAGTACAAGGTAATAGTACTAAACCATTAACTATTTCTGAGTTACCAGTTGATGATAATTATACAGACCCCGGGGATAATCAAAATTATAATACTGGTGATGTTACAGAAGATGATGATAATCCTCAATAATTAAAGAAAGGAACAAATATGTTTGATTTTGATCAAATTGCAACTTTAATTTCACCTATTATTGTTATAGCTTGTCTTACTCTTGGGTATATAATTAAACATACCTTTAAAAATGAAAAAATTAATGCTTTTATTCCTTTTATTTGTGCTCTCACTGGAATTTTAGCAAATCTTTGAACTACTGGAATTGTAGATTTAGTATCTATTACAACTGGTGCAGTTAGTGGTTTAGCTGCAACTGGTTTGTATGAAGGTTTCACTAATATTTTAAATCTTCCTAAATTAGAAGATGAAATTATTACAATTCCTTATGGCGAATCTAAATAATTAAAAACAATAAGAGCAAAAGACTTTGTAAATTCAAATAATTTCTGTATTAATTTTTATGATTTTGGAATATTACATTTACATTCTTGTTCTTTTAATTGCGGAAATCACTATGCTGTTAATATGAATGGGCCTATATATTTAAAAGGTACATATCAAAACAAGGGTAAAGTTGCTGCTTTCCGCATGGAAAGTCCTGCTCCAGTATATGGTGGAGATAGTATGAAATTAAAATCTTCAGATTTTAAATGAATATATCCAACTTCCCAAATTTGATTACCAACTGCATCTATTAAGAAGGGATAAAATATGAAAGAACCTGTTATTGACGTTTCACATTGGGATGGTACAGTAGACTACAATGCTTGAATTGAAAAATATAATCTATGAGGAGTTATTGTTAAATGCGGCGGCAATGAAACTAAATTAGGTCGTTATACTGATCCTCAATATGAAAATAATTATAAACGTGCAAAGGCCGCAGGTCTTCATGTTGGTGCATATTATTATAGTGTTGCCACCGAAGTAGAAGAAGCTAAAAAAGATGCGGAACATATTATTGGGCTACTCAAAGGACATTCTTTTGATTTACCAATTTATTTAGATGTAGAAGATCCTAGACAATTCCGTCTTTCAAAACGAGTTTTAACTGATATAATAAAAACTTTCTGTGAAGCTTTAATTAAAGCAGGTTATTATGCCGGTGTATACATTCAAGGTTCAGCTTGGCTTGGTAATGTGTATAAAGATGAACTAAGTGATTATGCAAATTGAATTGCATGATGGCGCTCATCTTGACCAACCGAAGCTGGTGACATTGGTATGTGACAACAAGGTATGAGACGCTTTAATACTGGAAAGTTTTATTATGACGAGACACCTGGAGCTACCGATTTTGACTGATGTGTAATTGATTATCCTTCCCGCATTAAAGCTAATCAAAAGAAACAACCTTCAGAGACTCCAAAAGAAGAAACTAAGGAGGAAACGGTGGCAGATAACAAACTTACAAAATTCTGTGATTTAATGTACACCGCATGTGCTGAGTGATCTCTTGGATATGATCAGTATCAACGTCAAAATATTTATGATGGCGGAGAATGTGATTGTAGTTCATTAGTAATTTGAGCTTTAAAGCAAGCTGGTTTTGATACTGGTTCTGCTTCTTACACTGGTAATATGTCCAGTAATCTTACAGCTCGCGGATGGAAGCGTATTACTGCAGATCTATCTCAAGCTAAGCCAGGAGATATTTTACTTAATGATACTTATCATACAGCTGCAGTAATTTCTGGTTCTGGTTGAAATGCTAAAATTGCACAAGCGTCTATTGACGAACGTGGTTGCGCTACAGGTGGAACTGCCGGAGATCAAACTGGTAATGAAACCAATGTCCGCAATATTTATACCTATAGTCACGGTTGGAGCTGCATTCTTCGTTGGGGTGGAGGAAGTACCTCTGGAACCTCTGGATCCTCTAGTAATACGTCTACTAAACTAACTGTGGATGGTGTGGGCGGTCCTGCTACAATTAGAGCATGACAGAAATCTTTAAAGACTGTCCAAGATGGAGTTATTTCTGGACAGCTTCGTGGTAATTGAAAATATTTCCCAGCTATTACTTCTGTAACTTGGGAACGTACTGGTTCTCAATTAGTTATAGCAATTCAGAAAAAGGTTGGCGCTGATCCTGATGGATATTGGGGTCCAGATACATCCCGCAAGATTCAACAATTCTTAATTAAGAATGGGTTTAGCGTAGGTCCTGAAGGAGCAGATAGTTACTTCGGTACTAATTCTGTGAAAGGACTACAGAAGTCTCTTAATAGCTCTAAGAATCCTTGGAAATAAAAAAATAAAGGGGTATACTCTTAACGAGTATACCCCTCTTTTTTATTAGAAAGCTGATCTATTTTTTTCATCTTCTAAAATACCAGCATAACCTAAACAAATTGCATCAGCTTCATCCTCAGAAACAATTGAATTAAAATTATCTTCTACAAATTGCATTGCCCATGCTTTTTGCTCTACTCTGGTTCTACCAAATCTAATACCATGTTTATCCTTAATAATACTGCGCCAATGCGAAGGAGTTAATTCTAAAATTTCAATTTGTCTTTGACGAGATCAATAAATAATCATTGCTTGTATCATAGCCAATTTTTTATATGTTTCTACATTGCCTTGATACTGAATTCCCTCAAAATAAATTTTTTCAGGATGATATGTTTCAATTAAAACATCAAATTCTCTAATAAAAGAACTTAATCTTTCCCCCATTGTTTTATTGGCGGAGATTGAAAAATGACCAAAGCCAATTAATTTTTTATTATCAAAAATTGCTCAACCAGTAGTGCGGCTAGCTTGGTCAAGTGCTAATGTCCGCCGCATAATTATACTCCTGTACTACCTAAACCGCCACGAGCTTCATTTCCAAGAGAAGAAACAGGAATGAATTTAATCTGCGGCTGCTCTTCTTGAATTCGGAATTGACAAAGTCGTGTGCCTTTAGGAATTGTAATATCTCGAGTAGCAAGTACTGGCATCATCCATTGATCATCATCACCATTAAAAGTAGAATCAATAACTCCAATACTATTGGTTTGAAGAATTCCCCAACGTTTAAACGTAGAGCTGCGAGGAGCTAAAATAGCTTCATAGCCAGGAGGTAATTCCATAGCAAAACCTAGAGGAATGTAAGTTCGAGCACCTGCCCGCAAACAAATTTCTTCTGCTGTATAACAATCAATCCAACTACCCCAACCTTCTTGAGAAAGTTCAGGAGTAGTACCATAATATTTAACCTTAATAGGAATCCTAAGATCAGATCCTTTAAAAGCTAAATCTTCTACTGCGGCCATCATTAAGCTTCATCCCAAGGAGAAATCATATCAATAGGAATAGTTTTCTGCATATTAAAGTCGATATTATCAAGTGGAATATCTGGAGCCTTTGCATCATTAAACACTAGGACTACTTTACAGATAAACCAAGATTCAACAATTTCTCCTTGGCTTTTCTTTGTTCTTAGAGTTTGAGTCCAAGAATTTAAAATATAATCATTATCATGAGCAAATTTTTCATAAAAACGATGTAATTCGTTAGCATCATTTTCATCTTCTACTCTAATTTCATTCGTTGATTTAATAAGATATTTAATCATTAATAATCCCTTCTATAAGATTTTGTATATAAGAAGCATTTATTTTTTCTTTTTCAGTATAAGGTATTCTTATTAAAAGAATATTATTGTTTTGACAATAATTATTTTTAATCTTATCTCAATATTGATTATTCTTTAAAGACTGTGAATCATTTTGTCAGCCAAAGAAGTGCTGCTCTCCATCATATTCAATAATTAAATTATATTGAGGTAAATAAAAATCAAATCTTAAAGGAACGTTATTATCAGAGACTAATTCTGGAAAAGTTTTTTCTTTAATAAAAGGAATTTTTAATTCTTCTAAAGATTGTTTTATTTTAAATTCACCTAATGATTGTAAACATCCACAAGATTTTTTATTACCAAACAATAATTGATGAGCGGAAGCTTGTATAATAGATCCACAATCACATTCACATTCTCATATTCCACCTGTGCCTTGTCCTCCAGATGAAATAAATTTTTTCACAGTCAGTTTTCCAAAACGTTGTCCTGATAAATCATGACGATGTTCACCTAATCTATTTTTATGAAAAATACAATTATTTTTTCCACAGGTAGTTACTTTTCCAGAAGTTAAGTCACCACCTCTTTTTAACACTTTATTTCCACAGTCACATTGTAATTCTCATACAATTTTATTATTTCATCGTTCATCTGTTTTTCTTAAACAAAGTAAATGACCAAATCTTTGTCCAGTCAAATCTTTAAATCGGCCCATCTTTACTCGCTATTTATTTTTGCCTTTACAAACTCAAGTTGATTAGCTTGAGTTACAAAATATCGAATGTAATCTGCAGGACCACGATAATCAACTTCTACTTCTTCTTGTACACTATTGGAATAATTTTTAATAAATTCTACAGATTCTTGCGGGACTTTAAGTTGAGAAATTTTATGTGTATCTCCATTATCAAGTACCTCAAAAACTTGAGTAAAATCTACTGGATTAGCAATAACAATTAGTTTATGCATTTTAAACCTCTACAATCATTCATTCAGCTTCAAAAAGCATGAACATATAAACATCTTTGGTTTTATATTCTCGAATCCAAATTTCAAAAGCGTCGTCTCCATGTTGATATTGAATTGCAAGAATTTCCCCTCGTTCTTTTAGAACATCTTGTAATTCAATCACACCTTTAGTGAAACGATTATCAGTAATATGAAGAAAAGTAAAATCAGAACGTTCTTTACACATTAACATAAATCAACGTTTTTGATTTTTACCAAACCAATCACCTATAGCAGTAAAAAAATGATTTAATGTAACTTCATCTTGTGGAGGAAGTTGTGCCATAACTTGTTTATTTAAATCATATAAAGTACCAATTTCTACTTCTGCCATAATTTTATCTCCTTATTTAATATATTTTTTAGGAAATTTTACTTGTCCATTAAGAAAAATAATATCTTCTTTTGGTATATCGTACGTTTTAAGAGTACATCCATTTACATTAACCCTTTGTTCAGAAAAGTATTGAAAAAGTGATTTTAAAGAATCACAACCATATACGTAATCATCTGTATCTAAATATAATGTTCAATCTGGCAATGGCTGACGAACTGAGCCATCTTTATAAAACCATGGTCCACCACCATCAGCATTTTCATATCTATAAACAAGCATATTTTCCTCCTTACGTATATTTATTATATCAAAAAAATTTTTTTCTGTCAATACAAAAATAAGGGGTAGACTATCAAAGTCTACCCCATTTTTTTTATTAGCAAATTTTCTTTGCATATTGATTAGAGCTGGCTAAAAATATTCCTAATATTTCGTCATAATAACTTGGAGAATTTGGAATAAATCTGCCAAATTTAATAATAATATTTTTATAAACTCTCTTTAAAAATTCTATATCAAGAAATAATTCTTCTTCAGTATAACCAGTATAAATTACAATATCATCATCCGCGTATTTTCTAAAGAATTTAATTAATTGATATAAATCTTCTTTAGAATCAAAAGGCTCTAATCCTTGACAAACTAAAGCTTTTGTAATTGAATTATTTAAATAAGATAAAACAATTTTATCAACTGGCACGTCATGAGTAGGACTCTTTACTAAACTAGAATTTTGACAAACTTCTTGTCCACACTCTTTATCACATTTGAAGTCACAGCAAGGAAATTCAACTACCATTGATGGCTTCTTATAGTTAACAAAATCTTCATGAATTATACCTTTAATTTTCATTTAGATTATCCCATTGACGTAGATTAAATTCTGCTTTACGTTGTTTAGAATAACTGCGTGTTGGTGTGTAAACAATTTCTACCGTCCCTTTCGAGATATTTTATCATATACATAAACCTGAATGTTTTGTTTTTGTTCTTCTGTTAACATATTCAAATATTGTTCCGCTAAAGGATTTTTAGCTAATGTTTCAAGTTTAAAATAATCCTCAGCACATTTTCTACAATAGACTGCTTCTTCACAAGTTTTCCAAGATTTAAAATAATATCTTTGAGTATGATAGTAAAAATCACACTTATACATTTTATCTCTTTGGCTATAGCTAACTCCACGAATTCCTATTTGATTGTCGATTCTAACTTTAGTATTATCAATATTAGATTGACGAGATACAATTCGTAAATTACTTTTACGATTATTACAAGAATTACCATCAATATGGTCAACTTCCTGTTGAGGAATTGGAGTGTAATTCATTAAATAATTGTGCAAATACATTAAAGTGTGATTTCTAGCTTGTCCTGTTACAATATAAATTTTATTTTTTTTATGACTTGTCCGCCAATTATATTGACAAACTTTTTCATAATCTTCTTTATCTATATAAACAGGAACATATTCATTTTTATATTGTACTTGAATAATATAACAATCTGATTGTTCTTGATAAATATTTTTCATATTAGGTCTAGGCATATTCGGTTTAGACTATACAATTATCCGGTCTGGATAGATGTTGGTAGTCGTTAAGACCTCCTCTCAAAGTACGAGTTGTGTCAATGGATAACCCAATCTTTTAACTTATTACTATCCCTAAGTGATTAGCTTAGCCCCAGTGTAGGTTTCCCATTCTGGTTAGTATTAAAAGCTCTAAGGGTTTCCCCATTTATTCCATCTTTCTTATTTAACGTCGCGTTATTATATTCCTATAATATTGGGCTTCCACTTTATTTGCTTACCCTACGACTCTGGTATATTCAGTTTCAACAGGTTCGCCGCACACTGGACAAACTTTACCGTAAAAACTATGATAATTCTTACACTGAGCTACTTTACCATTAAATGCAAAGTAAGTAACACCTTGTTGTGCAACCCAATTAAGCATATACCAAGCTTGATCAAAGTTAGTAAATGGAGCGTCTACATTAATATGTTCAATAGATCCCCCATTACAATAACTATCAAATGCAGCACAAATCTTTGTTCTCTCTTGGATTGTAGCTTTAATTCCGAGAGGAATCCATTGATTACCATATAGAGGAAGATCTTTAACTACTTGTTCAGGATATAGATATTCATCTGCCTTTTGGAGTTTAACTGCAGCCTGCTCTGCGGGAACCTGCTCAATATTAATTTTATAATCTTTATCTAATGCAAAGTTATCAATACAATTTTGAATTACCTTAAAGATACGCTGACCAAGATCATATGCTTTATCGGTATAACTGTAGTTTCCAAAATCGTCTACTTCTACATATCCAAAAGTTTTCATAGTTTCAAAGATACCATTAACACCAACAGTAGAATACATAGCATCAAGGTTCATTAATCCGCAAGATATATTAGGTAGTAAACCTTTCTCAACATTGCGGGCAATGATATGACGTTGAACATCAAGAATCTTTAGATTAAGTTTAGTTAAATCACGGAGCTTAACTAAGAAATCTTGTTCGCTCTCACTCTGATAAGCAAGACGAGCAATATTAAGAGTAGATACTTTTGCAGAACCTACTTCAAGTGCAGTACCACCAATTGAATTGAAATAAAGATCAGTAATATCACTCTTTAGACGGCAACAATTAGAAAGACTATTAACAGTAGAATCTGTAAAGAAATTAAAGAGATTCCATTTGCGGGAAGCTTCACAAGCCCATTTTGCAAATTCTTCATCTACAAATTTTCCATCTTGATAAAGCAGAGAAGCCGTAAGAACAGGGAAGGTAAAAATATTCTCTTCACGAATTTCATTGACTACATCAATAAAATCTTTTTGGAATTCAATAATCTCTTCTTCTTCATCAATCATAAAACTACCATCAGGGAATTCTCCACCACCAAAGATAGCTTCAAAGTAAGGATGATCAAATACACTTACATTAGTAAATGCAGCCTGATCAGAACGTACCCAGGGCTGATTTAGACGATGAATTAATGCCTGAATTTGTTGCTTCTTGTAAGTCTCAGGGTCTTTAGTGTAATAACCTTGAGCTACATCACGACTCCAATAGTAGTAAAGATATGGAATTAGATTAGGTAATCCGCAAGCACCAGATTGTCTGCGGCTAAGGAAAGCAATTGCTTCCATTAAAATCTGAATAAAACTATCAAGATGTTTTGCAGGCTTAGCATTATATCCCTGAATAAAGAATAGTCCTTTTTCTGCTATTGGTTTAATATCATAAGCAAAACAATAAGGAACTAGAGTCGCAGTATTAAAATCATGCATATAAAGACTATATGACCACATGGCTTCCATAGCCTCATTTGCTATTTTATAACCATATTTTTTATTAATTTCATAATAAAGTTTATTAAATACTAGTAATTTCTGATCTGGTTTTGACATTTCAGAAAGTAAAGTTACAATATCTTTCTGTGCGATATTAGCATTGGCATCAATAGAAGTATTCGCAACATTATCTGAGTCAATAAAACCTTCAATAAAATCAGTAAAGCTAAGAGTAGCTTCATCAAATCCCTGGAGTTTTAAAAATTCTTCTCCATATTTCTCAACCATTTTATTAAATTGAGTCTGAAAATTTTTATTTAATTTAACATTTAATTTCATGCGCTACTCCTTAAAGTTTACAACTATCACAATCAAAATCCGTTATAGTTTGATCATTTACCCATTTTACTGCACTAGTAAAATCTAAGTAAACATCATTAACTTTAAGGACAGGTACAGACATAAAACCTTCATTTATAATTTCATCCATATTGGAATCTTTAGAATATTCTATTTGTTTATTATTTAATTTTTGCTCCAGCACTCGACACTTAGGGCATCCAGTAGAAAATAATGTTACCATAAATCTCCTATCCATTTTATATCGAATGATTTTTTCTTGTCTATTATAATGTATTTTAGATCAAGTATATTATTTAATTCTGCCCACTATATCTTGTACTACCTGATCAATATCATAATCTTTAGTATAAGCTAACAACTGACTTTTACCAATGATTTCATAAGGATGTCTAAAATCTTTTCAATCAGTAAACATGCGGCGAATCATTTCAAAAGTAATTTTTCCCTCACGTTTAATGGATCGCCGCAAACGTTCTCTTCAATTAACAATAAGATAAATTATTATTAAATTAAATTCATCACTCTCTTGGAGGCTTTTAATTCCATCTAAATTAAAAACTCCAAAATTAATTGCATCTGGTTTGTAGCAAATTGATAAAGCATCTGTACCATATTTCCAACCACGAAATTCAGTTCACTCTATTAAGGCTTTTCTTTTAATTAAATCATCGAATAATTCATCTGATACAAAATGATAATCTTGATGATTTACTTCGTGTTCTCTTGGTGGTCGAGTAGTTGTACTAATTATATAATAAACATGCGGAAAACATTCCATTAGATCGGCCATTGAAAATCTAATAAATAGTTGCCGCATTAATGTATCTTTGCCTGCGCAACTAGGCCCAATAATCGCTATTATAGTCGGCTTCATATTGCTCCTTCTTTTTTTTATCCTTTTGGGTCTTACGCAAAGATTCTACAAACTTTTTATGATTCATTTTCGCAAAATCTTCACGGAGTGCGCTATCCCAATCTGCGTAGCCAATTGTTACCGAACCAGTTTCTTCGTTTAACTCTAAAAAATCACCGTCATAAAGATAATGTTCTTTACTATCGGTATAAGTATGTTTAAAAACTAAGAAAAAAGTAATTGCGGCCGATCCTCGAACTTGCGTGATAAGACCGCAATCAATTAATTTTTCAACTCACCAAGGAATAATATTATCACCAACATAATATCTAGTTTTCATCATCACCACTTTCTCCCCATCTCCATGCTGTCATATCTATTGTACCATTATTTTTTACTTCTGTCAAGATACGATAACATTGATGTGATTTCGTATGACGATATGACTTAGTGAAGAACATTCCTGATCTCTTAAATCCATTAAACATTAACAAAGTTCCACGAGTGAACCAGCCTTTTTCCATTACTTTCTTTGATCCATCTGGCTGGACTTGACTCATTTGTCGATTCAATCTTGCATAATAATCTCTACTCATTTTAACTGTAACTACACCACTTTCAGGTGTAAGAATACTTACACAAGATTTATTATCTTCTTTTGCTACTACTGCACCAACAATTCGACAAGTTTTAAATAATGGAATATCAATCCCATTACGTTTAAAAGTTCTATCAACTGGCGGATTATCTGGCAAACTATTATAAGCCTTTATATTATATGCCAACTTATCAAGTTTCTTCATTGGATGATCATGATAATAAAAACCAAGACTATCCATTTCCCAAGTTGACAATGTACCTGCCGCATATTTATTCCAAACTTCATCAAACAAAGTTTGATTTAATTTTTGTAACATTTCATCTTGATGTTCCCGCAAATAATCTCGAGCTTTATCCATACCTTTTGTATAAAGTTTTTGCCAAACTTTTTGATCAATTGCAATATTACCATCATAAATAGTAGTTAAATCTACATCAAAAAATTCTTCATAAAACTCATAAAAATTATCTGGAAGTAAATAAACATCATCAAGTTTACAGAATTTCCGCAAAGCCTTGTTAAATACAAATAATCTTCTTTCAAAACTAAGACTATCTGGGATTAAATTTCTTTCCATCAAACCATTAAAATTTTGAAGAGTTAATCTCTTTTTTGGCTCACAAATTGACCAGATATATTCCCGCATAATATCTTCTCTATTACCAAACTTATCAAAAGCTCCGCTCTTAATAAGTGAAATCAAAACTGGCTTCTTAACTTTTACTCTCTCTTGGAAATCATTAAAACTTTCATATGGACGATTTTCAATAATATCTTGAATAATCTCTCCACCTACTCCGTTCAAACCTTTCATTCCAAAAAGAATACTACCAGTCTCAACATCTGGTTCAAACATATATCCTGACTTATTGATATCAATTAATGACATTGGAATACCACAATGAATAATATTTCCTACTGCTTTCGCAATCTTACCATAATTACTACTCGCATCTTCATCAAGTCCTGCATCAACTCTAAGACACGCCGTATTCCAATAGACAGGATCAAAATAAGTTGCAAGATAAATCGTTTGCAATCCTACAAAACTATATGCCAAACTATGAATAAGTGAGAAAGAATATCCCATTTGCGGTTTAATTGCAGTTTCCCAAACATATTCACCAAGTCTTTGATTAACTGCTTTACTCAAAACCAATTCATGCAATTCTTCAATTCGATTCATTTGTTTCTTTGCACAAATCTTGCGGGCATCATTTGCTTCTTTAAGACTAAATCCACAAATATCTGGATCCATTAAAATCATCATCATATCTTCTTGCTGCGCGGGAGTTGCATAAGTTTCAAGATAATATCTCTCTAATATCTTTTGATCTACTTCCCGCAAATGCCATCTTGACATTTCATCATACCAACGAGACATATTATCTTTCATTCTTTTATATCTCTCAGTTGGTGTCTCTCCACCCTTTTCTGCGGCCATTAATCTCATTACAGAATTACAGTTTGCCATTTCGCGTGGTGACTTTGGCCGCAACAATTTTACAGTTTGACTTCCAACTTGACTATCAAACTGGAAAAGTTTTAATACTTTACCCTCAGCAAGAACATTCCACATCTTATCATCATCTATTGGAAGAACGTCTGGATGAAGATATTTATCATACAATTGTCGCAAACTTAAATTTTGATCAACCTCATTATATTCACTCAACATATTAAGACATTGAACAATTACATCCTGAATTTCTGTTACAAGAAAATCAAATTTAACGTCTCCGCAATATTCTGCATCGTGAAGTGAGAACTGAGTTACAATTGCTCCACTTGTTGCTTTCATAAAACATGCACTATCAAATGGATCATTCATATAAAAGTTTACACCACTCGCGTGAATACCACGATGATTAATCAATCCTTCAATTTTCTCAATAATTTCAAGAAGTCCCGGATATTTTCTAACTTCCGCTAGGAAATTCTTTACTGGCTTACGATCTTTTTCTTCATTACCATAAACCAAATCATGAACCGGCCAAACAAATCCACGTTCACTTGGTGCAAGACTTGTCATATATTGAGCTACATCATTATCAATTCCATCTGGAAAATCTTTTGAACGATAACCACGACAAGCTGTTGAGATTGCTGAACGTGTTGTCTCTGTACCATATGTACAAACTTGAACGCATCCAAGTTGACCAACTTCTTCACGAATTGATTTAAAAATTTCTTCTCTCTTGGATGGGCAAATATCAATATCAATATCTCCCAACTCAATACGCTCTTTATTACTATATCTCCAATAGGGAAGATTATACTTAATTGGATCAAGCTGAGTAATTCCTAGAAGATAATGATTCAATCCAGAACATGCGGAACCTCGTCCCGCGCCTACAGTTGAACCAATTTCCCAAAATGAATCAATGTAATGCTGAAGAAAAATTGGATATGCAAACATACAAGTTCCAAGTTTTTCTCCAATTACTTTCTGAATATCTGCTTCTTCTTCAAGTCGCGCAAGATAAATATCATTGAACAAATTAAGTTCTTTAAGTTTATCACAACAATAATTAACCCAATATCTTTCTTGCGGATTATCACTTGAATACAAATAATCCAAAGTATTATAACCCATCTTTGACATTACTTTAGGATAATCTTTTACTGGAACTTGCGGGACTTGCTGTTTATGTGCAAAACCAAAATCTTGAATCTTACTTTTTACTTCCAAAGTATTTGCTTCAAGTTCCGCATAATCAAGACCAGTTCCTTCAAGATTTTGAATTATTTCTTCTGTCGTTTGAAGATACGCATACGCATAAAATTCATCTACTTCTCGATCACCTTGTTTTGAGTTAAGAAATGCCTTATGAACTTCTCGATCACTCTTCTTCAAATAATGAGCATCAGTTGTTACTACAATCTTAACTCCAAAATAATCACTCAAAGCTTTCATTCGACTATTAACAATCATCTGCTCTCTACTTTGAGCTGGCTGAATCTCAAAATAATAATCGTCTCCAAATACAGACTTACACCAATTTACAAAATCTACAATCCTATAATAATATTCAGCCTTACCTTCAATATTACCAACTCTCTCAGCTTTATCCATTTCAAGAATACAATAATCAAGTTCTGAACCAAGACATGCGGATGATGCAATAAGATGACCCTTACCAAATTCTTCTACACATGCCATTACTTCTGCTTTGAGAGTTGGCACTCTCTCCATACCTCTATCAAAATAACTATTCATCCAAGAATTTGATGACAGTTTCCGCAGCATCTTTGCACCAATTGCATCTTTTGCAATTAAAATAAAGTGCCAATATCGCTGTCCACTTCCACGTTCATCAATAAGATAAATCTCATTACCATATCCAATTTTAAAACTTGGATTCTTCTTTTGGACTTTCTGTCTAATCTGATCAAGCTTAACCCAATTACCTAATGCTTCATGGTCAGTTAAACAAATACCTTCAAGACCAATTTCTACGGCATAATTAACAAGAGAATCAACTGTATTTATGCAGTCAAAGTAAGCGAATATTGCTCATATCAGAATGGGAATGCATCTCAAACCTAGACAATATTCTCCCTCCTTTCACTCATAATATTTTCAATAAAATAATCAGACGTTGTATGTGTTTTTTCTTTAAATTCTACTCATTCTTTTTGTGTCATATCTCTTTTAGCTAAATTTTCAAATACAGTTAAAACTTGTAAATTTGTAAAATTATTTCCTCCACCTTTGGACTTAGGTATAATATGATCTAAACTAGGTTTTGCTCAGTCATAATAAGTATCTTCTTTTTCATGTGCTTTTCAAAAATTATATACCATTAAAAACTGTTTGTCAACTTCTAATTGTTGAATAGCTTCTTCATATTCTTCAATTGGACAATTAATATAATAACGATCAGTCGCAGAATCAACTAATAACCTATGTAAAAATAAAAACCATTCAAAGTTATCTTTATATTTATCAACAAATTCTTCTCTCATTCCTGGACGAGCAGAAGCTAAAAAAGCTCTTTGTTTTCGTCCACACCCGCAAGTTTCTTGATGATAATTACCGTTTGTAGTTAAATAAGAAAATCTAACTTGTATATGTTTTTTACCACAATTTAAACAATCACAATACATTAATGTTCCATTGTATTGTTGATTATATTCTTCTTTTGGAACTATACCTGTTATTTTTAATTTACCTACAGTTTTTCCTATATAATCTTTTGGTTTTTCTTTTATAGATCGAGCTTTGATTTGATATTCATTTGAATGAATATACTCTTTAAAAGAATTAAAATCGTAATTTCAAATGTTTTTTTCTTTAATTCCTTTAACATAACCTTTTGTAACTCACCTAGAAATTGTAGCTCTAGGTAAGTTACGTTGAAATTGAGTATAAAAATATTCATTTAATTCTTGATAAGAGGCCATGTCTCATCACTCCTTTAATAATTCTTTTTTATTGATTCTATTAATATATCAAGATTGGAATAATAAGATTATTTTTATTGACCCCATCTTTTAATTAAATTATATCATATTTTTTAGATTCTGTCAACTTTATTTATGGTTTAACATTAAAGCAAACACATGAGGTATTTTATCCGCATACTCTTTAAGATCTTCATATGTCCCGGGTTCAAAATATCCACCCTGTTTCTGTTCTAAGAAAAAACGATAACCTTCTTTAACAAGCCAAGATAATTCATTAAAAAATTCTTCTGATAATTCTAAAGCCATATTAAAATACCCATTCTTCATTAATATAAAAATCCTCAATAATAAGTTGTGCAGTTACATTTCCATTTCATTCATTTCTTGAACAACGGCACACCGCAGTAAGATACATATTAGGTCTAGTAAATTGTTCAAATTCTTCTTGTGAAGATTTAAATTTCATAATATCTACACCATTTGATAAATGTATTTTTAGCGTAGGATGTTTATCCGGCGAAAGAAGTTGAACAGAAGTTAGAGGAATGTCTTTAATTGCAATATATGGTTCAGGTAATCCCTGTCCCCAAGTAGATTTATTCTGTGCAATCATTAGAATCTTCTGAGGATCAATATCTTTATTAAACCATTCAAAATCAACCCAATATACAGGTTCTTGCGCAGCTTCACTATAAATTGCATTAGTCTTTTGAATAAAATCTTGCAATTTAGATTCAGGAATAGAGATTCCGAAAGCTGAGCTATGGCCCTGTGCATATTCTACATCCCCTGTATCTTCACAGAGCTGCCGCATATCTTCTATTTCTGACATAGAATAATTTCTAGCGGATCCTCTATAATAATATTCCTTATCATCTTTCCCTTTTGACTTTGTGAGGACAAGACATGGGTGCTGATATTTCGCTTGAATCTTATTGGCGACAAGTCCAGCGAGATTTTTTTCCACTTCTCCGGGTTCGCAGCAACAGACAATAATACCATTTTCTGTCAATCGTTCAGTTTGAATTCGTTGTTCGAGCAAATCCATTGCAGCATCTTGGAGCTTTGTTTGTCTAGCTTTGACGTTAGCTGCGATTCTAACTGCTTCTTCAACTCTTGGTACCAGTTCTCCTTTGTGGCCACGTTTACCACTCTCAATCTTATCGAAGGCATAAAACTTTAGCATAGATTTAAAAATTAAATCTTTTTCTTCCATAGTACCAGAACGCACAATAGCATTGATAAATGGAGTTACATAAAATGCTATTGACATATAATTAATTCCACCCATTTTATCAATACTAAATTTATTTTTTTCACACATATAATAGAAGAATGGATTATGAATATTACCTAACCCCATATCAATAATGGCTTTGTTTTCTAGTGATCTGTAATCACACATATCACTCAGGACACCCAATGCTGCAAGATCAACATACTGATTCGCACCAAGCCAACTTTCAAGGTTAGTTAATCCCATAACCATATCGTATGCTCGACAAATACGCCAAGTTACACCAGCTCCAGATAAATCTTTATTAGGATAATCACAAATTTGATTATTGATAATGATACAATTATCATTATGAATTCAATTATCAGATTCATGGTGGTCCATACAAAGAACATACTTACCAGCATCTACTAATTGTTGCATCTGTTCAATATTATTTGTACCTGCATCTGGAATTACAATAAGACTTGAATCATCCTCTAAAAGTTGATCTATAACATCCTCTAACCCATGCTGTTTCCCGCTATGCAAAACATAACGTAGTTTAGGAAGAATTTTTGCTTTACTCTGATCATAAGAATATAAATCATACATATAATTCAAAAAAATTGCGGCACTCGTAAAACCATCTGCATCTGCATCTACTACTACAGTCAAAGGTACTTCTGCTTCAACAGCTGTCCGCATTAATTCAACAGCTCTCATAACAATACCTTCACCAAAAGCAAAAGGAGAATTTACATCTTCTCAGAAAGAAGCGTTAATCCATTTATCTTGATCTTCTTTTGTCTTTATTCCACGATTATATAATATTTGTCGCATCGTTCCTTGTGTAGGCTCATTAAATAATTTATAAATCAATATTACCCTCCCTTGCTTTAAACCATTTACAAAAACATCCTTGCCATCTTCATAGAAAAAGATGATCTATCAAAGGTATATCTTTTACTAAACATTTTCAAAAACCACAACAACTTGGTTCAATTCATTTATGAAATTTACAATATCTACAACGAGGATGTTTCTTTCTATAAGCTAAGATATGATTCTGTGTCTCCATAGATAGAGGAAAGCCTCCTTCCCACAATCCATTGGACTGTTTTTATATCCAAGTAAATTATATTGATCAAATAACACACTTACAGAAACCTCTGCACTTAATTTCATATATAATCTATCAATCTTTTTAACATTTTCATCATATTCTTTACCATACATTTCTTGGAAATCTTTGTCAAATCCTAATACAATTTCTTTAACACCGGCATCCAAAAGAAGTTGAAATTGATAACGAGAAATACTACTGCCGCAAACTGCTACGCATATATTATTTTTCGTACCAAAGTAAGATTGATATTGCATTACAGATTTTTCTGATTCAACTACAATTGCAAGTTGCATAGATTTTATATTCTCTTTAGCTCTATCAAATCCATATAAATTAAAAGCCAAAGGATGATTACATAATTGACCTTGAAATCTTGCGGGTCTATACTTACCATAGATTTCATTCTCTTGGACTAAAGTTCTTTGTCTAATACCAACTAATCTATGATCTACATCATAATGCGGAATCAATACTGCTCCATTTACAGGATCATATTTTATTCCCATATATTTTATTATCTCAGGAGAAATTCCTTCTGCTTCCCAATTTAATATCCTTGGTTGCGGATAATGCTCAATATAATTAGGACACTCAGGTAAAATAACTTTTTCCTGAGATCGAGGTTCAATCTCTAATAATCTTTTATTTGCAGTTAATATTCTAAAATCTTCAATGTCAAAATCTAAGTCATCAGATATTTGACTCTGTAAATTAAAAAAGTTAACTACAAAATAAATTGCTTGATTTAAGTCATCTATTTGTTGAACTTTTTGAACTAATTCAAATACATCAAAAGTTCCGCAACTACCTGTAAAACATTTAAATAATTGAGTATTCTCATAGTAATATAACTTATGACTATCGCCGCCATGACAAATAGTTCTTGCAATAATATAATCATTAAACATTTGAGGTTCGGCATCAAAATAATCCAATAAATTATATATATCTTCTAATTCTATTTTTTCTTTTACATCGTCTTTATTATAACTCATGCCGCACCTCCTTTATGTTCTCATTGCAATATGTGTTTCACCTATTGGAATTAATTTATAATTATATGTTGTACAAAACATTCCATCAAAACGGCAAGTTCCTTTATTTGCGTACATCCAAATATAACATCTATTATACATTCCTCTACGATTTTTGTAAATAGAAAGTTTCACATTCGGCATCCGCATACCATCATTAATTACATTGGCTAATTTATCTCTATCTTCTTCTGTTGTATCAAGAAGAATCATACCCATATCAATTTTATCTGCGATTGATTTTGCTCCTCGCAACAAATTTTGATCAGGTACATCTGATGTTTTCCAGTCTTGATTTAACTGAGTTGAAGATAAAATAAAAACATTATATTGAGTTGCAATCTCTTTTAGTTTAACACTTAAAAGAAACAATACATTATCTTCACGTAATTTTACTCCACCAGAACGACGAGTAATTTCTTCAAGAATTTTCATTGAAGTGTGGATATAATCTAAGAATACGTATTGAACTTCATACATGCGGATACTACGCTTAATTGAATTTTCAATATCCTTCAGATTAAAATCTGGAATAACTTCAACATATAATGGACTCTGCTTAATAATTTCAATTGCTTCTCGAGCTCGTTGTTGTTCCTCAAAACTCATTATATTATTAAGAATATATTCTTCATCAATATCAGCTAAGAATGAAACCATCATTGTTTGAATTTCTTCAAGTTCCAATTCTGTACTGATAAAAAATGCAGGAAATGCTAATCCATTATCTCGCCATTCACCATCTTTCCAAATTTTATTACAACCACAATTACAAAAATCTGCAATCATTGAACGAGTTTTACCCACACCAGTCGCCGCGGATCTAAGATAAAATTTTCCTAAACGCATACCTCTTGTTACCGTATTAACCAGATCTCCATACATTGGTTGACCTACATCTGGATTTTGTCCTAATGAATCAAATAATTCATCAATTCCTGTAGATGCCAATATACTATCATCACTTGAATTATCTACATACTCTGCCCGCACATGAGCAATTTTATTATCTATTTGATCTGCAATTTCATCAAGACTAAGACTATTAAGATATGCTATCTTTGTTTCTCTCTTGGATTGATCTAATTCATCTGGATCATAAATCCAAGAGACATCAATACCTATTTTATTATATTCTCTCAACAAAGTAAATTTCTTTGTCTGAGCATAATAATAATCAAAGTTACTTCTATCTGCTTGCTCTGCGGCCGTTAATAGAAATCTTGCTCCATCATTTGCTTTATAAGTTGCATAAGAGTGCGGCCGAGATTGCAAATAATTTTCAATAGATTGAATTGTTACTTGCCGCACACCCATTGTGTGCATATTAGACAAAGAAGCAAAAACAATTTGATGAAATTCTTTTACAAAATCTGCGGTTGTTAAAAAGTATTTACCTTCATCATCTAAGATTGTAATATCATTAATAAGACAACCTAGAAGTTGAACTAGAGAAGGCGTATCTGCATAACGTGAACTATCCAAATGATACCTCCTAATCTAATTCATAAAATTTAACATGACGTGGTTTTGTAATTGGAGTTGCTTTACCAATTACATTTTTAGTTTCTTTAATAAAGTCTTTAATATTTTTTCCTTTATTTAATTCAGCATTTTTCTTTTGCTGCTGCATATATTTTAAATAATCAGAATAAATATAAGGTACAATTCCAATACCACCATTTGCCTGAGAAGTATCAGAATGTTTTATTTCGTACCAATAAATTAATGTTCTATAAATTGAATCAATTGTCATTCCTTCTTTAGAAACAAAATGCTTAATTTGAGATTCAACTTTTGTTTTTGAATATCCTTCTCCTAATATATGCTGCATTAATTGATGAATTTGTTCTACTGAATCTGCACAATTTTTATGTGCATATCTGCGGCCGATCTGAACAAATTCTGTATTTTCTCTTTGAAAGGACTGGCCGCAATATGGACATTTAACAGGTGCAAGTTTTGCCATTAAACTCCTTTCATCGATATTTTTATCAATTAATTATAACATATATTTTTGTTTTTGTCAAATAAAAAAGCCACCCTCAGATAGAGGATGGCTTGGAATTATCTGGCGGAGTAACTCAGAATTGAACTGAGACAGCCCTTATTTTAGGCTGGAAGGATTAGCAATCCTCTGCGATACCATTACGCCATTACTCCGGAAGAGAGTAAGGGATTCGAACCCTTGAGACGTTTATAAACGCCTTCCTGTTTTCTAGACAGATGCCTTCAACCAACTCGGCCAACTCTCCATTAAAAATTAAAAGTTATTTCAATGAAAGTTCCATTTGTATCTTGATAATAAGCAACAACATATAAACTTGTTTTAGACTCTTTTGAAGTAGATCCATTAGTATACCAATGATCAAATATTAAATTGTGGTCTTTAAGAAATTGTTCAATTTCTTCTAAAGTTTTACAATTTTTAATTTGTGCTAATTCATTGCCAACATTCATTCTATAGTCCATTGCCTACAGCTTCCGTGAGTTCATCTACAATAAGAACAAGTTGTTCTGCTTGATCACGAGACATTTCAGAAACTTTCTTACCCTTACCAAGATACTTATCAGTAATAGCTACGATGCGAGGTGCCCAAGTAGTACCAAATGCACCACCAGTTGCATTTTGAATCTTAGAAACTAGCTCATTAAATTGATTCATAAGTGCGTCAAAATCAAGTTCTGGCTCTGCAACATGTGCCTGAGTAGGAGCATCAGTTACATATTTTCCATTAAAATCTTGTGCTTGACGATCTATTGCGTCACCAATTGCGTTAACGAGATTATCATAACTAAACTCGATACTGTCAGGGGTATATTTAAATCTGGAACCAGCCACAAAGCGAGGGGTGCCGCGCATGAATAGAGTCGTATGTACAGTTCCATCTTCCTCTTGGAAGGGATGGGCATAACCAATGATGTCACTCATACGGTCGACCACAAGACGAGGTTGGTTAGCGAGAGTAGGGACAATTTGCTGGTACTCCTCTCCTTCACTATCTTTAAATGTTTTATCTTGTGAATGACTAATCATAATTAATCCATAATTTCGTTGAGGAATTGATCTAAGAGCTTCATCAAATTCTTTCTTAGCTAAAGCATACCCTTTTCCAAAAGGTAAATCTCCTATTGTAGAAACTCCATTTGCACTACAGATATATTTTTCACAAAGATCATAAGCAATATCTACTGTATCAATAATAATATTGTCAAATTTTGCTTGAACTTTTTCATCATTTAGCTGTCTTAGAATTTGTTTAAATTCAGACCACTTATTAACAGGCTGAGCCATTACACCAGGGATAGCCAAATATCCTGTCTCAAAAGCTAATAGTAAAGCATTAGGAAATTTAGATGCAGTAGTTGTCTTACCGGTTTTGGGTTCACCATATAGTAACACAGTATAACCTTTAAGATCTCTTGATACTTCATGCGGGGTAATATCTAAAAGATTAATCATTAAGTACCTCCCATAAATAATCGGTATTAATTTTATTATAATCAGTATAAGGTATTCTAATAAGTTTTATATTATTGTCTTTACAATATTGATTTTTAATATTATCTCTATATTGGGTATTCTTTAAAGATTCTCAATGATTATTGTCTATATAATGCTGTATACCATCATACTCAATACAACAATTATAATTAGGTAAATAAAAATCAAAATATAAAATATGACCAGTTTTAGGATTTTTACAATCATTGAAACTTTTTTGTGTTTCAAACAATATTTTCATAGTTTTTAAACAAGTAGATATTAAGCGTTCTCCCTTAGATTTTAAGCATCCGCAAGAAGTTTTTTTCCCAGATATTAAATCTCCGGCAGTTGCAGTAGTAATGTTTCCGCATTCGCATTTGCATTTTCAAATTCATTTTCTTTGAGAAGTTTTACCAATTGGATATAAGGCAATTAATTTTCCAAATTTTTGATTAGTTAAATCTTTTTTCATTTGACCGCCATATTTTTTTCCAAGCTCTTCTCCTCTTTTTTTCATCACTCTTTTATTTCAACAGCCACAACTTTGAGTTAATCCAGATTGAACACTATTAATTCTTGTTTCAAATTTTTCTTGGCAATAAGGACATTGAAATAGACCTAATCATTTATTTTGATTATCTTTTATTGTACGTTTAATCATAAGAATATGATGGGGACCAATATAATCCCCATCATGATATTTAAATTTAGTCATTAAAACTTAAAGTTAGATGCGGCAGTGGGTGAGGGAACTGTTGTAGTTCCACCTGCAAAAGGTGGATCATTATCTACACTCATGTTTGCAGAAGCGGGGAAACCACTCTGACCCGCAGAAGAATTATTACGAGCTTCTGCACGAGCCTTAGCCTCAGCCTTCTGCTGCTCACGATTCTGTAGACCCTGCTTAAATTCTGCTACAGTAATTGTAGACTCATCATCCCAAGGATAGGGTTCAGGAGAACAACCTTCCATCTGCCACATACGAAGAGTACGAGTTGAATACTCAACTTGCGGAGCTCCCCAAGCAGTCTCTACTTGACGCTCAATCTTCTGAGTTGAAGATACAATCTTACCCCAGACATAAACTAAATAGGGAGTATTAATTGAAATATCAAGACTCTCAAAATATTTAATGCCGCCCGCATCAGTTAGAGAATAAGTTACTGGAATAAGATCACCACGGAAATTAAATACATAACCCATAATGTTCATATAATCATTTCCATTTTCAACCTCAACTAGATTTGCTCCAGTAATGAGCATATCAGTCTCAAAGTTATTACGCTTATCACGGAAACCATCATTCGCATAATGAGTAAATCCGCCACGAACTTGCTTAGACTCAACCATATTACCATCGCGGCCCATGAAATCATTTACCTCAACATCACCTTGGATACGAAGCTTGGTTGCCTTATCCTTACCATCCTTCTCCCAAGTGGCACCACCATCAATAAGAGCCTTTAGAATTGTATAAGTCTCATTCTCCTTACCACTCTTCCAGAAAGGCACAACATAGGTATAACGAACACTTACAATATTAATTCCATCCTCGTCAGTTGCAATGTTTACAGTACCATTAATATACTCCTGACCAGGATTCTTACTATTTGGACCTGCTACATTTGCAAAGAGACTAAAATTATAGACATAACCTTCTACATACACAACATTTTTCCAATTATCACGCATATAAATTCCTCTTTCGATCGTCTCTTTTTCTTACATATATATTATATAATATATTTTATTGTCCGTCAACTGCATTTTCTTGGGTTAGATCAGGAAATTCTCCAGTAATCCATTCCTGCATTGGAAGCGTATGAACCCAATTAACAAAGTCTTCACGCCAGCCTGAGAGACGATGATTCTTACGCTGATTATACATAGTACGAAGAACTTGATAATTAAGACTTACCATGCGAGTCTGGAGAAAACCTTCAGGAAGCATAGCTTTAATCTTCTCGAAATATTGTTCTTTAATATCACCAGGTTCTAACTGTTTATAAAGATCAATAAGATCATTAATTGCTTGAATATAAGTAAGCATAGTATTATTAGCAATTTCATCTTCACCAAAAGTAAAATAAATATCTTCTGGCTTAACCCCATCGCGCATTAGAGTATGCATTGTAGACTGAGAATTTTCAGTTGTACCAATTTTATAAGTTGCTTCTTCTGCCCACCAAAAACGTGGAGCTGTAATATTTACCCATACACCAATTTGACGAAGGAACTTGGCATGTTCAGGACTTCCAGCTTGAATTAATTTTTTAGCTAGATTATAATCTGCATCACCAATTAGAAGCCCACCTTTCTCATCAATTTTTGTATCAGCTTTATTGTATGATTTTAAAGGATGACGCATACCTGCAATTGCAGAAATAAAACCAGCAATTTCTACTGTTTGAAAATTAACCATTAACCTACTCCCTTATTTCCATTATATCCAATAGCATCTGAATTATATAACTCAATAAAATATTTTTCTTTTTCGTTTAATTGGCTAGACTCACACTCCAAAAGAAGTTCAAAAGAAAAAGAATCTAATCCATACTCTTGTATTGCGGCATATAATTGATTACCTTGCGGCGTATCAATTCCAATTCCAGCTTTGCAATGATCCATTCATCTGCGGCGAATGTCAGTAGCTTGACCGATATAACATTCACCAGTTTCTTGATTCGTAATTTTATATATGCCGCATACATCAGTCTTACCTAGAATTTTAGGGAATTTTTTCTTAGCAATAGGAGAATAATAAGCCTGTCAAATTGCCATTAAAATTGACCTAGGTTTTGAAATTCGCTTAGCAACTCCCCGCAAGATATTTACATCACCTAATTCTTCTTGCGGAAGAATTAAACAATAGTAATCTTTATTCTCTTGGATATGTTTCTCTTGTTGAGCTGCGGTAATAGCGGCCGCATGTGTTGCTTTTAAAGATTCTAATTGTTCTTTTTCAGTTTTAATATATTCTGTTAAAGTCTTTAATGTTGATTCATAATATTCTTTTGAATCTTTAAAATCTCTTTCTAATTCTAGAAGTTTCTTTTGATATACAGCATCAGCTTTTTCATTAGCCAATTTTTCTGATTGGTCAATAAAATCTTGAATTTCTTTTTTCTGTTCTTTTTTTGATTTTAATTCACTATCTAATAAAATTTTTTCTTGCTTTTTAACATAATAATTATGAGTTAATAGACTAAAATCATTATCTAAAATATCATTTCGTTCTTCTAATTCTGATTTTTTATTTGTAAGATAATCAATGTCATCTTCAAGTTCTCTTCTTCTTTCTAAAATTTTATTATTAATATCCTCTATTGGTTCAACAGATTTACAACCTAATCAATAACAAAATCAAGCAAGAATTATATCAGTAATAAAAATAACAACAGGAATTATTATATTTCAATTCATAATAAAATAGCGGAGATAAGATTAACTCCTACCTCCGCTCTCCTTTTATCTCTATTAAATTTAAAATTCTAACTTACTCTTTTTCAGCATTGGGATCAGCAGTAACACCATCAGCAGTAAGAACGATGCGCTTATCCTTCTCGCCCTCAACGACAACACGCTCAACTAGACCCTTGCGGACAAGACCGTTAAGGACACCAGTGATAGAACGACCCTCAATGTCAAGAGCAGCTGCAATATCCTTAGAAGTTAGATTTTCACCCTCATGAGCCTGAAGGAAAGTTAGTACTGCTTGAGCTTTATCAGAAAATAGTTTAGCCATAATAGGACTCCTTTTCTCTCTTGGAACCTTGTTCCTTTTATTTTATTTCTAATATATTATACTACTTATTTGATAAAAAGTCAAGAACTTTTTTCTTAACTTCTTTAATTAAATTATATCATTTAATTTATAGTTTGTCAACTAAAAAATTTCTTCATACTTACAATCTTCTGGATTTTTATCATCACGCATTCTAATAAATACTGGATGCCGCAATGCACCATCCTTAGTGGTAGACATTGCTTCGCATTCTACAACATGACCAATATAATTATCAGGATTTTGCGCCATATCTTCTCGTGTAGCATCAGTAAAACCAGAAGCTACACGGCCTACTTCTACAAGCTCACCAGCTTTATAAAGACCTAGTGTCATAGCATTTTTCCATCCAAAGAACCAAGGCTTAGTTACTGGCTCCCAAAGATGCGGATTCTGTTGATAATCTTTATAATGATAACCATAAAAATCATGCCATTGATATGCACCATTTTGATCTTGTTCACCACGTTCAATTCAGTATTGCCAAGTTTCAATCTCTTTTCCCGTATAGACTCTAACTGGATCTTCTAGTCCAATGCAGACAAGATCAATGCTATCCATGTGCTGTTTCATTTTGAAATATGTTTTAGTAGGACGTTTACCTGGCTCATAAATAGCATCGGCCTTTTTAAAGACCATGCCCTCTCCACCATTGCTCAAAATATCATGAAGAGTTTGTTCAAAATTATCTGTATAAACATGAGCCATTTCTACATAAACATTAATATCTTGTTTGTAGAACCAATCTTGAAATTTTTTAAAACGAGCTACGAACCCAGTGTTGCAAAAGTTAATACCGTTAAAACGGATACAATCAAATATATAATAATGAATAAAGCCACCATAACCCGTGCCTTTTTGTCTCGCAATCGCATTTGTTGGTGTACACCCCATAATCTTTGTCACGTCATTGCTTTTACCACCAGGAACATAAATCTCGCCAAGTACGACTGTATCATCAGGAAGTGACTTTGCCCACTCTACAATATGCGGAACATTAGCACTCTTCTCTACAAGCTCACCGGTTTTACGAGACTTTGTTCTTGCAAAAAGATAAATATGATTATCGTCAATTTTCTCTAACATATAAAGAGCACCATCATATTTTTGCTGAGCCACCCATTGACCGTTACCTTTAAAAGCTTCATCAATAAGTGTTTGACTTGGTGACCCATTATACTTCATTGGTTCCAATTGATAACTACCAAGATAAAGTTCACTCATAATTCTCCTTTCTTTTAAATATATTATATAATAAAAAAAGGGACTTGTAAAGTCCCTTTTCTTTAGGAGAGTCGATTTCCTTTTCCGGCTCTGTGCTGTACTGGTAAGGCTTTTGACATAGCTCCCACACTAACTCGAACAATGGTAGCTCCTTCATTAAGAGCAATACCCTTAACACCCTTCGCAGTTTTTCCAACAGGATTAATCTCGTCGAGTTTAAATTGAATACCCATTTGGTCTGAGGTAACCAGCGTCATGTAATCTCCATTTGTTTCTCCAAACCAGATGAATGAATCATCTTCATTAAGCCCTGCACACTTCATACCACGCTTATTCTGAGTACTACCAATGAAAATAGTTTTATCAGATTTCTTTACTAGACCTTTTTCAGTTACACCTGTAATATAAGGATGCTTTTGATCAATATTCATATTAGTCATATAAAGAATCTTTTCATTGGGCTCAAGAGAAAGAATTGCCCCAAGAGCAGTACCCTTATCAGCGGCTGCACACTGTTTAATCTCTCCGACTTTTAGACGATACATCTTCCCAAGAGAAGAGAATAATAGAATAATATCATCTGTGCGGGCCTTTACTTTTTCAATATTGATTCTAGCTTCACGGTAAACCTTAACAGGAATACTCTTTAGATACCCTTGCATTGTGCGAGTTACAATAACATCTTCGATAATAAGTTCCTTAGCTTTTTTCGCTGTAGACGTTTTAGGAATATCTTTTTGAATTACATCTGTGCGGCGTTTATCACCAAACTTTTTAACCAGATCCCGCAAACGCTCTGCAAGAATTTCAGTTTGCTTTTTATAAGATTCAATTACTTCTTGATAAGTTAGAGCTAATTGCTTCTTCTCTTGGAGTTCATTTGCAATTGCGATTTGATCCATATTAGTAAGACGACTTAGTGTCATCTTTAGAATAGCATCAGCTTGTTCAAAACTTAGTTGATATTTCTCGCAAAGATTAGTCGCCGCAATTGATTTATTTTTACTACTTTTAATAAGTTCAATTACATTATCAATATCTTCTAGTGCAATTGAAAGACCTTCAAGAATGTGAATACGTTTTTGTGCGGCGTCAAGATCATATTCGTACTCACGCTTAATGCAGCCAGTATTATGCTCAATATAAGTATCCACATACTTCTTTAATGTAATCATAACTGGAGTTTTGCTAATGATTCCATTTTGATTAGCATTAAATTGCTTACGGAGATTAGTAGCCGCAAACAATTGTGCTACAACTTTTAGCGGTTCAACTCCTGGCGTACAAGTAACAACAAGTGAAATGCGCTTCTTATCAGACTTATTATACACATCTGCGATACCAGTAATTTTTTCTTCATCAATTGCTTTTTTAATTTCATCAATTACTGGTTCAATAAAAACTTGGTAAGGCAATTCATAAAAATCAATTTCATTTCCGCTAATTTTAAACTTACTTTCAACTATAACTCTACCTCGACCTGTTTTATTAATTGTGGCAAGTTCATCCTTATTAATAATTGTTCCACCAGTGGGGAAGTCAGGATAAAAATTATCTTCATCTAGTTCTCCGGTTTCAATATAATGAAGGAGAAGTCCTGCGGACTCACTGAAGGAATGTGGTAGCCATACGTTCGATAAAGAAACTCCGATTCCTTGGGCTCCATTCACGAGAAGTCTTGGGAAGATAGCAGGTAATACCGTGGGCCATTCATCATCCTCGCTAAAATTGGACTGCATTGGCACAACAGATTTCTGAATGTTTCCAAGCATTCCTTGCTCGACGATAGGAGCAAGTCGAGCTTCTGTGTATCGATCTGCGGCGATTGCATCTCCTCCGAGAATGACGTTACCATTTGATCCATGAAAATCTACCTCCGGTATATTATTTGTAAAAGGCTGAGACATACGAGCAAAAGTCTCATAAATTGCAGTAGTACCGTGCGGCCACCACAATGCAGCAACTCCACCAGAAATCTTTGCAGACTTTACATGGGGCTTTTTACTAGTATATTTCTTAGTGTACATTTCCCAAAGACAAGCTCGCTGTCCATCTTTAAGACCGTCGCGAATATCTGGAAAAGCTCTTCGACAATTAGTTTCATAAGAACTGTCTAAAAAATTATAACTAAGTTCTTCGCAAATATCAATTTTATTCATATGACAAAATTCCTTCCTTTATGAAAATTTCTTTTAGTCTTTGTTCTGTAATATCTAAAGGTCCTTTTCCATAAGGGATTCTAATTAAATGAATATTATTTGAATTACAATATTCATTTTTTATTTTATCATTATTTTGTAATTGTGTAAAAGCTTTTTCTCCACCAAAATGAGAAACAATTTCTCGATGCTGCCTACCATCAATTTCAATACAGCAATCATAATCTGGTAAATAAAAATCAAATCTTAATAAGAATCCTTTATTGCTTAAACAGTCTTTGAACGAATACTCTCTAAGATAGCTAATAGAATGCTTTTGTAAAAAATTTAAAACTTTTTGTTCTCCTTGTGTAAATCCTTTTTGACAACCACAGCTATTAGTTTTATAAAATTCACTTGTCGTTAATTTAGTATAATTGCCGCAATCACATTGACATAGCCATAAATAGCTATTATCTTTAGCATGTTCGTTAGTTCTTTCGATAGCTACTAAATGTCCATGTCGTTCATTTTTTATATCTTTTGCATGTGTCTGTAATTTACTAATACTTCGATAGCATCCACAAGAGCGAGTTTTTCCTCTTTTTACTTCGCCAATACGGGCATTAAATTCATTGTTTTTACAATAAGGACATAAAAATTGAGCTCGTCTATTTTTTCTGCCACATGGTTGAGTATCTTGTTCAGTCTCATAAAGAAAAATTGCATTATAAGGACCAATTAAGTCTCCTTTATGATACTCTATCCTCATCAACAATCAACTCCTCTCCATGCTCCTGAATATATCGAACTCTTGCTTCTACTCTTTTTCCATATAAATCTTCAAACATTTTATCCGTTTTAGCATAATCATCTACATATAATTGATAAATATTACGTGTAGCTGGATCGAGTAGACTAACACTTAGTTCTTCGCTATCCTGTTCTCCAAGTCCTTTGTTTCTTCCAATTGTATATCCTGTTTCTTTGGTTGTCTTTTTAAATTCCGCAAGATCTTCATCGTTATTGAGATAAATATATTCATTCTTTTTTGTTGTAATTCGATAAAGAGGCGGAACAGCAGAATATACATGACCTTCTGTGATTAGTTCCGGGCACATATACCATAAAATATTGAATAGAAGATTTTCAATGTGGTGCCCGTCAGGATCCGCGTCAGCTGCGGCGATAATCTTACCATAACGAAGTTTCTTTTCGTTGTATGTAAGTTTACAAGTTCTTTCATCTACATCAAGCCCAAGAGCTTGAACTAGATTGTTGATCTCTTGGTTTTTATAGATATTTGCAGTTGCAGTTTTGAGAACAGAAAGCATTTTACCACGTACACCATAAATAGCTTGAGTCTCACTGTCTCGTCCTGCGACCAAACCCGCTGCAGCGGATTTCCCTTCTGCTATAAACAGTTCACACTTACTGCGATCTTTACTCCAACAATCTGTAAGAGTGGTAGGAAGCTGAATTGCCTTAGCCTTTACAGGGGCCGCAGCTTTAGCCTTTACACGTTCTCGAGCTTTCTTTGCAGCTTCTGCAGCTTTGCGGGCAACCAAAGCTTTTTCGATAATGTTTTTACCATCTTCAATATTATTATCTAGCCAAATCTCTAGTTGCTCACCAAGAGTAGAAGTAATAAATCCAGTATCAATCTTAGTGATTGTGGACTTTACTTGCGCATCATATGCTACACCTTCTGCGGTAATATTAGCTACAAGTACCATACCTTCTTGAAGAGAAGCACCATCAAGATTCTTATCTTTTGCTTTAAGAATACCTTGTTCTTTTGCCCACTTGTTAAGTGTGCGAGTAATGGTAGACTTAATTGAAGTAATGTGCGGCCCCGCAGATGTAACTCCGCAATTAACATATGGTATAATACTAGAGCTGCCACGAGTGGTATAGCTCATTGCCAAAGAAATTGATTGTTTATCTTTCTTCTCTTGGATGATTAGAGGATTATTGATAATCTCAATTTCTTTTCCAAGATGCTTTTTAAGCAAATCTTGAATACCATTTTCATGTACAATCTCTTCATCATTAAAGATAATTGTAAGACCAGGACATAGACAAGTAATATCCTCGCAGAAATCCTTGAGCTTAGCTTTATTAACCATAATCTTAGTAAAGAACTTTTGGCTAGGAATAAAAGCTACACAAGTACCTTGATGCCCTAGAAGATGCTTACCAACTTTACGCTCAAAGAAAATGCCATTCTTAAAGAAAATCTGCTCTGCATCATGATCAGCATTTTCAGTTGTAACTAGAAGCTGATCACTGAGGAAGTTGGTAGCTTTTGATCCAATACCATTTAGACCAATTGCAGTACCTTCATATACTCCATCATCCTTATACTTACCAGATGTATTAATAACATCAAAGGATGCTTGGAGAACGGTTTCACCATCTTCACGCAGAATATTAATTGGAAATCCTTGACCCCAATCTTCAATACACACTTGTGTATTATCACTAATTATAACTTGAATCTTATTGCCATGACCAATATTATATTCGTCAATAGCGTTGCCAAGAATCTCAATTGCAAGATGCGTAGGATCAGAGGTATCTCCAATATACATACCTGGCCGCAACTGCACATGTTCTCGAGCAGACAAAGACTCAATACTATCATCTTTATAAAGGTTATCCATTAACCCTCCTTTCATTATCAATATAATTATACCATAATAAAAAAATCCCGTCAAGACTTTTAATTCGTCTTAACGGGAAGAAAAATTTTTAATCTACTGTAAATTCGAGACTGATATGCTTGCGATGACGATCATGTACTAGCCGCATCTTACCTGTGCGGCGACTGGAAAGTAGAATTTTTACTTTGCCACTCTGATTATCTACCCATGCTCCATGATAAAGCCAGAGAGCATCTTCATAACGAACAACTGATTTATCTTCTACGAGTTTACGATGGTCTTTGTCGTAAGCTTGAACTGGTTTCCGCATATTTACTCCTTAATATAATCACGAAAAGTTTCATAATCACTGTCAACCATACGAATATTGACAGAGATCATATCTTCATTTACTTCATTAATCATCCAATCGAGAACTTCACGATCGCAAATATGAACATATTGATCTGCATTTACCTTACGAAGGGTAATCCAATCATCCATTACAGGATTCCAAATACAGAACTCAAAATGATCGAGCTTATTACGAGTATATCCGATGGTTTTTACAAGGTCATTAACAATCATCTTTTTTCCTTTCTATTTGCAAACTTCTAAAAATCCATTTCCATATCAAAATTCTTTAGGATAAGGTTTACGTTCAGCCCAACAGCAATAACAATTTGGCGTTGTTGTTCTTTTATGAAGTTCACATACTATATCTTCTGTATCAATGCGAGGAACATGCAAATATTTACAATCATATCCTCTAATAATATCTTCTGCTCTTTTGTGTATACAAGTGCCTGGTATATCTTCTCGAATTTGATTGATATACTCTGCATAAACTTTTCTTTTTTGTGCCACTGTTTTCCCTTCTTTTTCTTTATCTTTTATATAAGTATATACTATAAAAAATTTTTTGTCAATAACTAGATTCTATCCAAGGCAGTTAAAATATCTGTAATGAACGGTTGCGATTTACTCATACCAGTATTAATTTCTCGTGTAATATATACTATATCATCAAAAGGTTCTGATACAGAAGGTGATTCTCTATACTTATATAAATATTCAAAAGTTTCATCTGGCACCTGTCTATAAGGTAAACGCAGTTGCCGCAAGATTTTTAGATCTTCATATTTTCGTTCAACTCATACACCTATAATTTCTATCTTCTCTTGGATATAATGATTAAGATATAAAAAGAAATTATCTCTATCTGCTTTTAAAACAAAAGGTGCAATAAGCATTACTACATTAGATTCTTCAAGAGCTTTTTTAGTAGTATTATATAAATCTTCTTCAACAATATCTGCATTATATCTTTCATTTGGATATTTTAGCCAACTGTCATATCTATCTATAATAATAGATTTAGGATATTTTGTGACTTGTAAATACCTAGCTAACTCTATATTGTTCATGCCAGGAGTACCTAAAAACATAATCAATTTTTTCAATTATGACTCCTTTGATTAGATATTGTATATGGACATTTTACCTTCTATATAATTATATATAGTAAAATTTTTCTTGTCAAGGAAAAAATTTAGCTATGTTAAAAAATTGTTCTTTACAAGGGCAATCTTTTATAATATAATTATATTGAAAATAAATACGTAGAAAGGAATTTTATGGCTTGGGTTAACTATGTTAATGGCAACTATAATGTTCTATTGAATACTACTAATGGTACTAAAATTAGATATAATGAATTGGATAACTTTTCACCTTCTCGTCCAGAAAGTATGGATGTAAAAATTTCTAATGATTGTGAGCATAGTTGTCCTTATTGTCACGAAGCTAGTTATTTTGGTGGACAACTTGCGAATCTTGAAAATGTTAAACAATTTGCTAGCACTCTTCCTCCTTTTGTTGAGATTGCTTTAGGTGGTGGTAATCTTTTAAAGAATATTGAACATACACAAGCTTGTCTTGAAATTTTTAAAAGATATAATGCTATCGTATCTATTACTATTAATCAAAAAGATTTTGTAAATGGTATTCAAATTATTGATAATTGGTATAATAATAATTTAATTCATGGAATTGGTGTTTCTCTTACTGATATTTCTGATTCAGAATTTTGGAATCAATATTATCATCATAAAACGTGTGTTATTCATACTATTGCAGGACTTTTAACTAGCGGGGAAATAGCAGGTTTAATTGAGCATCATGCAAGAGTTCTTATTTTAGGGTATAAGACTGTCCGCAAAGGGCAACAATTTTTTTCTCATTTTGGGTCTTATATTAAAAACAATATGACAAAATTGAATGATGCATTACCTTATCTATTGGATAAATGTGAAACATGTAGTTTTGATAATCTTGCTCTTGATCAATTGAATGTACAAGAGCAAATTCCGCGAGATACTTGGGATACTTATTATATGGGAGATGATGGTTCTACAACATTTTATGTTGATCTTGTAACAATGGAATATGCAAAATCAAGCTCTTCACTAGAACGTTATTCAATTGATAATATTGATTGTTCTGTAATGTTTGATTTTATTAGAAATAAAGGAATGAATTAATGGAATACTATTATGAAGAAGACTATCCAGATTGTTTTGGAGAAAGTCAATATTATTCACAACAACCTGCTTGTTTAACTTGTGTATGAAAAACAAGTTGTAACGAACAGATTCAAACAGAAGAGAGTGTGACAATTTGGGAGAGTGAATATGACTATTAAAATTCGTTCTAATGTTTTTGAAACTAACAGTTCTTCGGTTCATACTATTATTTTTCACCCAACAGCAATGGACAATGTAGTATGCACAGATCTGATGTATATTAGGGGAGGACAATATGGACGTATACCTAAACCTCCGTTAAATACAATGGAAGAACGATTAAATTATTTATGGACTGCTATTTGGAGTAATTGCATTGAAACTTTTAATTTTGATACTCAAAAATATGAATCTAATTGGGATGAACTAAAATGGTGGAAAGATGCAATTCATCTATATTGTCCAAATGCAATTTTATATAATCTTAATGATGATGATGGCTATGATTATCCATATGTTGATCATTCTTACGCAATGCAAAATTTACTAGATGCAATGAAAAAAGATATTTCACTTCTAAAATATTATCTTCTTGATCCAGATGGATATATTATTGTTACTGGTGATGAAGCGTATGATGAAGAAGAAAGAGAATATTTCAACCCAGATATTGTTCCAAGAGTTTCTTGGGGTCAATATGAAGAAGTAGTATTTAATGAACATGATCAAGAATATGTTTATGTGAAAGGAAATTAGATGATTAATATTAGAGCTAATACCTTTGAAACTAATAGTTCATCTGTTCATACTATTTGCATAACTGATGATGAAAAATATCAACAGTGGGTAGAAGGAAAATTATATTATAATGTAGATTCCAGATGGAACTCCTATCCTGAATTTGTTACGTATGATGAAGCTAAAGAAATGGATCCTCATTTTCCTTATCCAGATCAAGACACAGATGACTGGAGTTTTCAGGATGACGAGGAACATTGGCATGAAAAACAATTTTTAACCTTTAGAGAATTTTTTGAAGGCAATTATTATTATGATTATTATAATAAAGAATATGTAACAAGTACTGGCGAAATGATCCATGCTTTTGGTTATTATGGCCATGACTAAAAATTTTAATTGACAGCTGCCAATAAAATATGTTATAATATTATTGTAATGAAAAAGAGAGTGAAAAGAGGACAAACTAATGCTACTTGGTAATCAATTGGAGAAGGCACTAATCAATGTGGGACTTGCTGATACTCCTAAGCCACGTAAAAAGCCGCGTCATAAAAAGTTTACTTGTCATGTGTGCGGCAGTCCTATGCGAGTAATTGAGAATACTAATACAATGGCTTGCACAAATGATCAGTGTAAGCAATATTTCATTTTTGATAATTAGTTTTTAATGGGCCGTTATGTAGGGTATGCTAAAGCTAGTAGAATTTTAATTCTCCCCTATTCCGTGGGCCGCGGTGAGAATATATCATTGCACAGGTATATTCAATATTTTGTTTCTTTAGGGGCGTGCGGTTACCACTTATAAGCCGACTTCTTCTCTGGGCAGCAGAGTAAAAATCCGACGCGAAAAAGAAGTTTAAAAACGTGGCGTTGTGCTTGATGGTTAATGTGTCTGAGTGTGAAGAGAAATTAACTATTTTTTATTGTCTAATGAAAAGGAGATTATAGAACATGGCCCGCAATCTTAAGAACCTAGCTGACGAGTATGAAGATAGCGATGATGAGACTTTTGAGAAGCTAACTCGTAAGCCTAAGTATTCTAAGAAGACGCGCGAGGTTGAGATTCGTAAGCAGCGTCAAGCCAAGGAGAAGGCCCGCAAGTCTAGTATGCGGCAGTATGAAGATCATTATGAGGAGGATTAATGGGACGAATTTTTGTCACAGGCGATATTCATGGAAAGCCTATTTGTATTCGTGATGTAATTTCTCAAATAGATAATCCTTCTGAGGATGATTTTATTATCATTGCAGGTGATGCAGGATTTGAGTATCAAGATCATATAATGGGAGCGGCTAAACGAGAAGCAAAAAAGTTTCCAGGAACGTGGATTATTCTAAGAGGAAATCATGATTCTTCCTATTGGAAAGAACATTCTGTTTGGGATGGTGTTTTTAATAAGTATTATCCTAATCAAGGTTGGGATTTCACTGATGATGGTATGTATCTCTATCAAAAGAAATATCCTAATATTTGGTATGTAGCTGATGCTGGTGGAATTTATAATATTGGAGATTATAATATTCTTTTTATTCCAGGGGCTTACTCTGTCGATAAATGGTATCGTCTTCGTATGAATTATCCTTGGAATCCAGACGAACAACTCTCAGAAGAAGAACGTAATACTCTTGAGACGCTTGCATCTGAATGGCTAGATATTGGTTTTGATATTGATTTTGTAATCGCTCATACTTTTCCTAGAAAATTGCAGCCTATATTTGAAGATTTATTTATGTCTGGACTTGATCAGTCTAACGTAGATAAGTCTATGGAAAATTGGCTTGATAAAATGGGTTATATTTATGAAAGTTGTCCAACTTTTAAACAATATTTTGGTGGTCATTTTCATGATGATCGAATATTAACTGATAAATATACTATGTTATATCATAGTATCAAAAATCTTGCGGATTATGAAAAGGAGTAATAATGAAGGGCACTATTCTATATGCCGAGTATGATGAAGCTACTGGTATTAGTAAGGTTATTAAACAGACTAAATATGGAACTTTTACTCGATCCGTAAGAGTTCATCCCGAGGATGAAGATGTTGCTAATCAGTATGATGGTTGTTATTTTGCTGAACTAAAATGTGATATTGCGGCTTACCAAGAGAAGGCTAAGTTTATGAAGGAACGTGCTAAGGGTATTACTCATGCCTTTAATGTTCTTTCTCATGCGGACGCTCAGCGAGATCCGTATATGGATGATATGAAAGAAGAGTGGTATGCTCTAGCACATCAGGCAGATCTTGCTTGGAAACTCGCGGAAGACACAGAAGAAACTTATCATATTCTAAAAGATGCATATAATGCTCTAATTGAACAGACTCTGCGGCAACGACGTGAACTCCGAGAGAAGATCAATAAGAAGCATCAAGTTCAAGATTAAATTCTTTAGCTCCTATCAAGAAGATAATTCTTGACGGGAGCTTTTATTTTATGTTATAATATAATAAAGAAGAGAAAGAAAGAAAGGAAAAGTGATGGCAACTTTTAAGTCGTTCATACACGTAGAACGCTTGGATGAAACCAAGATTGATGTTCCTGCTTTTCTTAATGGTACTGTTTATTGTTTTTCCAAGCTTGATGGTACTAATGCTGTAGCTTGGGCAGATGAAGCGGGTAACATTCATTGCGGTAGCCGCAAGCGTGAAGTAACTATTGATCATGATAATGCTGACTTTATGCTTTTCTTTACAACTGATAAGTCTACTGAGAAGCTGCGGGAATTCCTTATCCAGAATCCTAATCTGATTGTTTATGGAGAATGGCTTAATGGTTGGAGCGGCCGCAAGCAGGCTGGTACAATTAAGCAATATCTTGATCCTGGTTTTTGGATTATTGGTGTTTTTGATATTGATGCAGATAATTATCTTTACTACGATATTTATGCCGATCTTCTTAATGGTATTTATGATAAGATTGATCGTTCTATTGAAGTTTTTGATCATCCTACCAAGGAACAGATTGTTGCTCTTCTAAAGAATAATCATTTCAATCTGCCCGATGATACCGATGGTGAAGGTGTTGTTTGCTGGAACTATGATTTCCGTGATAAGTGGGGTCATTTCCAAGTTGGTAAGATCGTAGCCAAGGAGTATCTTGAGCGTAAGGGCACTCCCCGCAAGGAGAAGCAGGTTCAAATTCGTGAAGGTCTTGAACAGAATATTGTAGAGGCTTTTGTAACTTCTGCTGATTGTGAAAAGTGTAAGCAGAAGATTATGGTTGCAGAAAATCTTGAAGAGTGGCAGACAACTGGTAAGTATATTGGTATGTTCCTTAATATGCTTTACACCGATCTTATTCAGGAGGAAATGCTTTCCATTATTCGTCGTTTTAAGAATCCTGTAATTGATTTTGGAATTCTTAAGAATGCTTGCTTTATTAAGGGCCGCCAATATCTTGGCCTAGTTTAAGGAGAATTATGATTGATATTATCCAAGAGATCGAAAATCTCAAATCTTATGTCGCTGGTCTAGCAAGTACTCAGTATGTTTATACAAGTTTCCCACCACAACATCCCTGAGCTGAAGGCACATCTGTAGAACAAGTAATTAATAGACTTGATGTTCTAAAAGAAAAGATTATTTCTGATCAAGAAGAGCATCAAGGATCATCTGCCGCAGCTAGAATGCTAAGAAATACTGTGGAACATAGTGAGCTTCCAAATGAATATTATACTCGTCTATTGGAAATTGCTAATATGATTGATCATGAATATGAAACAGCAAAAGCAAAATCGGATTACAATATTCCAGTAGATGTAATGCCTAATTGTAAAAGTTTGGTAGCTTATATTCAAAGCTATGTTGAATCTAATGGTCCTTGTACAGATCGTTTTATTCAGGGACTATATGAATTCATTGATCAAATTGATACTCAAATGGTAAATCTAAGTTCTGAAAATGCGGAACTTCGTAAAGAAAATGAAATGCTCGCAAATCGTAGTCAGCTCCTTATGCGGATTCATGACATTCTTGATCGCAACTAAAAAATAATAGTTGACAAATTCCTTCTTTTTATGTTATAATATAATTAAAGAAAGTGAGAGAAAGGAATGTTAATGGAGCTCATTAAGGGTCAGTATTATTGGGATCATGTCAATCATGTTGGCCTTATCTTTGAGGATGAAACCGATGGATATTATTGGTTTTATTGTACCGATGAAGGTCGGTATGTAGCTTATTATGATTTTGAGCTCGAGAATCTGCGGAGGTATTAATATGTGGTTGCTTTATGGTAAGCGTACTGGTCTTGTCAATCCTGAAACAGGAGAACCAGTATTTGATAAGACTTTTCGTGCGCTAGATTCATATGGGTGTCGAGTTAATAAGTTGTCAGAAGCTATGGCTTATGCTGAGAAGTCTGATATTGAAGCTCTTCTTGCAAAGCCTAAGACTAAAGAAGCTATTGATGCGGGTCTAGTAGAATTTGATATTCGACGTGCAAAGTAATGGATCATGATGGTGAAGTTATATTACAATTAACTTGTGCCACATGTGATAATCCTGATTGTGAAGTAGGTCCTAGATGTGTTTCCGCAGATAGTTTAGTAGGTTGTACACGATGAGTGCCAGAAAATATATATGAACAATATGTTCATTATATGGAAGAAGTTCTTCCTTTCTGGCACTTATATAACTTAGATTATGTTAATAAATCTTATTTTGAGATTTATAATTTTTTACAAGATATATATAAAAATTATCCAATAGTTGGCAAAGTAGATAAAAAAGGCAAAGTTATAGGAGGATAACTATGCAGGTTCTTGATGATGTATATGCTCAAACAGATCGCCTTGTCAACACTGAGAAGCATCGTATTCGTAGTTGGTGGTTTGTAACCGCTCATACTATTAACGGAGGTCGTTTTTACTCTGAACCTTTTGAAATTTTTGATGATGCTGTTAAGTATTATGATAGTGTTAAGAGCATGATTGAATATTTTGGCGGAGGATATGTAGAAATGCTCCGTATTAATGATTATGATTATGATGTAGTTGCGGTTTCCCGTATTTAATTTCCTCAATCCAAGAGAAGGAGTGATGTATAATGGCAGGTTTTAATAAGGTAAAGCAGCATAGCCCTAATGCAATTTCACACGAGGGTGGTGCTGTATATGAAAAGTCTCCGGTAAATGCATGGATGAATATGCTGTTCTCCAGCTTTATGGAGGATAAGTTTTATGAATCTGGACTAGATCAGCAGAAGCGTTTTGTTGAGCTAACTAATAAGATGGCTGAAGTATATGGTTATGAGTTTGTAGCTAAGGCTGCGGTTTTTGCTCGTAATGAACTTGGTATGCGTTCTATTTCTCAACTTGTTGCGGCTTGGCTTAATAATAAGACTTTTGATAACAAGCGTCAATTTTATCGTGCTTTTATGCATCGTCCTGATGATGTTGCAGAAATTTTTGCAGCAGTTGATTTTCTTTGGGGAAAGAAGTCTCGTTCTCATGCTCTCGTGCGTGGGGCCGCAGATTATCTTTCTAATCTAAAGCCGCAGACTCTAGCTAAGTATAAGCTAAATTCTCGTGATTATAATATGTATGATCTAATTAACATTACTCATGCATATTCTAAGGCAATCAATGACTATAAGAATGATCGTCTCGTTAAGGCTGATACTTGGGAAGTTAAGATTGCGGGTGCTGAAAATGTAGAGCAGAAGAATCAGGAGTGGCATCGTCTTGTTGAAGAGCATAAGCTTGGTTACATGGCACTTATCCGTAATCTAAATAACATTCTTGATTCTGGAGTGGATCAAGATTGGATTGATCGTTATCTTGTCCCGCAGATTATTGATCAAGATGCTATTACAAAGTCTCTAATGTTCCCGTATCGATTCTATACTGCGTATAAGAATCTTAATACTGATAATCTTTCTGTTACCTTTGCTCTTGGGAAGGCTTTTGCAATTGCGGCAAAGCATAACGCTCCGCAACTTCAGGGTGCTTCTGGTATTATGCTAGATGTATCTGGGTCAATGGAAGATCCTATTAGTTATAGATCTAATATCACTATTAAGGAAGTTGGAGCTTGTTTTGCAGTTGCTCTTCTAATTTCCAATCCTAATTGTGCTATTGTTAAGTTTGGCACTATTGCTAAGACTTATATTTATAGTCCTCTTGATAATCCTTTTACCAGTATTAAGCAGATTTGTGCTAATGATGGATGTGGATATGGAACTAATATTGTACCTGCACTATATGAAATGTCTAAGTATATTGGACTAAATCGTATTTTTATCATTTCAGACATGCAGGTTATGGATTCTAGTAATTATACTTGGAATTATTATAGACACCGTAGTGATGCTACAAAGGTATATAATACTGAGTTTAAGGATCTTCCGCTATATAGCTTTGACTTGGGTAATTATCGTACTCAGATCAAGAGTCCTAATGATCCCAAGATGCATTACATTACAGCTCTAAATGATCAAGTGTTTAAGTTCATTGGTCTATTGGAGTCTGGTATTAATCTTGTTGACTACATTAATAGTTTTAGTTACTGTTAATGTTCTCTGTTTTCACCTTCCTTTCTGTTTGTTGGACTCTAAGTTTAGGGGCTTAGAGTCCTTTTTTCATATTGACATATGCTATATTTTTATGTTATAATATATATAGAAAGAAAGGAGAAATAATGAATTTCAATCCTATTCAGATGGGCGCTGATTTTACTTCTTGGTATATAAGTGATGTAGAGATTAAAGTGCGGGGAATGGTAGATGAACTTTGCTTCTATACCCGACATGGAGTTCGCATTGCCAAAGAAGTTGTTGATCAGAATCTTTATGAACTTGGTTTGAATTATGAAGATTTGCCACAATCTTGCAAAGATATGATTGACGAAATTGAAATTGAAAACTGGTAAGAAAGGGGATCAATGCAGCCAATAGATGCTATCACTGATATAGATGAAAATACAATAAGAAGTTACATTAGCATCTATGGTGGTGCTGAATGTGGCCCCATGAATATGGTTCTCAATGAATGGAATAAGAATAAGAAAACTCTGTTCCGCGCATTAGGACGACAACTTTCTGTTTCAAAAATGATTTCTATTCCTAAGAGTGATGTTGTAATCACTTCTGAATTGGAATCTATATATCATCCTTATGTAATTTGGTATGAGCATGATAAAATAACTGTCGTAAAACATTTTGAACATTTGCAAGAAATTACAAATAATTATTTTATTTCTGATATACTACGTTTCTGGGTTAACAAAGATTATTGTATAGAAGATCTTCGTGTTCTAAGTAGATTATTTCTTCATAAAAATTTATCTAAGGGGTATATTACTTCTCTTGAAGTAAATAATACTCCTTATCACTGTCGTGATTTTAAGTGTACTATTAAAAATGGTATGAAGACTATTCGTACCATTCAAAAGGTACTAAAAGCTACAGGTTATCCTAATATGGATCTGTTTGAAAAATGGCGCAATCAAGTTAGTTTGATTCAAACAGAAGGAGAAACAAAGGCTAAACTAGTTATTAGTATTCACCCTATTGATTTTATGTCAATGAGTGAGAATAAGTGTAATTGGCGTAGTTGTATGGGATGGTCTAATAGCGGATGTTATAACGCGGGAACTCTTGAAATGATGAATTCTAATGTTGCTGCAGTAGCATATCTTGAAACGTCTTCTCCTTTTGAAATGTTTTTGAATGAGACAGGAGAAGTCTATACTCTTCCAAATAAATCTTGGAGAAGTCTTATTTATGTGCATAAAGATATTCTTCTCTTGGGTAAGCAATATCCCTTTCATAATGATTATCTTGTTCCTATTGTACTAGATATGATGCGAGAGCTTGTCGCAAAGAATCTACATTGGAGCTATCGTTTTATTAACCAAGAGTATAGAGATATGGAAAAACTTGAGGGCAATTTTTATGTAAGAGACTGGTTTAATCTTCAATATAATGTGACAAAGCAACATCACTCAATCTTTGTATATACCAATGGTATGTACAATGATATTATTGAAGCTAAATATCCTCACTATTATTGTTGCCGCAATTATGTATCACATAGCAAGAAGATTTGTCTTAGTGGACCTGCAACATGTATTTGTTGTGGGAAACGACTTATGGATGATCCAAGAGGAGAAATCTATGATTATGATGATCTAGGTAATAATAAACTTTGTTATGACTGTGAGCATGAAAACTGTTGTCGAACTTGCGGAAAAGTAAGTTATTATAGTAAATATTATACTCGTTTTGGAAGTTTTTGCAGCGATGATTGTGCAAAGGACACTATTGTTTTTCCAATACGTCATGCGACTTGCCGCAAGGAAGATCTACAATTTAATCGTGAAAGTCAGGTTTGTCTTTTTGCGGATCAAGATGCTATTACTTTTGATGAATGGCAAGATTTTATAAATTCTTTCTCAGCAACTTATTCAGATCAAGTTAATAATTGGATTAGAAAACAAAAAGAAAAGTTTGGAGAAAGAATTCGTATATACAAAGTTCCTAAAAAATTGACTGAATATCGGTATGCGGATAGTGCATATTATTCTTGTTCTGAATCTGTTTTTGATATAGATAATTGGTGGAGACTTTGCCTATTTATCGGTAATGAAAATAGATATAAGATTAGAGAAGATAGAATTAAAGAGCTTCAAAAGAGGATGCCTTTGTTAGAGTATTTGGAAGGAGGGGACAAGTAAATGAAAATTGCTATACCTTGACATCCAAGGGAAGAGCGTCAATTTGGCGACGAATATAACATTACTTTTATTAATAAACCTGATAATTTTGAAAATTTAATGGAGTTTTTATCTAAATATCCAGATACTAGATTTAATATTACGATTGACACATCTGAATATTCTTTTGATTATAATAAACTTCGTATACTTAAAAATATTAATCCTAATATTTATATAGTAACATCTTTACATCAAGAGTATTATAAAAAACTCCAAGAGCTAGGTATGAAATTCTATTTTAGTTCAGATTTTCCAATTGTAAATTATCGTTTATTTGCTTATGTAGTTAATCTTGGAGTTACAGATGTATATATAATGGATGATTTATGTTATGATCTGAAACGAGTGCGGGAAGCCGCAGATAAAGCTGGTGTTCATATTCGCTTAATTTTAAATCGTATTCCAAGTATGCTGCTCGGCAAAGGTGAAGATGTTCGATCTCCAATTTTCATTCCTGAAACTGTTGATGAATTAGATAAATACATTGATACAGTTGAGTTTGATACTGGAAATTCTTGAGCTCGATTAGAAACTTTATATAAGATTTGGTTTATTAAAAAAGAATGGAGAGAAAATCTTCGGGCTATTAATTTAGATTTGAAGATTGATATTCCTAATGAAAGTATGATTCCTAACTTTACTGTTTATAAAATGAATTGCAAATATAAATGTGGATATGGATCTATTTGTAAAAAGTGCAATCAGTTTTATGAAATGGCTAAAGATTTAGATTCTAAAGGAATCGCACTTTCAATTGGTTAGAGAGAAAGAAGGAGAAAATAATGGTTTATTCAGTTAGCGCTAGTTCAATGTTTTCTATTGATGAGGATGGTAAGCATTCTCTTGAGGTAACTTACAAAGATTCTGACGGTTTTAATACCGGAGCATATGCAGAAGGTGACACTTTTGATGAAGTTCTAGCAAATGTTCTTGATCAAATTGATGAAGCAAAGGCTGACAAAGATGACGCTCGTGCAAACGAAGAGGAAGCTAAGCAGCTTCAAACTCAGATCGATGATCTTACTCGTCAACTTGAAGAACTTAAGGCCCGCAATGCTGAGCTAGAGCAGAAGAATGCTAAGTATAAAAAGTATCAGAATTTTGCAGATGGTATCAGTAAGGTTTCTAATCTTGAAGATGCCGTTAGTAAGATTTCTAAAGATATTGAAACCGACAATCTTTGGAAGCGTTGGTTTCAATAATGGCATTCTCTCCGCAAGAAAAAGAGATGTTGCTTCAAGGAGCAATGTCTAATTACATTTTTAATTTTGCCTTTGAGTCCCGCAATCCAGATTGTGAATTTGATATTGACTCTTGGATGAAGGATTTAGATAAATTTAGTTCAAATGATCTTATGATTATGAATGCAGGAAAGCAGCGCGAACTTCAAGATATTCTTGGTAATCTTGATAAGTATGCAAAAAAGTATCCAACAATTGATTTGGCTTAGTTAAATAATTTTATTTGACAGCCTCTATATTTTTATGTTATAATATATATAAAGAAAGAGAGGGAATAAGGGAAATAAGTAATCATTTCCTCTCTTTCTCTTAGCGGGTTTATTTTTGGAAACAGGCTACTCTCTATGCCCCTGAGAGTTTAAAGCGGATTGGGTATCGTAGCATGTCATAATAAAAATCAACTCTAATCCAAAAGAAAAGAGTTGACAAAATAGAAAATTTTATGTTATAATATACATAGAAAGTCAAGGAGAGAAAGGTGGTGATTATCTTCTAATAAGAAGAAAATCAAATCCAAAAGAAAATACTTGACAGAAGAAAGTAAAATATGATATAATATAAAAGAAAGAAATTGGCAATAGGGGATTCAGAGCACCTAGGCAATACTCTGAAAGACGCAACACCTACGATATAGGTATGGGGTACTAAATACGGGTCCCTATATAAGCAATCCCAGATGAAGGGTTGATCACCTTCCAAAATGGTGGCTGGATAGAACATTGGCAGGCTGGGCCAGCACAGAAAGTTGCTAAGCCAATTTTAAGTCTGAGTTTAACCTGCTTCTCAGACTATAAGCTAAGAAAAAGGATGACATTGCTGGTGGGGCATTGATACTCACTGAGGGAATCTGATACGACTATTACGATCAGTCATACCGGTGAGTCGTTAAACTACAGGTGTTGACCCCTGCACAGGGTTAAGGTGTATTGGAATTGCGGAAGCCATCAGTTCGAGACTGATCCGTGCCGACATACTGGCATGGTAGTTTAACGGGATCAAAACAATCGCAATGACATTAATAGACGAGTTTTCTTACACGGGGCTCTCTCGTCTCTAAACTTAAAGGATGACCGCATCGTGGATGTACTAGAGCGATGGAAAAGAAGTCTGGTTAATTTATAAGTCTTTAGGCTTATTAGGAGGGCGCGCCTAAGCCTAAAGCAATGGACTCAAGAGAAAACCTCCACGTGGTGAGTCTGGGTAATGCTAATTTCTCAGCTGCGATGAGCAATGTAGATCGTCGAAAGGACTGTGTGCTCCGGACGCCTGACCCGTTAAAGCCAGGGTGTAATGTTGGATCGAGTGCATCTTATAGAAAGGATGTGATTCCATTGGGCTATTAAAGATGTTTTAAATTAAAAAACGTTTTTGAGACGCTTAAAGGAGTGATTCCAATGTTCTAATTAGTGTTTCCGCGAGAGGTCGGACGGCTGCTATGAGCCCGAAATCATAGATATTGGTGCGGTGACTCGCTCCGCCGCACGACAAGATCCTGAGGGAGGATGGTTGCTGTACACCTTTAAGTACAGCGCCAGAGCCTGCGGTGACTCACAACACCAAAGGACACGTACCGAATTATAGAAGTGTAGCTTAATGGCAGAGCAGCGGTCTTATAAACCGTAACGACAGATAATCGGCTGGTGAGAGTTCGAGTCTCTCCACTTCTACCAATAAATATGCGGGATTGGCGTAATTGGCAGGCGCTCTGGTCTTAAAAACCAGTATCTTAGGATGTACCAGTTCGAATCTGGTATCCCGCACCAATGATAAATATTGCGTGATGGTATAACAGTTACTTCGGGGATATAATATTGAGAATTACATCAGCGTATCGCGCCATTTACTGCGATAAATAAACTGTTATTAGTATTTCCGCATTGACAAAATGATTTTTAAATGTTATAATTAAATATAGAGTGATGGATGAATTCTTACTTCGACCGGTAGTACGGTCTTCTATATGATAAAGAATATAATTAACAGATGTAAAATGAAACTGTTAACGCGTATGGTTGGTCTGCGTAATGACTGACTACTTGATGGTCACTTCCTTCTCATGGTGATTTCCTCCTTTTTAGAATTTAGAATTCATAATTTTTCCTCTATCATAATGGCGTGTTCGTCTAGTGGTTAGGACCCTGGCCTTTCAAGCCAGTGATCACGAGTTCGAATCTCGTACACGCTACCAATCGCGGGGTAGAGTACAGGTAACTCAATAGGCTCATATCCTATCTTATGCAGGTTCGAATCCTGTCCCCGCGACCATTTTGAATTTTATAGGGGCGTGGCTGAGTGGTTCAAAGCAGCAGACTTCAAATCTGTCGCGTTGGCGTCCAAAACCAATGCCGTGGGTTCGAATCCTACCGCCCTTGCCAGATAAATATAGAGTGATGGTTAGAATAGTTACTTCCACTTCTAATGGCGATGTTCTTGGTTCGACTCCAAGTAATGTAATTGATGCATTATAGCTCAAAGGGTAGAGCACGTAAATTTACTATTCTTGTTGTTTCCTCTATTTAATAGGAGTTTTTATGTATGATTATAATGCAGTTATTACCAATATAGTTGATGGTGATACATATGATGTAGATATTGATTTAGGTTTTCATATTCATATCCATGAACGAATTCGAGTTTTAAATCTTAATACTCCTGAATGCAGAGGAGTAGAAAAAGAGTATGGAAAATTGTGTAAAGCTTATGCAGAAAAATATTTTCTAAATAAAAATATTAAGCTTTATTCTGAAGAAGAAATCAAAGCCCCACAAACAGATAGTTTTGGTAGATGGCTTTGTAGAGTATGGATAAAAGGAGAACTTAAAGATATTACAGGTATTTTTACGTCTCTTGGATGTAATAAATATGAAAATAATTATAGTGAAGAGAATGTTGAAAAACTTATTAATTTAATTAATAATTAGGAGGTTTTATGACTGATCTAGGTGCTTGGGATATTAACGTTAATCTTAATGGGATGCCGCAGAAGGTAGCTACAGCATTTGATTCTCTTTCTGATATAGTTGGAGCTTCATATAAATTTATTGCTTATATTGGTTCTCAACAGGCAAATGGAGTTAATCATGCTATTCTAGCAGAGCAGACAATTCTTACCGGTAAAGATGTAAAGAACGTTGTTATTATCATCTTTAATGAAAAGGGCGAGAATGTCACTCTAGTTAGTATTGAGCGTGTTGTAGAGGGCGGTCAAGCATTTGGTGGTACTAAGATTGATGTTCAAACTCTACTTCCTAATGATGCTCGCGATCTCTTTACTGCAGCTTTTTATGGAATTCTAGGCGGTCGTTATACTCCTATCGCACTACTTGGAACTCAAGTGACTACAGGTATTGAGTACATTTACGCAGCAACTTGTGATCCCGCAAGTCTAGCTAATATGGAATTCCTCCTAATTTCAATTAATAGTCTTACACATCGAGTTAGTATTATTGATCCACTAGTAGATAAATATAATGCTGCTCTTGGTTATGCATTTACTTGGTAGTTTATAAACTGATCTGTGGCAGACAAGTAATGCAGCGGACTGTTAATCCGTGTCGAAAGACTATGTGGGAGCGTTACCCACCAGATCAGCCATATCGGGGATTAGTGAAGTGGTTATCACGACGGACTGTCTATCCGTTATCACGGGTTCAAATCCCGTATCCCTGGCCATTTTCTTCTCTGCTTCGTCGTAGTTCAATTGGAAGAACCCAGGATTCTGGTTCCTGTTGTTTCAAGTTCGAGTCTTGACGACGAAGCAGAGGAGAAATAAATAAATAGAAAGGAGCCGTATAAATGGCATACATCTATGTAATCACAAATTTAATAAATCAAAAACAATATGTTGGAAAAACAACTAAGTCTATTGCTCAACGATGAAAAACTCATATTGCTGATAGTAAACGTGATAATATAAAAAATAGACCTTTATACAAAGCTTTTTCTAAATATGGCATTAATAATTTTATGATTCAAAAATTAGAGTATTGTTCTGCAGAGGAAGCATCTAACAGAGAACAGTATTGAATTAATAGGTTAAATACTTATCATAATGGTTATAATGCTACTTTAGGTGGAGATAGTAAACACTATTATAATTATCCAGAAATAGCTAAAAAATATTTAGAACTAAAAACATTAAAAGCTACAAGTGAATTTTTTCATTGTGATATAGATACAGTTAGAAAAGCTTGTTTAGATCAAAATATAAAAATTGCATCCGCAGGAGAACAAAGTAAAAAAATTATTTCTAAAAAAGTTTCAATGTATGATTTAGAAAATAATTTTATATGCAATTTTAATTCATTGGTTGAAGCATATCAATGACTATATCAAAATCATTTTACTGAAGTAAAATCTCCAAAAGGTGTTACTTCTCATATTAGTGCTGTATGTAAAGGTAAACGAAAAACAGCTTATAAACATATTTGAAAATATAATTAATGCTTCCTTAGCTTAGTTGGCTAAAGCAGGGGACTCTTAATCCCAAGAGCGTCGGTTCGAGTCCGACAGGAAGTACCAGTTTATTATCGGGGCGTGGCGCAATTTGGTAGCGCACTTGCTTTGGGAGCAAGACGTTGAGTGTTCAAATCACTCCGTCCCGACCATAATATGAGGGTGTGTCTAAGTTTTATCTTGATTAAATTCTAGACTAAAAGAGATAAGATGAAAATAAACGTACATGTTGATGACACTAAAGTGGCCCTCACCAACGGCGATCATGGTATAATGGCTATTACGTTAGACTGTGGTTCTGAAAATTTCAGTTCAATTCTGAATGATCGCCCCATGGGGATAGAAGGGTTCGACAGGCGTATAAAGCCAAAGTGAAAACGTCTGGACACGAGTTCGATTCTCGTTATCTCCACCATTGAAAAATAAATATAGTCTCAGTCTATAGCTGTGTCGTAGAGCTAGATATGTTGCCAGTACGCTCATCTTCGGTAATGCTGCTGCCTTATAGTGAACTGCAATCATGTAGAGCAAAATACACACGGCATAGCTATAGGCTGAGACAAAAATATGTTTACTTTCTAATACTATGTGTTACGCGGGTGTAGTTCAAAGGCAGAATAGCGGCCCTCCAAGCCTCAGATGCGGTCTCGGGATCCGTCACCCGCTCCATATAAAATAATAATGAAAGGAGAGTTTATGACAGATGCACGTCTAAAACTTGCTCCACCTTGGATCACTTACGTTAATATGCTTCAAGCTATTTTTGATGAAGATCCGCAGATTGCTTTTAATACCAATCTTGGTGGTGGGACATATGAGGTAGTACTTGCCACAAATAACCCTGAGAAGGCTGCCGCGCTTAAATGGCTTCTTCCAGAAGAGAAAAAGTTTGGCAATATTACTCTTACTATTGGTATTGATTGTGATAAAGTAATTAATAAAGCTTTTGGTTCTGCCAAGGAACTCTTTGAAACTGCTTTCTATAAGAATCCTGTTCTTGCTTATGTAGTTGTTCCTGAAGGTGTTATGTGGGTACCATTTACCTATATTGTATTTAAGAATTGTGTTGTTCAATTCTTTAATGACAATCTAAATGATCCTCATGGCGTTGTATCTACTCTTTATCAGGACATTGCTGCTGAGATCTTTGCGGATATGTCTTTCCCGCAGGATGGTGGTATTTGTTTTTGCACAGATACAGAACATAAGCTTGGCGCTCCACTAGGCGAGTGGCCCTAATGGAAGATTTTAATAAACATGTAATTGAACTTGCGGTTGACCCTCGTGATTATCGACGTTGGCAACGTATGGCGAGTGTTTTATATTTAAATGTTTCAGAATATATTCGTCGTTGTACAAATGCCCATACTACAATCTTAGAACATGATAGTTTTAATATTGTACCTGGCCCGCAAGAAACAATTGATGATTTGGCCGATTAGTTAAACACAAAAATTAGCTACCTTCTAAGGCGGATTGGCTCAGAGGTCGACAGCACTACTCTTGTAAAGTAGCATTCCACGGCATCCGTTCGAATCGGATATCCGCCTCAGAGGGTAGCTTTTTTTGGATAAAAATAAATAATATAATATAATTAATCCAAGAGAGAAAGGGTTAATTATGGCTGGTGAGAGTTGGAAAGAATTTACGATTCAACATAAATATGCAGAAATCCCTGAAGAACCACGGTATATAAAAAAGAAAAAGAAAAAGAGTATTAAAAAATCTGATCATAAACATCAGTATACAGATTGTATTTTTGATCCAGAAATGACTTTTGGTACTAAAAAGTGGTATTATGCAGGTCGTTATTGCACAATATGTGGTCGTATTGAAAATATGCATATTGGTGGTAATATACAAATTACAAATGATAAGCCTATTTTTAAAGCCGATTTGTTTGACAAATACGTTGATTTGGGTACTAGCGAAAGTTAGTACCCGTTTTTTTATTATAGAAAGGAAGGTTTTTAATATGGATTGATCTCTTCCTAAACCTGAAGATTTAGGTGAAATGATTTATATTTTTATAGGAGAAGAAGAAAAATTTGTAGCTCCATTTAAAGGTACTGAAAGTGAAATGTTACAATATTGGGATCTATTAGCTGAAAGAGGTGCTCGCATAAAAGAAATTCATCATATGGTAATACAGACCATTGATAAAAATCCCTATACTCCTTTACTATAAAATAATAATTGACAGCAGCTTATATTTTATGGTATAATTATATTATAGAGAGTGAGAGAAAGGAAACAAAAATGTACAACGAGTCATGCAATCAGTCTTGTAAGAATTGTTATTGGCGAGTTGATCATATTTTTGCAGAACATTGGACGCCCGAGCCCGAGAGTGAAACAATTGATGGACTTCACTGTTATAAGTACCGCACTCTGTTTTTCTCAACTTTTGATGGAAAGAAATGCATTGGATGGCAAAAACCTAAAAGAAATAATGAATCTTTTGTTATGGAACAATATATGATGTGGTAGGATAAAAGAGAGTGAGAGAAAGAGAAAAAATGATTTTCGTTGACGTATATGATTATCAAACTGGTAAGTTTCTCGCTTCTTTTGATATTGAAGATGGCATGGATTGGACTGATGTATATAATTTTGAAGATGAATATGGTGATATTACTATTCATATAGTTAAATATCAAGAGGAGGATTAGTATGAGTCTGGTTATGCAACGTTTTCGTAAGTGCCTTGAAGAAAATCATATTGAATATTATGAAGATCATCCTGATTCAAATGTAGTTGCTGATAGATACCTTAAAGGAGAAGAAATACGAGATCCTATGTGGGATGTATCTGGATATGAAGGACGAGATACCGTTTTGATATATTTTCGTTCTTATATTTCCCCTGAGCTAGCTGCAAAAATTATTAAAATATATGAAGATTATTTCACAAATAAGGAGGACTAATATGCCAAAAGTTACAGAGCTAGAAGTTATGAAAAGTCGTTATAACCTAATTATGTCTCGTGGCAAAACCGCGGAAGGTCAAGGTGTACTACGCAAGGTCCTCCGCAAAATTCGTAAACTAGAAAAGGAGAGTAATGCTTAGTCCTCACGACGTTGTAGATTTTCTTGATACACTTGATGCAATTGATCAAGTTAAGATTGAAGAAAATCAAAATGGAATGGATGTAACACTAGATGATATCAAATCATTTAATAGTGGCAATAATTGTTTGCATTATATTTTGATGCTTGGTAACCATAGAATAGTTATTCAAACATACAAAAATATGGACCGTAAGGGTGATCTTGATATTGTTCAAGGTAAGCCTGAATCTGAGTCTCTATTTAAAAAGATGATAAATATAATTAATGCTCGGCCGCAAGATTATACTGATGATCGACTTAACAAGCTATTTGTTTTATATTGCGGGCTATGGTGTAAATGGGTTACTACTTTCTATTGGGGAAACCAAGCATCTTTCTCTATAGAGTTTGGTCCTGATATGAGTCTTTGCTGGGCTAGTGAGCATTGGCTTATTAATGTAGATGATGTGTGGCCTGAACAATTGCAACGAATTCTTGATTTTATTAATGCAGTAGAAGATATTTGTAATGGATAATATAGAAGAATTAAAAAAATTAGTTAAAGAATTAATTATTTTATTACATAAATGTTGTCCAATGTATTTAGCACAAGAAATGTATGCATTAGAACAAAAGGCTAAACAACTAGGAGTAAAATGATAGAGCAGTATTCTTATGGAATTGATCAAATTAATTCTAAAAAGGCTAATGTAATTGATTTTTATAAAGATTGGCAGACTAAGGATATACGCGCAGATCTCCAAAAGAATCGATCAGAAGCAATTATGATTTTTGAAAATATTGATTATAATATTAATATTGGCTGCGCTATTCGATCTAATAATGCTTTCCTTGGTAAGGCAGTCTACATATGCGGACGCCGCAGGTATGATAAAAGATCTACTGCGGGGACTGGTCATTATGAGAATGTTTACCATGCAGATACTACGAAAGAGGTAATTGACTATGTTAAGTCTCTTGGATATATTATATATGCTATTGATAATATTATGGAGTATAGTCCAATCGATCTTATGGATGCTACTCTTCCCGAGCGAAGTGCATTCGTTTTTGGTGAAGAAGGACCAGGACTTAGCCGGGACACTATTGATCTATGTGATAGCATGCTCTATATTGGCATGTATGGTAGCGTGCGTTCTCTCAATGTAGCGGTCGCCGCAGGTATTGTACAATATGAATATACTCGTCAATGGAGGTAATTAATGAGTGATAGGATTAAACTGCCTTTTTATGCAAAGTTAATTCCAGCATTTTTTCTTCTTGTAATTCTAGGAGCATTTAGTATATATGGACAAGATGTTGGTGAAGTATGCATTCTCCGTAATTGGGGCGGTCAGCTTGCGGGAACTACTGAAGACGCAGGTTTTCATCTAAAGGCACCTTGGCAAACAGTTATCCGTTACGATATTCGCAATAATATTGTAAATCTTTATCGTGACTCTGAATATGCTTATGATAATGGAACTGCTACAGGTGCAGAAGTTACACTTTATGACAAGTCCGGCGCTCAGGCAAATGTAGATGTTCAGGTTATTTATTCTCTTGACGCGGATGCCGCAATTGATCTATATACTGATTATCAGAAGCAAGAGAATTTTGTTCAGATTGTAGCTGTCAATAATGTACGTGACGCAGCCCGCAATTGCTCTGGTAAATTTACGACACTCGAAATGCTAACAAATCGAGAGAAGTTCGCGCAAGCGATCTTTGATAAACTTTCTCCAGAGTGGGAAACTCTTGGACTTCATGTTTCAGAAGTTAATGTACAAGATATTCGTTATTCCGCTGAAATCGTAGAAGCATATAATGCTGCACAAAAGACTGAGATCTCAAAGCAGAACGCAGTTAATGAGCAGGAAGCTGAGAAAGTTAAAATTGAAACTCAAGTTCTAAAGGCACAAGGTGAAGCTGAGGCAAATGAAATTCGTTCTAAGTCTCTAACTCCTGAGATCCTTCAGCAAGAGTATATTGAAGCTCTTAAGAATGGACAAACAATTTATGTTGTTCCCGAAGGTGGATCAACAGTCGTAATTCCAAATACTCCTAAGTCTGAATAATTTAATTTAAGGGGTGTCTGTTTGCAAATTTGATTTGTAAATCCAAATCTTTTTTGTTGACAGGCACCCCTTTTTTATGTTATAATATATATAGAAAGTAAGAGAGAAAGGAAAATATATGTTCCCGACCAATGTTCGTTTTTCTCCTGCGGGTCTTGAGAATGAGCGCTATGAAGAGGATATGGTATGGCTGGTTGTGACGAAGAAGGACTGGGATCAGAACATTATTTTTGGAAAGTCTTTTTCTGAGTTTGGTGTCGCTTGCCTGTATGCAAGGGAACATTCTGATACTGATTTTGTTATTACCGCTATGTAGGAGGTATTATGAGCCGCAGTTATCGTAAGCATTTTTGGTTTCCAACTGAGGGTGATAAGCGTAATAAGAAATGGTTTAATCGTAAGCTGCGGCATAAGCACGTAGTCAGTGGTGGGAATTTTAAGAAGCAGAACAATAGTCGTAACATTCATTGTTTCTGGATTCATTATGCGGATGAGGAAGACTATGTGCGGCAGAATCTAGGCTATGGTTGGGATGAGGAAACTCTTCGTAAGACTTGGCGCAAATATTTTCTTAGTAAGTAGTGGAGGTAGGTCAATGACTTTTTACAATTATATTGAGAATGTTAGATACGAAATGTTCAAACTTGTAAATGATTGGACCTACGAAGGCGCGAAGACAAAAGCATACATATCCGAAAACCTAGATAAAGCACGCTGGGAGTATGAGCAAAAGCAATCAGAGAATCTCGAGTTGCGGAAGCTGTGTGCGGATTTGCGATTCTGTAAACGCAATAATTGTTTGACGTGTAGCCATGGACGATTTTGTGATATGCACTTTGACGAGAGATATACAGAGTTGGGAATAGAGATAGGACAATAAGCTATATAAAATATTTTTTCTTAGTGAGTAGGTGATAATTTGAGATATTTTATATCTGATCTACACTTTGGTCATTATTGGAATGGTCGAGGTATTATTAATTTTGAACGTACTCAATTTAAAACAATTGAAGAACATGATGGATATATTGAGGCAGTAATTTCTAAGCTTTGCCGCAAGCTAAAACCTGGTGATGAAGTATGGAATCTTGGAGACTTTGGTAATCTTGAATCTGAATATCTTGAAACAGTAAATTGGATTAAAGATACTGGAGCCAAGGCTTATTTTGTTTATGGAAATCATGATGCACAAGTTGATCTTCCTTATTTTGAAAAATACTTTGATCAAGTATTTCTTTATCCAGTTTATCTATCTCAAAAACTAGTTGTAAGTCATTTTCCTGTTGCGGTATGGTATGATAGTATTAACGTACATGGCCATCTTCATTCCGCAAAGCTTCAAGATCTTAATCACGTATGTGCTTCTATTCATGTAACAAAATATCAACCTATTACTGATAAGAATTTAGACACTGCTTTCTCTAGACTTCCTGTTTTTACTCGACGTTTTCTTTATGAACCTTGGGCAAAGGATCATCAATTTATTCAGCCAAAAGAAGACGTAGTTATGGATCCGAATGGTGTTATTGATCTATCTGCGAGTAGACTTCTTCAAAAGCTAAATACTGATCGCCGCATCCAAGAGAACAATAGTTATCAACCATACCGTGGAGAAGGGAGTTTTGATGACTAAACCTATTATTACTAAGGAACATTTCGTAGCTTGTATTAATGTCCTGCGGGAAGGCGATGACATGGCTCGCCGCATTAATCAGATAGTTTCTGAATATAAACGTGGAGATTTTATAGATGGTTATGCTTTTTCAAATACGGATACTGAAACTAAACTAATGGAAACACTTGAGATCGCTCTTGGAGACGAAAATCATTGGATTAGTTGGTGGTGTATTGAAGCAGATTATGGGCGTGATCCAGAGTTCGCCGCAGAAGTAAGTTGGAATGGTGAAATATATAATCTCGATTCTCCAGAAAAGCTTTATGATTTTTTAACTTCAACTAAATAATAATTGTTGACAGTAACTTGACTTTTATGGTATAATATAATTATAGAAAGTCAAGGAAAGGAAGTAATTATGAAGTTCAAGATGCATTGGGATGCAACCGTTGAGTACGGAGATCATCTTGAGGTTCGTATGGGAATTCGCATCATTTGTGCGGAGAATGAAAAGGATGCTGTGCAGCGAGCTTTAGCTTTCCTTCACAATGGAGCTTTTATTGATTGGGATGCTTTTCTCGAGAATGACGAGTGCTTTGTGGAGTTGGGAGAGTAAGTTGGCAGAAATATCTAATTTTGATCGAAAGATGTTTAGGAAGGCTCGTGAGGTAGCAGAGACTTCTAACTTTGAACATTTTCATCTTGGATGTGTAATTACGTATAAGCGGCATGTTCTTAGTGCCGCTTCTAATAGTAATAAGACTCATCCTAAGCAAAAGTATTACAATCATAAGTTTAGAGAATTCCGCAAGGGAAGTAAGCCTGCGGCGCATACTGTTCATGCAGAAATGGCTGCGATAAGTGACATTCCTTATCCTGTTGGAATTCAAGTTGATTGGAAAGATGTTAATGTTTATGTATATAGGATAGCTCATGGTATTCCTAGTGGTCACGGTATGGCACGTCCTTGTCCTGCTTGCATGGCCGCACTAAAGAACTTAGGTGTTCGTAATATTTATTATACTACTGATGTAGGTTATGCATATGAAAGGCTGGATGATTGAATTGAAAGTGAATACTAATAACATAGTAGAGTCTTTAGAGATCATTGGGTCTCTTGTATTTTTTCTTTTAATTGGTGTTTTAATTAGTTTTGCTGTTTCTCGTTGTACAGGATCATTATCAGCATTGTCTAATGATCAATGGTGGGGTGGATATTATCCAGGAGAGCTTTATCAGATTTATGATAAAGATACTGGCGTATATTATTGTATAACAGATGATGGACATGGCTTCCCTCTGTATACAATTAATGGAGAATTGAAGCTCGTTGATCAGGGGAATGAATACGTAGTTCATAAAAATCTAGGTGAACCTGACGATGCCTCGCAGCAGTAAACCTATAGTTTGTATTAGTGGTTCCCGCACCATAGACTGGATAAATCTTGATTTATTTATTGATCCTAGTCATGTCGGATGCATAGTTGCGGGTGGAGCTAATGGTGTAGATACACTAGCTGAATGGTGGGCAAAGAGAAATAAAATTGAGTTTATAGCTTATCCAGCTCGATGGGAAAAGTTTGGAAAGAAAGCTGGTATAATGCGAAATCATGAAATGGTAGAATTTTGTGATGTATTGATAGCTTTTTGGGATGGCCGCAGTAAAGGTACTCTTGATAGTATCTTATATGCCAAACAGTTAGGAGTACCGTATATATGCCATTTAGTGAAGAGCCTGGATTAAACGGGATCAAAGAATTATTTGACTGACGAGGATGAAAGTACATGTCCCGCGAAGAGATATTAGAAACTTTATCTGAAATCTATACTAATCTTGTGTATGGTGATCAAATAGAAGAAAATTATGCAATTGAACTTGCAAAGATAATGGATAAGTTAAAGGAATATTGATTTGAATAGAGAAGCAATTATCGCCAATCTGAGAGGAATCTGGGAAGCGTTGTGTGGAGGAGACGCCGCAGAATCTCAGGTTGGCTCTTTTATTTATATGGCGTTTAAACAACTTGACTTCTATTGGAATGGGACACAATTTACATCAGCACGGCCGAAAATTGATCCAATAGACGAAGTAGAATTCTTTCTTAGTCGAGTAGCTAATTTTGATTAACTAAAAGAAAACTGCTTGACACCTGCCCATATTTTGTGGTATAATATAATTAAAGAAAAGGGAGAAAGAAGGAAACATGAGCGTTTGGATTGTTTACGAAAACTACGGCCCCACCTACAATGGCGAACATTTCACTGGTGAGATTGTGTTTGAGAAGGCTTTCCTCACCAAGGAAGCTGCGGAAGAGTGGATCCATCAGCAGGAGAACTGGTGGAAGTACGACGCTTATGAGCTGCCCGTCCAGGAGTAAGGAGACTTTGATGGAAAGTGGAATCTTTTACGTTGTTGGTGAAGATATTGAAGGCAACATTATTGAGTTTGATATAAATACTGACCTTGATTCTTGTGTATCAAAGTGTGAAGAGATTCTTACTTCTGTAGATGGCGGTCATCTTGATATTTTTATTGTAGAAGATGATCACGATGTATTTGTTCGAGACGTAGAGATTTAAGATTCCAATAGAAAGAAGTGAATTCCAAATGAGGACTTACGTGATTACATTTGATTGTAAATGGGATACTGCCTGGTATCCTGTTGATCATACTTGCGGGGAGTTCTCTTTGGAGCGCTGCAATGATTTGGAAGTTGATTTTTATATTCTAAATAAGTTTTTGCATCAAAAGGGTTTATGCGGTTATCATTTTATAATTGATAATGGTGAGCATATTTACGAGATTAAGACAGGAGAGTAAAATGAAATTTAATGAAATGAACAAAGTTTTTGATTGTCTTTATACTCGTCCTTATGCTGGCGATGATGTTACTCTTAATGATGAAATTGATCAGATAGTTGGAGCTCTTTCTTGGCACATGTTTGAAGATCAAGATAAGATTTGCTATAATATTAGTGAGAAGAATCCACCCATGCTTAAAGATAATGTAATTGAGTATATGCGACAGGATATTAATAGGCAGTTTGCTTGGATTCGTGAATATATTATTTGTAAGACGCTCATTTCTTATCGTCTTAGCAATGTTGATCTTGGTGATGAAGCTACTGAGTATCTCAAGGCAGGCTTCGATGATGAAGAGTGGGCAAAGCTGAATGATGCTATTAATCATTATATTTGGCATGATTATGCTGATATGATAGGAGAAGAAAAGGCGATCGAATACTTTACTCGTATTAATCGTCCTGAGTTTATTTTTAAGGAGGAAGATGACGGGTAATAGTTTTGCGGGATATGGTATCCCATTTATTATTAACGCTCCTAAATCTAGGGAAGAAAAGATTGAGGAAGCTCGACGTTCTGGATATATTAATAGTAATAATCCTAACGATATTAATTCCAATAGAGAAAAACTTTGTTGTCAAGCTTGCGGCAGTCTAAGGGTATCGGTTGGAGAACCTATATATTTAGATAATGAAAAAGGATTAGAAATTCCTTATTGATGTCAAAATTGTGGATATATAGGTAGTCGAGTAGCTCGTTTTAAAAATTTGAAAGATTTACCAGATGGTACTTTTGGTTTGGAAGTTGATTTGGTTCCTAATGGATTAGTTGGTATCGTAGGGACATTAATTGGAGGAACGAACTAATGAAATGTCCTAATTGTCAAAGTAAAAAAAATATTAAATTTTTTTTACGGCATCAAGATACAAATGAGTCAAAAGATAACAATGCTAATGTAATTACAATTTTATGTACAGAATGTGGATATAATGAAAGCTTTTTTCTTGTTGATTGTTTAGAAGATATTTTTCCAAATTGATCAGAAAAAGAACAAAGTTTTGATAATTTTGATATATTAACTAGTATGTTTGGAGCTTTTAATATGCCATCTTTTGAAGAGGAAGAGAATATTAATGACTATTAATTTCGCAGAGGAAACTATTAACGTTCTTCATGATGAGTCTTATGAAATCGAAGATATTGCTTGGATTGGATGTACTGATTTTGTAATTCCAATTAATGAATTTTTTGATGCCGCTCGCCGCACCGACTATAATGCAGGGTATGGGTCTGAGAAAATGCCGGTTGATCTTCTTATTGTCATGAAGGATGGTAATTGGTTTTCTCGCGCGGAGTATGATGGATCAGAATGGTGGCGGTATAATAAGGTTCCGCGCAAGCCTGAGGTTAAGATGCATATCCAGCATCGTAATTTTAATGATCCTCTGTATGAGTGGACACCTTTGCTTTTTGAAGCTTGTGTTAAAAGATGGTAATAATTAACCGAGGAGGAATAAATGAATCTAGAAGACGCTGCTCGAGCTTATCTCGGTCTTGTTGTAAATGGGCGTATATCAATGGTATATGGCGATTATTATTTTAGAAAGCAGCAAGAAAACAAATATGGCGAGAAAGCTTGGAAAAAAGCATGTCAAAAAGTTCGCGCAGAGTATAATTCTAGAGTATAATTAAGGAGGAAATAAATGGTGCCGAAGGATCTACGAGACGCAGCTCGTCTTTACATGCATCCTGTTGTTCAAAGTGGGAAGAATTCTCCTGTATATCTTAATCCAAATTTTTCTACAGATCAAAAAGAAAAATATGGAAAGAAAATGTGGGAAGATGCATGTATCAAGGCCCGCACAGAATATAATTTTGGTACTAGCGCAGTAAGGTGGTAATATATGTCCAATCCTTATATTTTCCAAGAGAATGGTCAATGGTATTGTATGCTTCCTAATAGGACTTATAAACATGTACCGTATATCAATTGGGTGGAAGATGTAGATTGGTGCATAGTATACTATAGAGTTTTTAACTCTCTTCTTAATGATGTTATTTCGGATATTGAATTAAAAAATTGGGATCTCACGAAGATTTTGGACGTTGCGGCAGATATAAAACTTTAGTTTCATGTCTAAAAGAAAAGGTATTGACTCCTGCCCTATTTTTATGGTATAATATAATTAAAGAAAGAGGGAAAAAGGAGTTAAATATGCGCGATGCTTATGATCTCGAAGGTTATAGTGTTTTCGCTCTCATGATTCAGTTTGAAAATGAGAAAGAAGAGCTTTGGGGTATCTATTCTAACGCCAAGGCTTGCTGTGATAACGGTGAGAAGATTTGTAAGGGTTTTTGTGAGCAAGGTAAGGATGCTTGGTATTATTGTCGCAGTTTCGATGTGAAGGGTGAGTAAATGAAAGTTTATGTCGTGCTTGTAGATTATCGTGGTGATCATGATACCAAGGTATATGGTGTATATAAGCAGTATCGCCATGCTCGTCAAGAAGCGCTAAGATTACTAGATGTTAGTAAGGATATTGGTATATTTCATCAGATTACTAATGTGCGGGTTGTAAATCAGGAAGTGACTGAATAGTGCAGAATAGTGATATAGCATATATTAAGGCTATGCTTTGGGGTATTGTTGGAGTATGTCGAGGTCCTGAACTACCAGATCCATTATTTTGGATAATTTTTTTAAATATTCTATTTTATGGTATAGAGTTTGTATTTTGTAAATATAAAGAAAATAGTGAGTAATATCAGATATGTTTTATGTATTCTTTAGTCTGATAAATTTTTCCGCTGTGGTCTTTTGTGGAACTGAATTTATTATTATCGGAAATGTTGTATATTTAATACAATGTATAATTTTTAGTATTATTTTAATTATTACATGGAGTAAGGTGATTGAGTGGCTACGTATGTAATTAGTGATATTCATGGCTATCTCAGCCGAATGTTTGACGTCCTTGAAAAAGCTAATTTTGATTGGGACAAAGATGAACTTTATGTCCTTGGAGATATAATTGATCGAGGTCCTGAAAGTGCGGAAGCTCTGATTTGGGCAATGGAAGAGGCTCCCCGCAATATTCATTTTCTTCTTGGAAATCATGAAGATATGGCACATGAAGGACTTCTACTTGCGCGAGATAAAGGCGATGCAATTACTTATATTTATGACAATCCTTGGTCTTGGAATGGCGGTTGCCGCACACTTGATGATCTTCGAGAACAGCGAGGAAGTGCTTTTTGCCATAGAGCTGCAAAGTGGATTGAGAATCTTCCTCTTTATTATACTCTTAGAGTTAATGGATGTAGTATTCTACTTGTTCATGCGGGGATCGCAGATGGAATTCGTCTAAGTGATGATTTTATTACTACTGGCCGCGATGAAATGGTAGATATTCCTTCTATTGGAGAGGTGTGGAGTCAGCATCTACTTTGGGTTCGAGATCGTTGGCTTTATAATAAACAATCTTATCCATATGATTATATTATTTTTGGACATACTCCTACAACATATAATCGATGGTGGTGGGAAGATCTTAATTGGTTTGATGAAAAGCATCCAATAGCAGTTCAAGGTCAGCCAGGGTATATAGTACGAATGAGCGGCTATGATGGCGGACATATGCGGTATTGTATTGACACAGGACGTCACCGTTTAGGACTTCTTAGACTGGATGATATGGCAGAATTTTATAGTAACTTTGAAATTGAGGAACAAAATGAGTAATTATATATATATCGCATTTGCTATTGCTGTTGGAGTTCTACTAATTCAAGCTATATGGGATAATCATTATAATCCGCCAGGAGGTTGCGCATAATGAAATTTATTATTTTTGGTATTGCAGCCTGTGCAATTTGTAGTGGTATTAATATTATCGCAATGAGGAATGTGGTTAAATGGATGATCCGACAGTAGTACTTGGTCTAATTATTTTTGTCCTAGGTTTGATAGTAATGCTTTTGCCCGATGAAACTCCTGAAATGTCTTACAAAATTCATAAGTGGTTTCAAGGAAAGGATTAGATATGATCTTCCAAGAGATAAAGGAAATGTTTGAGAAGCGTCGTTTCGCGGAGATTGATGGCGTGGTATATCGAGAGCTTCTTGATGAAATATATATTAGTCTGCGGGCTTATCATGCGGGTGAGCTGTATGAGGACGTGTTCCCGCAAGAATATATGGATTTGCGGGAATGGGTGTATACTCGTATAGCTAAGGATATTATTTATCAGAATACTGGTTATCTAAATGATCATTTCTGCGTTGGTACTATTTATGGTATGTTACGAGTATGTGATGATCAATCAGACAATGGTTCTGTATGGTACGATATTTATGAGAAGGTTCTTAAAGGAGAATAATATGTTTGATTGGTTTATGAATCTTGATATCGTAGTACAGTTGTTCTTGTCAGCTGCAATTGGAGGGGCGGCCGCAGTATTACTTATTTTGTTTGGAGATATTGTCACACCAGATGATATGATTTAAAAACTAATTGAGCGAAGCGAAATTAGTTGGTAGGGAGGATTATTCGAGATTGTAAATCGAGAATAACCTCCCTACATTGCTATAAGGAGAAAGAATGGAAGAACTTATTTTATTTTTATTTGAATCGTGCGGGTATATGTTGGTTTTGGTGGGAGGATTGGTTCTATTAGTGAACGTATTGGAGTTGATCTTTGGTGTTAATTGGGATTAATATTCCTGATCAGTATGTTGGACGCTGGATGGAATTGCAGAGAGATCTTGGATTTGCGGATTTTGATACTTTTATGTTAAATGCAGTTGGTATTGGTGTGCGGACTATGGATAGTATTAGACAAACGCAAAGTAATCGAGATAATATTATTGTGTTTAATTCTGATTACTATTGGCCTTCTGGTGCCGTTGACAAAAAGTAAATTTTTTGCTATAATTAAAGTTAGAAAAGGAATTTGATGTTGGAATTTCAGCGGTTAACAACGGAGTCGGGACGGTTTACAAAGGCTTGCAATTTTTTAAAAAAAGTTCACCAGATAAATTTTAACAAAACATTTTTTAAAAAAGGTATACCAGATTTTTAAAAAAGGTACATTAGATTTTTAAAAAAGGTACATCAGATCGGTTAATTTTTTTAAAAAAGGTACATCCCTAATAGATATAGATATATAGATATATAGATAGACTTTTTCTTTTTTAAAGAAAGGAGGTAAGGATGAAAAATGATTTACTAATTAATGTTGCGGAGAAAAATATGCAGAATAAACAGTATGATCCACAATTGTATTTAGCTGCGTTTAACAAAGGATATGTAGTTGAGCAAGATGGTGTAACTTATCATTATGTAGATAAAAAAGAATTGAAGAAAGCTATTAAAGATGTGTTGCATAAAACGTATTATAAATGTAATGTATTAATTAAGACTTATATTGAATTGGGTTTAATTACTGAAACAGAAGAATTTTATGTGTTTAATAGTGTTGATAAGCCATTTGTTGGTTTAACTGTAGATACTGTTAAATTTTGTTTAGATTATTTAAATGAATTACCTTTCAAAGTGTATTGTTATTTAATGAGTAAATATGTTAAACATTTATATATTAGACAGAAATATCATAAAAATGAAAATTACTTTTTTTCAAAAACAGAAATTGCATTAGCTTTAGGATATAGTAGAAAAGAAGCTAATATATTATTAATTCAAAGAGCATTAGCAGTTTTGGAAGATGTTGGGTTAGTTAAGTTTTCCCAATCTTATCAAAGACCTGGACATAAAGGTTATTATCATGAGTTATATTGAGTAAGACAATATAGTAAAACACAAATTAAGGCTGATGTTCAATTTATGACACAGGCAATTGAGCAGGGTAAAGAAGTTAGTCAAGAAGTTCTTAACGAACTTAGTCAACCTGTTAAAGATAATATTAAATTATTTGCGGATAAAGTTAAAGACGGTTTAGATCAGGGTTATTCTTTATCTGCGTATAGTGATGAATATAGAAAAGCTTATAATGAGGTATATAGTGAGTAAGAGGAGGTATATGGTGAGTAAGAAAATGGTTACAATGTATAAATGTGATCGATGCGGGAAACAGATGGAGTTTCAGTATGCGATTTTAACTTTGAAACATGCGGGATGTGCTCTTAATAATGATGATTTTATGAATCAAGATCTTTGTCCTGATTGTTATGATAAGATTAGTTTTTTATTTAATAATAAAAATGCGAATGTATTTGATACAACAAGTAGTTGAGTATCAACATCTCCTATAATTGTTTCTGATGTTCCTGTGGAACAAGCTAGGCATTGTGTGGATTGGAGTAATGATCATCTTAATAAACATTTAAACGTAACATGCGTATAGTTAAAGGAGAAAAGAATGTATAAAACAAGTTATGTATGTGATTGTTGTGGAGCTGAAATGGCACTATTACCTGCGTATACTTTAAGCTTAGGTACACAGAGTTTTTGTATACAAGATCAAGTTACTTGGCATTATTGTGATAATTGTTGGGATAAGATTAAAGATCGATTAGTTGGTCGTGATTCTGAGAATGTTGAAAAATTAAAAGAAGAGATCGATAGACTAAAAGAAGAAAATGAACGTTTACAAAGTACAGTTGATTGGTGGAATAGTATTTTTGTAGTATTAATTAATAATGCTATTAAACAAGAAAAAGAAAAAAGAAGTACGACGTATACAACTAATAATGATGGACCTTTTACAACAGGATGTTGTTGTGAAAATACCAGTAAGGATAGTTTAAATTATAGACAAACTACAGCTCCTTATTCATCTTTAAGATAGAGGTTTAAAATGGAAGAGAAAGAAAAAAATGTTCCTTTAACAATTTCACTTCCAAAGAATCAAAAAGAACTTTGGCAAAAAGAAGCTGAGGCTAAGGGACAAAATATGTCTGTATTTGTGCGGAGAGCAGTATCAGCTTATTTATATGCATTAAATAGTAGAAGGAAAAAAATTATTAGAAAGAAGATTGAATCATAAGAATGATTTAAAACTAGTTTGTGAGTCAGCGGAGCTGTCGCACCGCAATCTCTAATCTGTCAAGACTTTTCTTACGGATATGTCGACCGAATTTTACCTTTTTGTCTCGGCGCTTACAAGAACAGACCAACTATACAAAATCTTGTGGGGCTCGAAATCGAAGTTTCCTAGATCTAGTATGGGTCTAAAAAATTTTCGCCCAGACGGGTGTTTGATCGATTTTCAATTTTGAATTTAACTACGATATCGTGGCGTCCAAACGGTGCACATTTACAGACGGCCGCACCGTTTACCGAGAATTTAATACCGCTCACCGAAAAGTTGGGTAAACTATCTAATTTTTAGGGGTCAAAATTTATTTAAAAAGAGAAAAGAACCAAAAGAGAAAAACGATTTTCAATTTTGAAAGGAAGGATGATGATTGATCTCGATATGTATTCTGACTTAGGAAAATTACTTCTAATTAGATTTTATCTAATGTGCGAAGAAGCGATCGAACAAAGTGAGATCGATTCTGAGCCTTAAGGATAGTTCTGTCGATTTTTAGGACGGAGTCCCGCACACTTATTTTGATTTTCAATTTCTCTTCTCTTGGATCAGAAAAATAATTTTTATTGACAATTTTCATTTCAAAATGGTATAATATATTTAGAAAGTGAGAGAGAAAAAGAAATTTCGATTTCAAATTTTGATTTTCATTTTCATTTTGAAATTGATTTTCAATTTTCATTTTCATTTTCAAATGCTTTTGGTTAATTAATTTCATTTTCATTTCAAAAATGAAAAAAAATTAAGATAATCCAAAAGAAAACATATTGACGTAAGCTACTAAAATATGTTATAATATAATTAAAGAAAAGGAGAGAGAAAGGGAAACAAGATGGGGCCTTGAAAAAGTAAGAGAGAGTAAGTCAAAAAGAAAGTAAGAAGATCCAAAAGAAAACAGTTGACAAAATAAATAAAAATATGGTATAATATATATAACAAAAGGAAAGAAGAGGACGACCTCCTCAGAAAAGAACGAGTCGTGGCGAAGCCACGTAGGCGAAGCCAGTCAAAGGGACTCGTAACAAGGACCGGGACCACGAGTCCCAGAAAGAAGGAAATCATGACCGAGACCAAGACCACCCAGAAGGACCTCTACGCCCGCATCGCTACCCTCCTCGCTGACGATATTGAGATCGTTGAGTTCTGCCAGAAGAAGATCGACCAGATCGAGCGCGCTAAGGCTCGTCCCCGCAAGACCAAGGTGAACCTCGAGGTTGAGAAGTTCCGTGCGGACGTCCTCGAGAAGCTCGCCGAGAAGGATCACCCCGTCACCAATAAGGAGATGGCTGCGGAGTTCGGTTGCTCCGCTCAGAAGATGAGCGCTGCTCTCCGTGTCCTCGTGAAGGACGGCAAGGTCACCCGCATCGAGCCCGAGAAGAAGAGCGGTGCGGCTACCTTTGAGATCGCCGAGTAGAACATAATCCCCGAGGGGCGGCGGGGTCATTGGTCCGCCCCACGTTGTTTTAATCCTTTCTAATAGAAAGAAGAGAGCATGAACCCTGGAGATCTCAAGAATACCTTCATCGACAAGGACGGCATTGAGCGCACTGTTGTTATTCCGGCTGAGGTCTTCAAGGCAGCTCGCCGAGAGAAGATTTCTAACAAGGTAGCGATTGATCGCTATCTGGCAGGTGAGGGCTTCCTGGATCAGACTGCGGTTGAGGAAACTGCGAAGGCCAAGGAGCGCAAGCCTCGCACTCGTAAGCCCAACGACACGAAGCGTGGAATTGTTGATCAGCTTGCGGATTGCATGGCTCAGGCGTATGGTGAGGTTGAGATTACTAATCCTGAGCGCCAGTTCCGCTTCGTGATCGATGGTAAGACCTACGAGGTCACACTGGTTCAGAAGCGCAAATAAGTTATCATTCATCCCGCTACCTCCTGAACCAAATCCCATAGACAGCCCCTTTACATGGAAGAACGCAGACAACAGTTGCATGATGGGGTTGATGAGTCCGCCGCGTATGACTTGCGGCGGGCTCTTTTTTTGTACAACTTATATCAAAAAAGAAATTAAATTTTTGATGTGAGTGCCACTTGGCTCAGGTTTCAGGAAAATTTCGCGTATGCAGCGAGGGCCCAAAATTCACAGAAAAATCGCGTATGCGGGTGCGCGGCGGCGGCACGACCGAATACGAACACCAGTTCTATTTTATTCACCTTATAGAACACCAGTTCTGTCAAGTGCCAATCTGGAAATTCACAAAAAATTCACAAACCTGAAAAAAAGCTTGCAACCGAACACCAGTTCGATTAAACGGTTAACTAGAACACCAGTTCGATAGAACGTCTGTTCGATAAAATGGGTAGGGCTGTTGTTAATACACCTGTTTTGACCTGCCCGCATACGCGCATTTAGGTGCCCTACCCGGTTCGCTAGGTCTATTTGGCCCTGCGCCTTGAGCACAATTACATGATAGGGGATCGATGGCCGCATGTCTAGGCTTTTCATAGAATCTGCACAATTAAATTTTTAGAACAGTTGTTCTACTCTTGGGATCGAGATCTTCTGAAAGTTAGCCTAGGCTAACATTGTAGGCCGGCGCAGAAAGTTAATACCGGTAAACTACTAGGATTAGGAGGAGGATCCAGGATCTAATTTGTACACGATTAAATAGTGCACAAAGTAATCGATCAAAAAAAATTGGAGCCCGTGCGCCTGCGGGCTCCATTCGGTCTTTGCTTTTAGCGTGGTTCCCGTCTTACCTGTCGCGTGTGCGGCATCCCCTTTTGGGTTCTGCGGGCTATTTGGCGGGCAAGGGCGCGACCTATCCCAACCACGTGAGCCTTTTAGCGTCATGCTCAGGACGGTGACCTACGCGAGGGCGTAGGTGATGGCCTTACCATTCACGCACTTGGTGAGCAAACCCATCTCACAAGCCACGCGGGCCACGGCTGCGGCTTTCTGCGTGGTGGTGATTTCGGGCATGCCAAGGGCAACAAAGTCCTTGGTGCTCATGCCGTCGCCACGCTCCATAACAGCGGCGTGGAGCTTCTTAGCAAGGCCCTCGTTTGCAACGCGGGCCTTGGAAACCGCCTTAGCGCGGGGCTTGGTGAGCTGGACGTGCATCTTGGTGAGCACGTCCACGACCTCAGCGTTTCCCTCGCACGCCTTGATAGCAAAGGCGATAGCGTCGGCGCGGGTAATGCCATTGTTCTTGGTAGCCATAGGGCCACTCCAATCTGCCCCACTGTGGGGCTATCTTTTCTCGCGCCCGTGTGGCGCGGGAAATGGCATAGAATCAGATATTCGGTTTTCAAGGTTCGCGCGCTCGCGTACCCGCGGGGACGCAAGTTCTGCTTGCACGTCCGCACCCGCTTGGGCGTCTCGCGTTCGTGGTGACCCGCTTGACAATTATTACTATACTCTCATTTACCTGTTTTGCAACCGAGAATTTTCTTCTGTGCAGAAACTGTGAAACCGCAGGTCAGAGGCCCCAAATGATCGAGGGTTGCATAAATAATCATCGTTTAGTCCATCAAAAACTTGTCGGTTCAAAGTTCAATTTGTGGGTTCAATGCACAGGTACCTGTTTAGTTCAATTTCGATTCTACACAAACTCCATAAGTTCAATTTTGATCGTCCTGGGGCCGTTCACCGGCTTTTTCCTACCGCTCACCGCAAACTTCTTGACTTTTCTGGCGCGATCGTGTAAAATTTTCGGCCATAAATGGCCGCCATTTCTATTATACATCCTTTAAAGGGCGTTGTCAAACGCTCAGAGCCTGTTTAAGCGATTACATAATTCATTCACAATTTTCCAAAAGCAAGGTACCTTATCAATGAAAAAATCGCGTCAGAAGCCACCAGAGCCGTTTTAAGGCCCTGTTTTGTTTTTGGCTTATTTAAATACGTGGCCCTTTGCTAGGACTTTAAAACGCCCCAGAATTGGCCGGCCGCATAAGTTAACCTTGGTTGACTTATGGATCGAGATCTCAAATTAACCGTTTAACTTAGTTACATAACATGCGGCCCCTAGGGGCCTTACACCAGCCTAGGGGCCACGTCGTGCATTTGGTGGGCTTTTGGAGGGGTGCCCTAACCCTGTAGCTTACTCGGCCGCGATGGGCTTGTAGGTGATGTTCTTCTTGTTCACCACCTTCTCAGCCAGACCAAGCTCGCACGCGACCCTCATAACAGCCGCGGCCTTCTGCGTGGTAGCAACCTCGGGAAGACCAAACCCGACGATGGCCTTGGAACCAGCGCCATCAGCGGGGAGCATAGCGGCCACCTTACGAGCAAGCCCCTCATTGGCGAGACGGGCCTTGCTCACAGCCTTGGCACGGGGCTTTACCAGCTGCTCGTGCATCTTCTTAAGAACCTCCATAGCGTCCTCAAGAGGGCGACCGTCCCAATCCTCATGGGTGTTGCTTAGCACGTGGATGGCAAGCTCGATGGCCTGTGCGCGGGTGATGGTGTTCTTGCTCATTTGGTACCTCCTAGTACCTCGTGGGGCTTGGCCCTTTGCCCTTGCCCCTCTGACAATTAATATAATACGCCCCTCACCCCGACTTGTCAACGACAATTTTCCCTCCACATTTCCTCCACATTTCGATCACGGGGTTTTGTTCGAACACCAGTTCGATTAGCAGATCTGCGAAAAGTTAACCCTGTCTAACTTTTGTGGCCGGCACAGCAAGTTAGCCGAGGTTAACTTTCTAGGGTAAGGGTTGGCCCCGCTTATGCGGGGCCGTGGAATTAGCGACGTGCTTGCACCTTGCGCCATTCCTCACAGTGGAACACGGGCATAGCGAATTGCTTGTGGTGCTTCTTGCGATACTTGCGAGCCTTGAAATAGATTTCAGATTCTATCTCACAGTCCTGCAATGCGTGATGTGCTTCCACATAATCGGCATTGCGGGTGAGGTACGCATACACCGTTTCGGCGTTTGTCTGCACATTGCCCTTAGCGGTTACATGGTCGGTGAGTTGGCACCAACGGACAAACTTGTTAGTGTCGCAGATAGTCGCAAGGGCCATAGTCATAATATCTACGACTTCAACATTACTATCAAAGAAGTCGATACCGTAATAAGCGTTCATGTTATCGTTTAGAACACTGTAATCAAACTTGGCATTGTAGGCGCACATAACAACCTTGGCATTATAACGCGCGGCGCTTGCATTGAAAATATCAGAAATAGATGCAAGGGACAGAATCTCAAAGTTATCAGATGTAATACCGTCCATGTAGAATTGCGCTTTGTTCTTCATAAAGCTATCACGGCGAATAAGGATAGATGCAAACGGGGTGTCCATAATTTCGCGCACGAGAAAATTGTGCGATTCGAGGGTGTTGCCCTTGCTATCCTTAAGAATCCAAGCAATGTCAAACGCGAGACGGGCATCGGTGATAGTCTCAATGTCAAGAATAGCGAAAACCTTACGCATGGGTGACCTCCTAGGTCGTCGTGGTGTGTCCCCTTCGGACAATTGTTATATTACGCTTGTCTGCTTTTGGTGTCAAGCGAGAATTTTAAAATGTGCAGAAATTGTGGAGAGAAAAATTTACGTCACTTCTATTATATCACATGCGGCCACTGGAATGCAATAGCTTCACAAAATCTTCACGCGGAGTGCCGGCACAAAAAGTTAGATGAGGTTAACTTTTGCGAGATCTTTAAAAAGTTAACTTAGGCTAATTTTCATTCTAAAAAGCAGCTACCCCGTGCGGCATTTCTTAGCAGCACACGGGGTAGGCGTTAAGTGTGCGGGGTTTGTCCTTGGGTACCCCGCAACCCATTAGTTTACTTTGCGAGCTGGTAAGAAATCTTCTTACCGTCCTTGACCTTGTGAGCAAGCCCTAGCTCTTCGGCCACGCGCATAACAGCAGCGGCCTTTTGAGTGGTTGTCACGTCGGGCATTCCAAGGGCGACAATCTCCTTAGACGTGAGGGACGAGGTACCGTTCTCCGCCATTGCCTTAGTGACCTCACGAGCAATATTCTCGTTCATTTTGCGAGCCTTAGAGACAGCCTTAGCACGCGGCTTGGCAACCTGCTCATGCATCTTAGCAAGCACGTTAGCCGTCTCAACCCAGTCGATACCCTCATTGCCCTCAATGGTCAGAGCTGTGACGTTCGCGTAGTTGCAGAAGATGAGAGCGTTCTCGAGAGCCTGCTTGCGAGTGATGGTGGATTTGGTCATTTTGCTACCTCCTAGTAGCTCGTGGGGATTGGCTTTTCCGTTCCCCTTTGTTGACTATTACTATACGCTCTTGGGAGGGGTTTGTCAATGAGAATTTTTAAATGTGTAGGAATTGTGAAGGCGGGCGGATCTGAAAAGAGTTAGCCTTGGTTAACTTTGCACGCCGGCACAGAAAGTTAGCTAAGGTTAACTCTTTTCTTAAAACAACTACACCCCGTGCCGCAGGGTCCGGATTGCAGCACGGGGCGAGGACCATTTTTGTCGCGTGCGGTCCCATTCACGCCTACTATATAAGGGGAATACCTCCCGCGCCGTTCCCGCAAATCATGGTGTTGACCTCCTTTCGGTCTGTTCTCTCTTGACAACTATTATTATACGCTCTTGAAAGTGGGTGTCAAGCACAAATTTTAGTTCACAATTCCTACACAAACCTGAAATGGCCGGCCGTGGATGTGGAGATTGTGTGTAGGCTCTCCACGGGCCTTGATTTTAATTAATAGTTACTTTAACAGGTACCGCATAATAAAAGGGATAACCACCCTCATAGCTAGCAGCATCATACTTTTTAGCAAACTTGGCATGCTTCTTATACTCTGATTTAGAGAAATCAGAAACAGTCTTTTTAGTTATTTCAATCCCCGCATTATAAGCCTTTTCATAATCAGTAAAAACAATATCACAAGCGACATAAGCATCATTACCAAAGCCATCGCAACCAGCCATCAGAATCCAAGCCATGATTTCCTCTTTCTCTTGGGTCTTTTACTGTTTTAATAATAGAACAGGCCAATAGAAAATGCAAGTCTTACACAATTTCTTCACAAACCTTAAAGATGTGCCGGCTCAAAATGTGGAGGTTTTATGAAGGGACCTCCAAACCCCTGACTTTATTCATCGACTGTTACGCGACCAATTTCAACTTCACCATAATCCCATTTGCCATTTTCCAAAACATAGAGTTGAAAAAGATAGCCCCACGGCTTTTCAAATCGCACATAGGTTAGAGCATCGCCATTAGCAGCAGCATCATCAACAATCATAGTAATAGCACGACCAGCAAAAGCAAGATTAGAATAAACACCATAAACGTCCACTGTGTCGGGGTCAGTACCATAACCATAGTGAGTAATCTTAACGACATAAACAATCATGATTTCTCCTTTTTAGAAAAAGTTATATCCAAAAGTAGACACAGCGGTAATAATCATGGTAATAAAAATAACTGTACTCATAGGCATTACCTCATTCTCATAGGCCCAGCCCGCCCATACATACACGCAAACCATGAGCCAAAACCAAAGAAATGCATAGAGCCACACATCAAGATACAGACCAAAAATCATCATTTGTTTCTCCTTCTCTCTTAGGCTAATAATATTATACCAAAATAAATTCATTCTGTCACGAGAAATTTCAATTCACAATTTCTTCACAAATGCGGCCGGCCCGAGCCGTGGAGATTCTGTGAAGAACCTCCTTAGCTCTTGACTTTTAACTTGCAAGAAGATTTGCAATATTTTCTTGTACTGAGGGATGATTAAAAATTAAATCAGCATACCCTTCTTCATAATCAAGTAAACGATCATTCATTTCAAATTTAAGAATATTAATAGACATCATAGCATAACGCAAAATATTCTCAAGTGATTTCATGGCTTCCCAATTTTTACAATTAAAACGCTTCAATACATCTACTTTAGCAGGGCGGACAACCTGCCCATTGATTTTCCATTCAAATTCTGATGCACGCACTTCAGGCCAACGTGTGGTGGTACCAACTTTAGTCCATTCTTCACCATTTGGCAGAGTAATTTTATCAATATAGCACCAATAAGGAGTAACGTTATTTGTAATAACTTTCTTAACTTTTTTCAAGCCCTTGCCAAATACTTGGATAGCTTGAACCAGTCTATCATAAAAACGAGTGAAGAAACCTTTAATGTTATTGGCGCAGATAGTGCAGCCAGCTTCAATAATATCTTCAACATCCCAATCGCACTCATAGTGCAAGAAAAGAATCCCAAGAATACGCATACGACGCTCTTTTGCAGAATCATCACATTTAATAGCTGCAATAGCCTTATCGTTACCATACTCCATTGCTGTGCCTTTCTCTTGGCTGCTTTCGATGATTTAATAATACAGTGTGCGAACAGTTGCGTCAAGTTCTTCACAATTTCTTCACATTTCGCGCCGGCCTAAGAAGTTAGTTACGGTTAACTCTTTGCCTAAAGAAAAACCCCTTGCGGGGCCGCGCGTTAGCGCTGGAGTGTGACGTTTACGTGATTACGCTTTAGCCACTTGTAAGTTGCCACGTCATGTGCTACAACCTTAATTTTGTGGTTAGTGAAGATTGCGGGGTCTTCGATAGCTTCAAGTGCTGTAGCTTTCAAGTCTACCACGCGCAGCTTGGGAGTCAACTCAAAAGTGTGGTCCCACACAGAACGTACACGATACGTCTTGCCCTTTACCTTAATAGCGTTAGGGATTACAACCTTCTTTTGGTTAGGCGTGCGCCGCACAATTGCGCAACGTTGATAAAGCATGTAAGTAATGTCGCCCTGCTTGACGTTGGGGCAACCCTTAAACTTGTTGGGCATCGCATGTGCAGGGGTAGCGAACACAGCAAGGACAAGGGCGAAAGTAGTAAGGGCAGAGATAAAACGCTTCATGGTTGTTCCCTTCTTTTGGGTTCCATCTGACAATTATTATTATACGCATTGGTTGGACAAAATCAAGGGCTCCACATAATCTTCACATTTGGCGCCGGCTCACAGAGTTAACTTTAGCTAACTTCAATGCTAAAACGGGGGCCGCGCTAAGCGGCCCAGTCCTCCAATCAATCCAATAATGAATAGAATAAATGTTCGTCTAGTCATTCTACCTCACATTCCACGCGATAAAAATGATAGGTGCCGCATACAGTGTAACAAACATTGCAATAAAATCAAACATAATTACCACCAAATCATAAAGAATCCACGATTACGATACTCAACACGATAACCATTTGTGCGGAGAATGTGCATTACAGCTTCAATCATACCATTGTCAAGCTTTACGGGCGGCTGGTAGGTTGCATTAGAATCGCCGTGTGCCGCGTGATACGTGATGGTTGCATCGATAGTTTCAAGCATAGTGAGGATGGCAGACTCATTGTGCGCGTGATAGGCTTCCGTCTTAGCCCTTGCGTCGTTAGCCTTAATCATTTTCGTTTCCTCTCTCTTGGTTGATTACATTCTAGCAGCTTGGGTTACAGGAAACAAGAATGAATTTCAAATTCATAATTTCTCCACATAGTTTTAGGAAACAGTAATTATTTTCAGTTTTGTGTGCGATTTGTGAATTTGCGGTTTCTCACTTGATTTTTCTGGGCGGGCGTGCTAAAATTTTGCGGCCATACTCGATCAAAATTTTCAGGTTTGTGCGCTAATAATGGGTTAATAATTCATAATTTGATTTTCAATTCCAAGAGGAAACAAATAGCATTTTCATTTTAACACATCATCCAATAGGAAACAAGAATAATTTTGAAATTCATTTTTTCTTCATAAGCGTGGCCGGCCGACAAAGTTAGCTCCGGTTAACTTTTTTCAGTTTCATTTTTGATCGCTAATAATTCATTTTTTGATTTTGGTTTTTGTTCTAAAACATCTCGCCCATGCGGCGCTAGGCAAGCACATGGGCGAGGAACACGCTTTAATTTCATTTTTGGGCAGTTTTACAAGATACCCAGCTTGCGTGACTACTCGGCAACCACCTTCTTGTAACCGACCTTCTTACCGTCCACGACCTTCTCAAACTTGCCCAGCTCGCAAGCGACACGGAGAACAGCCGCAGCCTTCTGAGTCGTGGCAATCTCGGCAATACCCAGATTCACAACATCCTTCGTAGTGATAGCCGTGTCGTGGTTGTCCTCAATCAGCTCGGCGACCTTCTTAGCAAGGTTCTCATTGGCCTTGCGCGCCTTGCTCACAGCAGCCTTGCGCGGCTTCGTAACCTGAGCAAGCATCTTGCCCAGCACCTCGGCAACCTCATTCCAGTCAAGGTCTGCATCCCAAGTCGCAGTTTCGTTGTTGGCAAACTTGCAAGCCTGAATAGCGTTGATGAGAGCCTGAGCGCGGGTGATGGTGTTCTTCTTCTCGGCCATGGTGACCTTCTTTCTGGACCTCTTTGGTCCGTCTCTGAGTGGGACCCTTTGTCCCTCTCACTGTCTTAATAATACGCCCCTTGGTTAGAGTTGTCAAGCACAAATTTGTCTCCACATTCCGCACACAAACCTAAATTGTTTACCTTGGCTAACTTTCACAGCCGGCACAAAGAGTTAGCTTTGGTTAACTTTTGGCAGATCCCGCAGGTTAATCGGTTAACTAAACAATTAAAAAAAGGGAATTAGTCTGTGTAATCCCCGGGATAGAACTTTACAACTTTTCGTCCGCTGTTACAATAAACCTTTTCGCATTTAATATCCAGCTCGCACATATCATACTCAGAATCGATAAGAATAACATCAAGGTCGCCATGCTCTGCACGAAGATTCTCAAGGTTGGCGATAAGCTCGGAGATGGTCATTTTCTTTCCTTCTTTCTCTTGGATTTCCTTTATATTGACTATATCATACTTTTGGATGCTTCACAATATATTCACAGGTGGGGCCGGCGATCAACCGGCCCCGCCCATAGGGCCTAGAGCTGGCGCTCGGTGCAGAACGTCGCGCCCTGAAACTTTATCTGATAGTGGCTCACGTCGGCGCCGTCGGTGAAGGGGACGCTATCCTTGACCCACTTCTCGCCGAACACCTTTTCGGTAACAATGCGTTCGGCGTTTTCGCCCTTGTTGTACTTGTTGCCCTCGCACTCGGCCTTGAAGTTAGCTGCGGTGCACTTATAGACGACGTTGCCCATTTCTACGATGGCGCGCTTTACGTCGTTCGTGGGACGGAAGCGGAGGGAAGCATAGCCGCCGCGCTTGCTGGAAGTGCGGGAAACGCTGCTTATAGCGGTGAGGGTAGCGACGTCTACGTTCTCCATCTTGACCGCATAGAACAGGCCGGCCCACGTGAAGCAGAAAATATAGTCGTTAGTAAAAGCCGCATTGTGGTAGCCGTTGGTGAGGTTCAGGTGGATAGTCAGGTCGTTCATCGTAGGTCCTTTCGGGTCGGTCCCTCTTGACAATTACATATTACCATACGTAATCGATTAACCTAACGACGTTTTGGGACTCCACAATTCCTACACAAACAAGAATTTTTTAAAAAAGTTGCGATTGTCGCTTGACTTTTGTTGCGCGGCGTGGTAAAATTTTTCGGCCATATTCTGTTGAAAACTTATCAACATTTGCTTTAATGTAGAAATAGAATGTTGAAAACTCTAGTTTTGGGATAAAACAATTAATTGTGTAGAATGTGTGAATTGCCAATTTGTCACTTGACTTTTTGTGCCGCATGTGTCATAATTTTGTCGGCCAACCTCGGCCGTTTGTCAAGTACATTCATAGAATTTACATAATTATTTTAGGTTAAACGGTTAACTAAAGAGCTAAAAAGAAAGCGCTCAACTAGTGAGCGCTATCTGTACAAACTTTGTAGTGAGAGCCACCTCGTCGAATATCTACGGCTTGCGTGTCTCCGGTGATAGGTCCAATAGTGGAATACTTGCAATTGAAAGTAAATCCATCAGATACATCTTTGAACGTGTAGCCTTTTGTGGCGGAATATCCAACGAGTCGAACCTCGCGCATGTCGTGGCTGTTGCGGACGTTGGTTGCCATGTACTTATTGGACTTGTTGAAGTTGGTGGCCATTGTGTTCCCTCCTTGGGTTGCTTCTTTTACTGTCTTAATAATACACCCATGCCCTACTTTTTGCAATAGTTGCGCAGCGTCTTCACATAGTCTACACATTTACCCTAGTTGTGGGATGTGTGAATGAAATGTGTAGATTGTGTGTAGCCGCGAGTTTTTTCTTGACATCTTGCCCCGCGTGTGTTATGCTGTTGGGCCAACCACGGCCCAAATGTACAGCACCTTCATTATACCATACATACACCATACGTGCAAGGGCTACACATAATACACACAAACCTGAAAGACTGTACTGTACCTACATAGATACATACCTCTGTACCCACATACCGCATACCTGTAGTGCATACCCTACTCTGCATCTACCTACCCACATACCTACCTACATAGGTACATACATGCACACATGTGTACATACATGCATACATGTGTACATACATACATACATGTGTGCATGTGTGTGTGTGTGTGTGTGTGTGTGATGCAAGCGTGCGTGCTAGCGCACACCGTGCGACCTAGCTAACAGCCCAGCCGTTAGCTTAGCCTTAGGGGATCGCCCTAGCCTAGCAGATCACCTGCCTACGTAATCGGTTAACCTAACAGGTAACAAAAAAGCACCTTTGCAGGTGCTTTTTATTTATCCTTCTGGATAATACATGTCATGAACCTTGAAGTAAGTATCCCGCCAATACTCCATGTTGGCCTTGTTATCATCGGTCGGGACCTTGACATACAGGTCGATAGCAATGTCCCACGCGCGAGACAGCTCATCGATGATGGAATTAATAACAAGATGATAGTAACGACGCGACATAGCATCCTCCTTAAGTCTCGGAAGACCTCTCCCTCCTGACAACTATAGTATCTCATGAGTTGGCCGGCTTGTCAACTGACAATCTAGAATTGTGTAGGAATTGTGAACTGAGCTCCACTTTTGAGTGCGAGTGTTTCACGTGAAACGCGATTGGTTCAGTGATGCATCGATAGACTAGCAAAAGCGCGTGACTGGGGCGTGCGTTCTGCAGGCGGCTGAAATTGCGGGCGACGTGCATACTACGTGCGGCCAAAATAGTCACATAAAAACTTTTCAACACAGAAGTCAGACACGCATGACAGAATGTTGAAAAGGGGGGCGTGGTCTTCGGACTTCTCAACATGGGATGTTGAAAACTTTTTGCGCCACGTCCAAAAAATTCTCAAGAGCAATTTTCAATTACTCGTTCGGAAAAATATTTAATTAAAAAATTTTAGCTTTACCATTTTTTCTAGGTCTTTTAATTCTCTGGCTACAATCTCCCGCAAACGTCTTTTTCGCAGCTGTAACTGCCGCAGCTTTCTTACTTCCAATACTTTTCTTTAAACTTTTCATACTTTTCTCCTTTCTCTTGGTTATATTATATCATAATAAATACTTTGGGTCAAATACAAATATCTAACTATATTTTTTTATATAATATATAAAATTTTTATATTTTCCCACTTGAGCTACGTTAATTGCGAAGCAATTAACGTAGACTGTAAAAATCCAATTTCATTGGATTTTTACTTGACAGAAACATAGAAGTATGTTAAAATTTAACTAAGTTAAAAAATTTTATTTGAAAGGAGGTTTGTTAGTGGATTTAGACTACTCTTTATCTACTCCAGAAGAACGAGTAGAATATGTTAAAACCCTTCTGGCTGATAATCCTCCTCTTAATAATAGCACTCTAACCATTCTAGCAGACTATATTTTATTTATTCGTGATCGTAACCAAACAAAAAAACAACGTGAATCAGACCATCCAATATTAACCCCCAATAGAGAGTTTACTATTAATAAGAGGGAAACATCATACGAAGCTTTAGTAGACAAACTCGAAAATGGTGAGGATGGTCTATACAACATTATCCGCAACGATAAAACTCAAATTCTTGATCCAAAAGACCCAATCACAGAGGAAGATGTAAAAAATATTCCTGGCATCAAAGAATGTATAGATGTAATTGTTTCTCTCAAAAAACAATTAGAAACTGCATCAAAATATCGCCGCAAGTCACTTAATCAAGCAATTATTGATACTTGAAAACAAGCCTACATTATTAAAGGCAACTATTCAATGATAGGGCGACTAAAATCAACATCTCAAATTAAAACAATAGCTTCTCTCTCTATCCCTGAAGAAATTTACTTCGATGATAATATGATGCCGCACTCAGATAAACCATTCTCCTTCCTTAATCCAGAGCACATATCCTTCCTACTTTGCCATTACCAAGGTCTAAAACAAGAATCTTGAGACGATCTCCACTGTGACATGCGGTGACACCTAATCGATCTTGAAGACCTTACCGAAGAAGCATTGCGGGAAAAGCACCCCATGCTCTGAGACATAGTAGTTTGAAAAGTAGATGGCCTTACTAACGATCAAATACGTGAAAGAGTCCTCCAAGAGTATGGAGAAGACCATTCTGAGCAATATTATTCATCCATTTGACGCAAACGTATCCCTAAATTAATTTCAGAACAATTCCAAAAGAACTATGTAGAGTGATATTTTACTGAAAAAGAACGTGGATATTGAAAGAAATGCAGTAAATGCGGCCAAATTAAATTAGGTCATCCCCTTTTCTTCGCAAAAAACACAAGCAAAGATGGTTGATATAGTCAATGTAAAGAGTGCAAAAATGCTTCAAGAACTATTTCTGTCAAGAAAGTCTCAGAATAGAAAGAAGGTGACTCTATGGCAGATGAAGGATATAAAACATGTTCAAAATGCGGACGTTCATTAAAAGCAGCTACAGAATTCTTCAAAATGAAATCTGGAGATCGCTGTGATTTATGTAAAGATTGTTTAACTCAATATATTGATAACCGCAATCCAGAAACCTTTATGTGAATTCTTGAAATGTTTGATGTTCCTTACATTGAAAAGAAATGAACACAGCTTACAAATGAACGTTATAAGAAGAATCCAGGTAAATTTGGACCAAAATCAGTAATTGGTCTTTATTTGCGGGCTATGAACATGCTTCAATATCGAGATTTAACTTATGCGGACTCTGACTCAATCAATAATGTAGGTAAAGATGTTAAAGTAGATGAAGATTACGAAGAACAATTAAAAGAAAAATTAGAAAAAGGCGAAATTTCTGAAGGTCAATATAATACTCTTACAAAAACAAATACCAATGTAAAAATTCAAAAAGAAGGCTATGATGAAAATGGCTTTCTAATCCCTGAAGAAAAAGAGTCTCAGCCCGAAGAACCGCAAGAGCAGACGCCGCAATATCATGTAGATCCTAACTACTGAACAGATCAATTGGATGATTCAGATATTAACTATTTAATGCTTAAATGAGGTACCATGTATACTCCAGAAGAATGAGTAAAGATGGAAACCACCTATAATAAATATTCTCAAGAGTATGATCTTAACGTAGACCGTGAAGAAGTTCTTAAAAAAATGTGTAAAACCTCACTCAAAATGGATGAAGCATTAGACGCAGGTGATGTAACTGGCTACAAGAATCTCGCAGCAGTTTTTGACCAGCTCCGCAAGTCAGGTAAATTTACTGAAGCACAAAATAAGGAAGATAGACAACAAGTTCTTTCTTCTATTGGAGAATTAGTAGCACTTTGTGAGCAAGAAGGTGGTATCATTGCGGCACTTCCTCAATATGATCCTGACCAATACCCGCAAGATAAAATTGATTTTACGCTCAAAGACCTTAAATCTTACACTTACAGCTTAGTAAGTAATGAACTTGGTCTTGGTGATCTTATCGAGTCCTACATTGAAAAACTTGAACAAGCAGAAGGCGATTCTGTTGATATTAATGCGGGACTTGTAACATCTGCGGAAGAAGAAGCAAGTGATGAACTTACTGATGAAGAAGCAGAAGAGTGGCAAGGCTTCCTTGAAAATGAAGTTGAAGCAGAAGCTGAAATGCTTGAACGTTTCTTAGCAGGTGAGTTATAATGGCTTTAAAAGACATTCTTCAAACAACCAATAGACGAAAAGAATTAGATAGTGATGCAATTAAAGAAGAAGTTCACAATCATTTAGAAGAATATAGAGAATTAATTGCATACTGACGAGTTTATCCTGATAGACTTGTTGATTACTATTTGTCTCTTGGAAATCCTTACAATTTTAAATTTATTTTTTATCAAAGATTATTCTTGCGGGCGCTGTTTCGGCATAAATATGTCTACGCCACTTTCGTGCGAGCTTGGTCTAAATCATTTATGTCAGTTATGGCTCTGATGTTAAAAGCTATTCTTTATCCTGGAGCTAAGTTATTCACTGTTGCAGGTGGTAAACAACAGTCTGCGGAAATCCTTTCGAGTAAAGTATTAGAGATTTGCAAACTAATCCCCGCAATGGAAAGAGAAATTATCTGAGATACACGAGGTACTCGAGCTCGAACTGCGCAAACTAAAGACAGTGTTATTTATACATTTAAAAATGGTTCAACACTAGAAAACGTTGCGGCATCTGAGAAAACTCGTGGACGTCGTTTTAATAGTGGATTAATGGAAGAATGTGTAGGTATTGATCAAGATATTCTAAACGAAGTTCTTATTCCTACTCTTAACGTTGATCGCATTGTACAAGGTCAATCAGATCCAAATGAGCAATTAAATAAATCTCAAATCTTTGTAACTACCGCAGGTTACAAAAATACTTATAGTTATGAAAAATTAATTGAATGTCTTTGCCGCTCAGTAGTGCGGCCAAAGGATGCAATTGTACTTGGTGGTAGTTGACGAGTTCCCGTTATCTTTGGACTCTTGGATAAAAATTTCGTGCGGGATCTTAAAATGGATGGCACATTCAATGAAGATTCATTTGAACGAGAATATGAGTCTAAATGGACTGGTGATATTGAGTCTGCATTTTTCAATTCAGAACGTTTTGATAAGAATCGCCGCATCAATCAACCTGAGTGAAAATATTCCAATAGAACAAGTAAAGATGGATATTATATCATGGGCGTTGACGTTGGACGTTTTGGATGTACAACCGAAGTAGTTATTATTAAAGTAACTCCAGGTGCTGGTGACATTCCTCGCAAACGTATTGTTAATATTTATTCATTTGATGAAGAACACTTTGGTTTACAGTCACTTAAATTAAAGCGTTTATTCCAACAATATAAATGTCGCGTTGCTGTAATTGACGGTAACGGTCTAGGTGCGGGACTCGTAGACATGTTAACAATGGATACAATTGACCCTGATACTGGAGAAACACTTTATAACTGAGGTGTTATGAATGATGAAGATAATAAGTATCGCAATATGAAAACAGAAGATACTATAACTGATGCTATGTATATTATGAAAGCTAATCAAGTATTAAATTCTGAAATGTATGCTTATTGTCAATCAGAAATTAATGCGGGCCGCGTAATATTTTTAGTAGATGAAGCCATTGCTAAAAATAAATTAATGGCTCAAGCTCAGGGTAAAAAAATGAGTCAGTCTCAACGTGCGGATTACCTTATGCCATTTGTTCAGACAAGTATTCTTAAAGATCAAATGTTAAACTTAATTACAGATAATGATGGTGCTCATATTATTTTAAAACAAGCTTCAAAGAAAATTAAAAAAGACAAATTTTCTGCTTTAATTTATGGTTTATATTATTGTAAATTACAAGAAGATTCACGTTCTAAAAAACGTAAAAGAGATATTTCAAAATTTATGTTCTTTAATTAAAACTTTGGGGCAAAAAATTATAATTGAGAGAACAATAAATGCATATACAATGAACAAGTAAGTCTTATGAAAAGAGGAATATTATGATGAGTTCAAAAATGGAAGTTAAGATTCACAATATCTTAACTGATTATGATGTTCCTTTTGAAGAAGAATATGAGTTTGACGACTTAATTGCATCAAGTGGTAGACACTTGCGTTTTGATTTTGCCGTATTTACAGAGGATGGTGGGTTAGACTTTCTAATTGAAGCCCAAGGGAGACAGCACTATACCGCAGTTGATAAGTTTGGTGGGAGCAAAGGTGTTGGACGGCAAAAATATAATGATATGCAAAAACGAGAATATTGTTTAAAGCATAATATCAAGTTAGTCTGTATTCCTTATTATGATGAACCCAGAATAACATATGATTACATTATGCGGGCGGCTGGATATTAAAGGAGGTCGGGCAATTGAGTAAAGATTTTCGTTTAGTTACTTCAACTAATACTGCGCGTCCTTCTCATGATTTTAACAAAATGCGAATTGACGGAACAGTATTTAAAGACGATGTTACGCTAAATATTAAAGAGAATGATTTCCGTAGACATCGAAAAATCAAAAGAAATGATATCGAGCGTGCCATTGAAATGCAAGATCTTAAGGCTTTGCGCGAAATTTCAAATTATTATTTTTTAAAGAGTGGTATTTATTCTCGTCTATGTCGTTATATGGCTAATCTTTATAGATATGATTGAATGATTACACCAATTAGATATGACGATAAAATTAAAGATGAGAAAATGGTAGAAGGATGATTAAAAGCTTCTGCCTTATTAGATAAGTGTGATTTAAAACGTACTTTTGCACGAATTGCTTTAAAAGTAGTTCGCAATGGATGTTATTATGGTTATCGCATTGAACAAAAAGGGGCTTCTTATATTCAAGAGCTTCCTATTGGTTATTGCCGTAGTCGTTTTAGACTTAATGGAGATCACATTGTAGAATTTAACGTTAAATATTTTGACGATAAATTTAAAGATGTTGATTATCGTATTAAAGTTCTCAAAATGTTTCCAAAAGAATTTCAACAAGCTTATATAAAATATAAACATGGAACTTTAAAACAAGATACCGATAGAGAAGAAAAAGGTTGATTTGCTTTAGATGCGGAATATGCTATTAAATTTAATTTAATGGGGACTGATATTCCATTATTTATTTCAATTATTCCTAAGTTAATGGACCTAGAAGATGCTCAAGATTTAGACCAAAAGAAAATGGAACAGCAACTTATTCGTCTTATTATTCAAGAAATGCCAATTGATAAAAATGGTGATTTAATATTTGATGTAGATGAAGCTCGAGAGTTACATCGTAATGCTGTTCAAATGGTTGGTGGAGCAGTTGGTATTAATGTTTTAACTACTTTTGCGGATGTTGCGGTTGAAGATTTATCTGATCACGGTAATGAGTCTGCCGCAGATCAGTTAGATAAAGTTGAACGCCAAGTTTATAATGAAGCTGGCGTAAGTCAAATGCAATTTAATACTAATGGCAATTTAGCTCTTGAAAAATCTATTGCAAACGATGAAGCTACTATGACAGATCTTCTTTTACAATTTGAACATTATGCTGATAGAATTTTAAAGAAGCCTTTTAATAAAAATCCAAAACGGTTACTTTTTAAAGTAACTATGTTACCTACTACAATTTATAATTACAAAGATCTTTCCAAGCTTTATAAAGAACAAACACAAGTTGGTTTTTCTAAACTTTTACCTCAGATTGCTCTTGGAGAATCTCCAAGCGTTGTATTAGCAACTGCAATTTTTGAGAATGGTGTTATGAAGCTTGATGAGATATTTACTCCTCCGCAAATGTCTTCTACTGTGAGCAAAACTCAACAGTCTGGTGGCGGGAACGGTAACAAGAGTGCGGGAGAGCAAGGTGGTCGTCCAGAATTACCACAAGACGAAAAGTCTGATAAAACAATCGCAAATGAAGAATCACAGGGTTAACGAAAGGAGGGAAGAAGATGGCATTAAAGAATAAATCCGAGGTAAGCATGATTCAAGGCCCCGAGTTCATTAATCTTGAGCCTCTTGACGTCAACCCTTTGATGCAAAAATGCGAGATCAAAGTCTTTTATTTAGGTCATAACAGAAATGGATCTTATATTAATCGTGAAACTGCTGAAAAAATGGCTAAAACATTGCGGGGAACGCCTATTGTTGCAGCTTTTAACAAAAATAAAGAAGATTTTGGTGATCATGGACATATAATGCATATTGAAGATGGGGAAGTAACTTTCTCTTGTAAAACTATTCCTTATGGTTTTGTTGCTCCAGATGCATCAATTTGATTTCAACAGTTTAATGATATAGATGAATTTGACAATTCTGTAGAACGAACTTATTTAATGACAACTGGGTATCTTTGGACAGGTCAATTTGAGGAACTTACTAAAGTTATTAATGAAGGTCAACCACAATCAATGGAGCTTGATGGAGATTCTTTAAGAGGACATTGGGCAACTGATAATAATCTTGGAATAGATTTCTTTATTATTAATGACGCAACATTTAGTAAGTTATGTATTCTTGGGGATGATGTTGAACCCTGCTACGAGGGCAGTTCCGTTACATCTCCGCGGGTTAGTGCAAACTTTAACCAAGGCAATGAGTTTACACAAACCTTATTTACTATGATGAACGACTTGAAAACAGCTCTTGATAGCAAAGGAGGGTTGAATATGTCTGAAAATGAATTAACTAATGAATCTGTTGAATCTGCAGATGAATTACAGGAAAATCCTGAATTTGTAGAAGAAACCCCTGTAGTTGAAGAAATTCAAGAAGAAACTGCTACTACAGAAGAAGAGGTCTTCGAAAAAGCAGAAACAATTGATGATACCGAAGTAGTAGAAAATACTACAGAGGAAGCAGCTGATGATTTTGCTAAGAAAAAGGTAGAATCCGAAGACAAGGACGAGGATGATACTGAAGAAACTGATGATAATGATGAAGAGGATAAAAAGAAACCTAAAAATCAACATTCATTAGAAGAATTTGAAGCTTTAGAACATGAAGTTGAATCTCTTCGCGCGGAGATTAAAGAACTTCGTAATTTTAAGCTTAATATTGAAAATCAGCAAAAAGATACTTTAATTAATTCTTATCATATGCTTTCCGATGAAGATAAAGCAGATGTAATTGCTCATAAAAGCGAATACAGTTTAGAAGATATTAAAGCTAAATTAGCTGTAATTTATGTTGAGAAGAACGTTAATTTTGACGCAATTGACGGTCAAGAGGTAGATGAACCTAATGAGGTTCCTGCAATGACTTTCTCGTTAGACGAAGAAGTTAATCTGGAGGGCGCTCCTGGATTTTTAGAAGCTCTTCGTCAATTATCAAATAAATAAATAGGAGGTAGTGCTATATGGCTATTACATTTAACCGTGATGGTTATGGTCAGGTAGAGCCTAATCATCTCTCTGCCCCTCGTGATGGTCGCGTCTATGCTCAGCTTCCTGCCGCAAAAGGAATTAATATTCTTGAAAACGGTATGTTCGTAAAGTATGACTACGCTGCTGGCGAAGTTAACTTTACTGGCGCTGGCGCATGGATGCTCGTTTATAATGAGGAAAAGCTCTATGATGAGCGTTATCAGATGCACAAGCACTGGGCACAGAAGGTCGAGGATTCCTATGATGGCAAGATCTATCCTCGTGTCTTTGGCATTGTTGCTGGTGATATTTTTACTACTAATACATTTAAAGATAATGAGACACTAGCTGTTGGCAACACCGTTGTTCCTGGTAATGATGGTTTCTTAACTGCTGGTAATTCTGGCGATGTAATTTTCAAGGTTGTCAAGGAATACACTCTTCCTGATGGCCAGCCTGCTGTTAAACTTCAATGCATTAAAGCTTAATTAGAAAGGAGTATAGAATGGATTATAAAGATCTTAAAAAGCTAGCTAGTATTGCTATGCACGCAGATCCTGCGGCTCCTACAGCTTACTCCTTTGGTGAAGAGAATTATACTCTTGCCCAAATTAATGAGGCTTTAGCTACAGAGTTTCGCAAATTAGCTGGTACTTATCGCGATTATCGCGAAAATAAAAATACAATTTTCCGTCTTATCGAAGAAACCATTGACGAAGTTCTTCCTGCTCGCGTTGAACAACAATATGCTCAGTTTGCAGAAGTTCGTACTGTAGGTAATGGTGATAAGGCTATTTTCCGCACTCGTATTACAGAATCTGCACGCAAACGCGCTAAGACTTTTGTAACTCGTGTCGGTCTTGCTGGTCGTTATGAAGTCTTTATGCTCGATGGTAAGTCTCTTGAAGTTCAGACAAGTGCTATCGGCGGAGCTGCTCGTATTGGCTTTGAAGAAGTTCTAGACGGTCGTTTACAATTCTCTGAACTTACCGCTCTTGTAATGGAAGGTATGGATGAATATATCTATAAAGAGATCGCTAAAGCTCTTGAATCTGTTGTAAAGACTCTTCCTGCTGTTCAGCGTGCTGAGGTTGCAGGCTTTGATGAAGCTACAATGGATGAAATTTTAGCTATCGCTGATACTTATGGTCGTGCAACAATTTATTGTACATTTGAGTTTGCATCCAAGATGCTTCCTGCCACTGGTTGGGTTTCAGATGATATGAAGAACCGTCTCTGGGCTGAAGGATGGCTCGGCAATTATAAGGGCCACAATGTAATTATTCTTCCTCAGTCTGTTGTTGATGAAACTAATATGGAGAAAGTAATTGATCCTGCTCAGGCTTATATCTTCCCTGTTGGACAAGATAATAAACCTGTTAAGTTAGTTTTTGAAGGACCTACTTGTGTCCGCACTGTTGAAGATAATGATGATTGGTCCATGGATTTCCAGACCTATAAGAAGTTTGGTATTGCCACATTCTTCACTAATTTTGTATTTAGTTATCGTAATACAGATTTAGTTAAAGCTACTCGTATTCATAATCTTCCTGTCGAGTCTAGCGTAACTCTCGACAAAGAAACTCTAACCGTTGCTGATGGTGGTACTGCAACTCTTACTGCTACCACAGTTCCTGCGGGAGAGACTGTAACTTGGACTTCTAGTGACGATACTGTTGCCTCTGTTGCTAACGGTGTTGTAACTGGTGTCGATGCTGGTACTGCTACAATTACTGCTTCTATTACAGTTAATGGAACCACTTATACTGACACTTGTGCTGTAACAGTTTCTTAGAGAGATCCAGATTCTAACTCCTCTGGGACTAATAATAGCTCAAATGGAGGAATAATTAATCCAGATAGCTTATTCTTAGACCCATAGGAATCAGCGTCTGAACATTAATTTAATTATAGGAGAGGGATTATTTTAAAACTCCCTCTCCTTTTTTATTAAGAGATAAAAGGAGAAAAATAAAATGGCTATCATTAATGATACAACTTTAATACCTGTACGTAATATGGTTAATCATCGAGTTGTATATACAATTCCAGAAGAACATAAGCGAGTAGTTTTTGAACCTTTCCAAGAGAGAAAGATTTTTGCTAGTGAACTTCGAGCTCTTAACTATACTATTGGTGGAAGTATTTTATTAAAAAACTATCTTTGTGTTAAAAGTAATGATATGCGTACAGAATTTAATATTCCGAGTGATCAAATTGAATATGATTGAACAAGACAAGATATACAACATGTTCTACTTGATAATAATTCTCCAATTGAACAACTTGAGGATGCATTAGATTTTGCACCTCAAGGTATTCGTGAAATGATTGTTGATTACGCGGTTGAATGGAAAATTCCTGATTCAAATCGTAGAAAAGTAATTTCTAAGATGATGAATGTAAATATAGATGAAATGATAAAATTTACTGAAATGATAGAAGAAGATAATAACAATATTCCTCAGCAAAATACTCGTCGTCGTTTAAGTAATAGACCTACACCAAGCAGGAGTGGACGACGTTTACAAAATTAGTAATTAGAAAGGAGAGACAATGTCAGAAGAAACTCCTTTAAATACTTCTTTTAAAGAGATGTATGATTTCTTTCTTGCGGGGATTACAGATGATATGTTTATGGAAATGACTGAAGAGGATACAACGGCTCTTTTAGAAGAGATTCTTTTAGCAGCTCTTCCACACTTTGAATTTCCTAGAAAAAATATTTTCGATCTTGATTTAGAAAATAAGACTTTTGGTGATAAATTAACATTAGAAGAAATGATGATAATTCGTCAATATATGATTAGTGAATGAATTGGTTATCAACTTGCTAATATTGATTTAGTTAAACAAAAGTATAGTGGTAGTGATTTTAAGTTTACTTCACAGGCCAGTCATTTAAAACAGTTAGTTACGCTTAAAAAAGAATATGAAACTAAAGGTTTTCATTTACAACGACTATATAATCGTCGCAAAAGATTAGAAACGGGAGGCTATGGCTCTACATTTTCAAGAGTCATGGATATATCTGATAAACATTATTATGATTAGTGTTTACAACATTGAGGTAGATGATGCAACAATTCGCCGCAATTTAAAACGTTTACAGTCTCAAACTTTTAAATTACTTCCAATGCAAGAAGAAGGTGAAGATTGAACTAAACCTCTTGAAACTATTATTCTTGAACTTTTAGGGATGCAGGGACTTTTTTCTACTTTAGATCCTTTAATAACTTTAATTTGTAAATTACAAGGATTAAAGGAAATTGATGGGGATGAAAATTTTATGCTTTATCGTCGTACTATTTTTGAATGTTGCGGACTATTGGATAAAGTCGCTGAATGCTTTTAGTTTAAAAGGAGGTGGCTATTATGGAGGATACAACTAAGGAATATATATTACCATATAAGATGTATGAGTATCTTAAATGGGTTGGACTAATTGCGTGTCCTGCGATAGCTACCTTTTTAGGTGTTGTAGGTCCAGCTTGACACGTATCTTTAGAGCCTTGAGTAATAACTATTAATGCAACAGGACTATTAATTGGTTCATTATTAGGTTATTCTCAAAAAACAGCTACAGACGTAAGCGATAAGAAAGAAGGTAATAATGTCATTGAAAACTCTTAGCGCACGTCTACAATATAATGGCGGAGATAGACTTGGCCGCATTAATTTACAAAAGTTAAGAAGTTTACGAGCAGCATTAGGGGATGATTATCAATCTCGTTTAATTAAAACCCCTAAACGTGAAACTTGACCTTGTTTAATTAATGATGATGTTTCTGGTTTAAAACCCGATTATGATAAAAAGATTATTTCTGTTGAATATGATGCGGGACTTGAACCAGGAGATGTTTTTGAATGTCTTGATGATGGAACTCATTGGATGATATATCTTCCAAGATTAACAGAAACAGCTTATTTAAGAAGTTCTATTATTCGTTGTCGTTATACAATGATAATAGATGATACAGAATATTGAATTTATTTTCAGGGTCCTACTGAAACAGATTTAAGATGATTTATTAAAAGAGGAATTAATATTAATGAATTAAATCTTTCTGGGACCATATATATAAAATTAAATGCTCAAACAAGAGCATTTTTTGAGCGTTTTACACATATTAAAGTAGATAATCATATTTGGGAAGTTCAAGTTACAGATAGTATTTCTGTACCAGGTATTCTTGAAATAGAAGTACAAGAATATTATGATAATCCAATTGCAGAACTTCCTGAAATTAAACGTGCTACAAATGCGGATGATAGTGTTATCATTGGAGAAACGCTGGTTCCACAAAATTCTACTATAGGATATTATATTCCAAAAGAATATCTAAATAGTGATTATTCTTGAGAAGTTCTTGATAATCCAAGAGTACAGATAATTGAAGTTATGAATAACGGCAATATGTGTAAAGTACGTGTACATGATGATGCAGTTGGATCTTATATTATTAAGTATGGTGATTATACTTTAGAGTCAACAATTGATTGAAAACGTGAATTTATAGAAGGCCCTACAAAAGTAGCACCATATGGTTTTTATACATATCAAGCAAAAAATGACAATGTTGTTTTCTCAATTGATAATGCGGCAGTTGCTAAGATAATTAGCCAAGATGGTAAATATTGTAAAATTGAAATTATTACTGGCCGCAAGAGTAAGTTTAATTTAGCTTGTACTTTTGAAGAAGATGAAGAACAACAACAAATAATTGTACCTATTACTATTGGATCATTTACAGGAGATAAAAATGAAAAAGACCTCGGGCTTGTTAGCTAAAAATTTTAAATCAACTTTTTTATCCTGTGAAACTGATCAAGAAACTATTTGACGGCGACTTTTTGTTGAAAGTCGCCCTTATAGTGATAAATTAAAAAAGTTATTAGTAATTAATACTGCGGATTGTCTTGACGAAGAGCAGATTCAATATCAAGAAATTATTGATAATATGAATCTTCAAGATTTAAAAAACAAACAATATCTTAAAAATGTTCCTAAATTAGAATTTGGTGAACATGAAGAAGTAAAAGCATATATTCTTTTAGAATTTGATGATTTTATTCCTACAGGAAATCCACATTATAGAGATTGTACTATAACTTTTTCGATTATATGTCATCTTGACTATTGAGAATTAGATGATTATAAACTTCGTCCTTATCAAATTGCTGGATATATTGATGGTATATTAAATGAAACTAAATTATCTGGTATTGGTACATTACAATTTATGGGAGCAAGTGAAATTGTAATGAATGAATATCTTGGAGGAATTGTTCTTCGATATATTGCAACTCATGGTCGAGCAGATGATAGCGAAACTCTTGATCCTACTTTACCAGCTCCGCAAGATTTAGGTGGAGGAGCTTGGTAGGTGATTAAATATGGGGATAAAAGGAAATAAAGAGAAACTTGGGTTAATTCTTTCTGGGCAACCATTAATGGTTGAAGATGTAAACATTTTTATTACCCAACCTAAAATAAAAGATATTGTTTTGTTTGGTGAAGATAATTTTTTAACTGCAATACAAATATTAACTAGTATAGAACAGTTTACAAAAATGATAAAACAGGGCAATTCTGAATTAAATATAATTTCAGATTTTCAGTTATTATTGATTTTAATAGAAGAAGATTTTACAGTAAAGAAAATAATTAAAGATTTATTTTCTTTAATTTTTCCAGATTATAAAATAAAAATAACTGAAAATAGTATAGATTTTTTATTAGAAGAAAAAGAATCTTCAAAAATTATTGGACGAATTACTCCTTTTAATTTTGAAAGTTTACAAAATATTTTAAATGATGCATTTATTCCGCAAGGAGACAATGAAAGAGAACCAGATTATAATCCTATCAATGAAACTGCGGAAAAAATTGCAGAAAAAATTAAAAAAGGGCGTCAAAAGATCCATGAGCAGAAAGCAAAAACAGAAGGTCCGCATTCTTTATTTGCAGATTATTGTTCTATTTTGTCTATTGGAATGCGAATGGATATAAATATATTTTTTTCATATACTCCTTTTCAGTTATATGATGCTTATAAAAGATTTTTTAGCAAAGAACAATCTGATTTTTATATGAGAATTTCTTCTATGCCTCTGATGGACACTTCAAAAATGGAAACTCCTCCAGAGTGAAATCGTACTTTATATTAGTAATTCGCTGATGCCTTGGTCAGCTAATTATAAGAGATAATTTTAGAAAGCGCGAAATTCTAAAATATCACAAAAGGAAAAGACTGTATACAATTTTTTCTATTCGTTTTTTGAGACAAAGGAGGTCCGCTTATGCGAATGGGTGTACGCGAGATCTGTGATGTTGTCTTCCGTCCTTTAACTGCTGTTGATATTGGTAATCAGCATTTTGATGCTGGTCAACCTGTTCTTTATCTTGATACAGCTAAAACCAGTTCTCTTGAGGGCGCTTCCACTACAGTTTATGCTCAGGGTGGAAAAGGTAATCCTCGTTTAATTGGTTGGGACGGCGAGAAGACTTTAACATTCACTGTCGAAGATGCTCTAATTTCCCCTGTAAGTTTCTCCATGCTTTCTGGTGCTGGTATTGTTAAAGGTCGTGCAGCTAATGGAAATGATGCTGGTCAAACAATTTATACACATCAGGTTTATGATTTAGTTGTTGAAACCACTGGAACTGGTAATGCTATCAAATATTATGTTAAACTTCCTGCTGATGTTCGTAATGGTGACAAAATTGTAGTTTCTAAAGAAGCTCCTATTTATGCTACTATTTTAGACAGTGCTGGTGGTCCTAAGACATTCCTTTCTGCAATTAAGAAAGATGAGATCTTTACAGATGATGAACTTACTACTGGTCTTACTGCAGAACAATTTGTAAATAATCAAATTGTTATTGGTGCTTCTGCTCCTATTTATTTCCAAATTGCAGATGCTAATTATACTGATACTGGTGTAAAAGGTGGTAATACTGTCCGCATCGATTGCTATACCGCACATCAAGAAGGTGCTCAGGAAATTCAAATTGATGCAGAGAACTTTGCTGGTTATTATTATATCGAAGCTGATACTCTTTTCCGTGATGAGACTACTGGTCAAGACTTACCTGCTCAGTTTATTATTCCTCGTGGTAAGATTCAATCTAACTTCACATTTACAATGGCCAACTCTGGTGATCCTTCAACCTTCACCTTTACCATTGATGCATTCCCTGCTTTCACTAAGTTTAATAAAACTAAGAAAGTTATGGCTGCTTTACAAATTGTTGATCCTACCGATGCTGGTGGACACAATTATGCAGATACTACTATTATCGGTCATACTAACCGTACAACTGGTGCAGACATTTACGGCGAAGGTGTTCCTGCAAATGCACAAGCTGCTAATATGCCTTACACCAACAGTATCTTTGATGCTGCCGCTGCAGGCGAATAAAATAACGGGAGACCCTTATAGTCTCCAATTTAGGGGTACTCTACGGAGTACCCCTCTTTTTTATTAGAGATTTTAGGGGGTGAAAATTTTGGAAGATGGTTATCAATATTTACATTTACATTTAAGAAACGTTAAAGAAAATATAGGCAATAATTTTTTAATAAAAAATCAAAAAGATTTATTCTTACAAGATGCAAAATTTGGACAGTATGTTAGAAGACAATATAATAAAAGCTGATCTAATATTCCAGAATATGCCCGAAAAAGAGATAAAGAATTTGAATCAATGGTTAAAAAAGTTATAGAAGGAGGTTCTTATGGAGGGGAAGGAAAAGATTTAGCTAAAATCACTCAAGCGGTACAAGTCGGTGATTTACATGGTTGTGCTTCTTTTATAAAAGGAATAAGAGAAGATGGTGAGAAATTAAAACAAGCTGTTAATCAATTAAATGACGCTTTAAATACATTAGATAAACTAGATGAAAAAATTAATGAAAATATATTTCAATTAGCTTTATTAAATCCTTATATAAAAGATATGTTAGGATTGTCAATACCAGACGGTATATATAAAATTAACAATCAAGAAAATATTAACCCTTCGATTCAAACAGCTTTAAATACTGCCAGAGATAAAGCTAATGCAGCTATAAGATATGCTAATGGAAAAGCTAGTGATGAGGATGATCCAATAGAAACTATTCTTTTAGCAATAGAAAGCGTCATTACAAGTAATAGAGGATTTTTATATGAAGTTGAATTATTAGAAGGTTTTTTACAAGCTATTCAAAAAGGTAATAATAAAATTGCAGTAGCCTATACCGGTCATTTAGGAAAAGAAAAAAAAGATCCTAATATAAAAGGGGATGAACAATTAGCAAGTAAACTTTTAGGAGAATTGCATAATGCAGTTTCTAGTATCCAAACCAGTAATCCTAAAGCAGATTTAATGTGCAGCATAGGAGAAAATGGTGCCGTTTCAATTTTTGGAGTATCTGTAAAATCGATTTCAAATTCAAAACAAGAAGCTATTACAAAAGGTCGAGGAGCTAAAAGATACGGTATAGATTTAGGCTCTAGCTATAAAACATTAAAACAAATATTAGATGAGCATGGAAATAAAATATCCCAAGCATTAGGAGGATTAGATCCTTCTTGATATGGAGCTCAAATTTTAACAGGTTGAGAAGGCAATCATAATAATAACTCACTTATTGAATCTGGTGGAGGAAAATATACGGCATCTTGAAATCAAGTTATGAATTTATGTGCAATATTATGTTTATCAGATGCTTTGGTTGGAATTGGTGAGCAAACTATGGGAGATGGCATTGCTACTTATTTAGTTGTTAATAATCAAGTTTATTTTATGAAAGATGTTTTAAATAAAGCTGCTTTAGCTCTTGAACGAGGAGAAAATCCAGGAGTATATTCTATAGATTCTTCTTTAACTCGAAAATGAGGACAACAAGTTCAACATAATGCTTA